GTCCAGTAATTCAAGCGGCGGTACAACAAGCTGACTCACTTAAAGCAACAGCAGATAGATCTTCGCCTCCTGGAGAGATTGAAGATCCAGTGCCTGAAGAAATGAGCGGTGCCAGCGATGAAGAAATTGACAAAGTTGCAGTAAGAGGAACTGAAAGTAAGTTCTTATCAGCACCAGCTTTAACTGAATCTCAGATACGTGTACTATTTCATCAAGTAGCATTCTTGTCTGAATCAGAACAACTTGATGAAATTAGTCTTGGTGCTATTACTACTAAAGCAAAACAAATTGCCGCCAAAGGTATGCAAAAAGCCGCAGACGTCGGCAAGAATATGACTACTCGTGTTACTGCTCAGAAGTTGCAAAAAGCCTGGGAGAAAGCTGGTAAGCCAGAAGATTCTGCAGAGATAGCAAAAATATTAAGCAAGAACAAAGTATCACAAGAAGTTAGTACAAAAGCATTTACTGATGCAGGAATTGAAGTACCACCTATTCCAGAGCCAGAAGAAGACTCAAACATTGATGTTGATAAAATTATTGACTGGGTTAACAAGCAATCCAAAGAAATTAAAGCAGATATTATATCAGTTGTTAAGTCAGCAGATGAAAAGTTAGCAGGCGCCTAAAATGAAATTAAAAGAAGGCGGAAATATATTTAAAGATCCAACTACTAAAAAACCGTTTACTCAACGTATTAATCGTGCTGATGTTACACCCACTGTCCAGTGGTTAGAGAACTTAACTGGTTTAAGCCTAGTAGACAACATGCTTGGAACAACAGGTAAAAAAGAAACATCAGGTGATTTAGATCTTGCTGTTGATGTAAGCAAAATTGATAAACAAACACTTATTGATGTGTTACTGAAAAAAGGCGTTGATAAAGCAGATATTAAAAAGAGTGGCGACAGTGTTCATCACAAAACACCTATCAATGGTGATCCGGCTAATGGTTATGTTCAGACTGATTTTATGTTTGGTGATCCAAAATGGCAAAGTTTTAGTCTACAAGGCGGAGCCGAAGGCAGTGACTTTAAAGGACTACACAGACACATATTGTTGGCTAGTATTGCTAAAGCACTAGGATACAAATGGAGTTACAAAAACGGACTTATTAATAGAGCCGATAACATGCCTGTAGAAGGTGGCAAATCTACCGCAGGAATTAGTAAACATTTAGGTATTCCAGCTGGTAAACTAAACAGTGTAGAAGATATAGTTGATGCTATTAAAGGTCGTCCTGATTACAATATGCTGGTCGTTGATGCTCGTGAAGGATTTTCAAGAGATAATTTAACACTTCCTGAATCAGCTGAGTCGGCGCCAGTAGGAACACAGGCTTGGTTTAGGAAGTTTATGTAATGGATTTATTTGAATTCTTAAATGAGGACGGTCCTCGTATTGCACATCCTGAAGATGCTATATTCCAAGGTTCAGCAAGAGCCGCCAATTACTTAGAAGCATTACTAGATGTAATTGAAGACCCAGGTAGTGTTAGTATTAAATGGGACGGCGGTGTTGCATTGTATTTTGGAAACAGAGAAGGCAAGTTTGTAATAACAGACAAGTATATGCCAGCTAAAGGTTTTTTTGCAACCAGCCCAGATGAATGGCGTCAGTATGATAAAGATAGAGGTGCTGACAGAGGAAACTTATATACACAAGTTGAAACAGTATGGCCAGGATTAAAAGCCGCAGTTGGAAGTACCGACGGATTATTTAAAAGTGATCTAATGTGGGTAGGACAACTCAAACCAATTGAAGGTCGTTATGTATTTAAACCCACCACAGTAGAATATCGTGTTCCTGTTAACAGCAACATTGGTAAAGTTATTGCTGGACGAGTAGCAGGCGTAGCAGTACATAGTTTTAATGATGCACCATGGGACGGAAAATCCGGACTTGATCAAGGTGCAAGTGATGTGGCAATACTAAGTCCTACAGCAGGAATTCAATTCAGTTTAAAGAACCCAGTTAAACTAGTAGGAGCCGCTAAAAAGGCTGTACAAGGTGAAGGCAAACTAGCTGATGAGTTTTTACAAGGAATGGCCAAAGTAGCTCAATCAGCATTGCAAAAGTTTATGAATCATCAAATTACAAAACAAACAAGTGATCCACTTGAGAAATGGCTTGAAACCAATGTAAGTGGAAAACAATTACATTTCCTAACCAATCCAGACGATGGATATCTACATGCTCATGAAGATGGACTTAAAGCACTATACAATATATGGAATAGTATATACAGATTAAAAGCACATCTTGCATTACAATTAGAGCAACAAGTTAGCGGTTTTGAACAGTGGACCGGTGGAAAACAAGAAGGCGAAGGCTTTGTTTTTAACAGTAAACACGGTTTAGTTAAAATTGTTAACAGAGAAGGCTTTGGAGCCGCACATTTTAACTAATATTATTATCGCTTTTTAATTAAAAAAGATAAATAAATGCATAGTAGACCATGCAGGTTTACACCGCATTTTAAGGAGAAATCAAATGCCAGCAGTAACAAGAGCAAATGGCCTAGGACATGCACATGAAACATTGTATGCAACAGGTTCACATTCAGCATTCGTAATTGACGCAGGTGCATCACTAGCAACTGAAGGCGGAATTGGTGGAGCAATCGAAGCTCTAGCACAACACCTTGGTTCAGCTTGTGTACTTTTCGATTCAGAAGGTACAGCAGGAGCAGTTTCAGTAGTAATGGACGGTCATGCCGTTTCAGCCGCTGATCTACAAGTTAGCATCCGTGCAATGGGAACAGTAAGTGGTTATGACTTCAGTGGCGCAACAGTCACCGAAGGTGGAGCAATTACAGTTGCCGCGTAATTAATTTACGAAGCAAACAATTTAAAAGGGCTACTTTTGGTAGCCCTTTTTTTGTGACATAAGTACTAGCATGGAACAGAGAATCTATAATTATTCGCTTATGACATTGGTTGATATTACAAAAACAAACCAAGTACACAACAGTGAAAACAATGATGATCTAAAACGCAATCAACATAGAAACTATCAAACTATGTTGCAAACACTTGGTTTACGCACACAACCTACAATCAAAGGTGATGTTAAAATGACCAATGGCGAATTCCCTCGACCTGATTTTGGTGAAAGCTATAACGGTATACACAATATATGGCAAGTAAACTTTAGTGTTGAACAACCAGAAGCATTCTCTGATATAGAACAAAATCCAATTGGTTTATTAGAAGAAGACTTTGATCAAGTACCAATTGTTAGTATGCTAAACGAAACGGCTAGATTTATTTTACCTTGCTTCTTTAGTTATGGACCATTAAAGAACATACATTTCTATTATGAGTACTTTGATAGAGACTTACACAACTAAACCAAAAACATATACTATTAAAATATTTGCACAAGCAGGTAAATAATAGTTACAAAGGCACACTTAGGCACACTTAGGCTCACTATATTAAACGGTAGTTAAAAGCTATATTTAGAAGAATTTAGGAGAGCCCAGTGCCTGCAACGTCTACATCCATTGAAAAAACAAACCTAGAAGCTCATGTTGAACTCTGTGCCGAGCGATATGACGCACTAGAAGACAAGTTAGACAATTTAGATAGACGTATTGAAAAAATCGACGATGGCGTCGAAGATATTAAAAAAGCCATAGCAAAGAATTCCATAGGTGCCCATAGCCAACTTATTAAGATTGGAACCGCACTATTTGCCGTACTACTCACAGCATGTATCGGCCTCACAGTAAATTTGATAATGTCGAACTGATATTATGAAGATTGAAGAATTACTTAATCATATCACTGTCCCTGTCACTAACGAAGAGGCAGATGTATTAGCACAATTTAACGGTAGTGCTAAACGTAAACGCGACTTTAATGAACGCGAACAGGTTGTTGTAAACCAGTTAATCAACAAAGATATCTTAATGAGGCAAAACACAAATGGAATTATCGAGTATTCAAAAAAACGCAAATAGATCCGAACTCTTTAAGCAGTTAGATATATTTGCTGAGTTAAATGCATCTAAAGTTGCGTTATGGCAGAAACAAGAAACTGATCGTCTTTTAGACGACCCGGATAATGTCTATATTATCCCTGTTAAGAATGGATTTAAAGTAGGAAGGTCAGCAGTATACGAAAAACCAATTGGTTGGGTAGTTACTTGCAAATCACAAAAGAAGAAGCCATTTGAATTCAACACCAAGAACCAAGCATTATTGTATGCTGTATTGACAGAAAAAGGATATGACAAAGAAGCAGACGAGTATAAACAAGCCTTTTTACAAGTACAAAAGCATGTCACTGATATACAGTTTTATAAACATAATATAAAGGCGGCATGTAATAAGAAAGATTATTTTAAACAAGAAGCACTTGAAAATAGGCTAGATGATAGTATGTATAGACTGGAACTTGCTAAAAATAACTTCGAAAAATCAATTAAGTCGGCTAAATACATAAAACTTAGGGATAACGAAAAATGAAAATATCAGAAATAGGTTTAACTACCTCAAAAGAAAAAGTTAATAAGGTAATTGAATCTCGCTTTGGAGCGAAGATCGATTATTCCTCTCTCACTGTTGAAAAAGCACAGTCTATTATAGAGGGGCTAACATCAAGTCTAGCTAAGTTTAATAACAGCCACAATACTCATGTCGCTCACAAGAATCCTAAGTATGTAGAATGCTTTATGATTAAAGAAGGTTTGACTGCTTGGTTAAAAGAACATCACCAAAAAGATGAAGACGGTAATGTTATTCCACACAAGGAAGAAAAAGTTGTTCTTGAAAGCGAAACAGCCCAAGCAGAAGCAGTTCTAGCTGGTAGAGATATGGTTGATTCAGTGCAAGACATGATGGAAAAGATTGGCAGAATGCAAAACGAACAAATGCCAGCATTACTTGATTCAATACATGATCAGATAAGTGCAGAACAAGCAGAAGCATTTAAAACAGCAGTTGATCCAGTACTAGCAGGATTAGAAGAACAATTACGTACTGGGCGTGAAACGTTGGATGGTGCGGCTCGTTCATTGGCAGGTGAAGAAGTTGCAGGCGCAATGGATATGCCAGCCGAAGAACCAGCAGTTGATCCCGAAGCACCAGCTGAAGAACCAGCCGCTGATGCAGATGCAAGTGCAGAAGCCCCAGCAGACGATTTTGAAGCAACTGATGCCGCCGCTGGCGGTGAAGAAGATGCCGGTAGAGAAGAAAGAGTCTAATGCGTTTAAATGAATTTAATACAAGAGCACTAGATCCTGACGTATTAGAAGATGATGCTGACGATCAAGGACATACTAATTTAGTAACAGCTCTTGAATTCTTGCGTCATAGAAGTCGAGACAAGATGCTACAACCCAAAGTTCGTGTTGATAGCTTGATTGAAATGGTACGCAATACTGGTGCAACGACATTTAACCTAGAAAGTTTAACTAACGCTTTTAAGACTAATGGATCCGTTAAAGGATTGATTAAAGATATCAAAGACGACGAGCACGGTGTGAAGTATGTGTTCCTCAAAGATTTTAGTGACCTAGAAGTAGATAATGAGACTGCTATAGCATATGGCACTAAGGATGATAACCCCGATAAAGTTGTGAAACAAATGGCTAATAGGGCTTTAAAAAATGATTAATTGGATTAAAAACAGAGTAATGGAACGTACTTCATGGGACGGCGGCGCATTAATTGCAGTCGGACTAGTTGTGCTATTTCTTGGACCATTTGCAAAATGGGCGGCTTATGCGGCTATTGCTTATGGTGCTTGGACTATGTGGAAAAAAGAAGACTAATATCTTTTGCACATGGTTTATGGGGTTCCATCCCCGTACCGGCTAGAACCCGGATTGGACTACTATTATAGGAGAAAACAAATGGGAAGACCACTAAATAAAAAGTTCTTTGGAACACCAACCCCAGCAGGAAATGAAATTAAAGTTCAGTTCCATAACGGAACAGGTTCTGTTGCTGGATGGATTATTAAACAGGTTGGAGCAAAACGCTTTAAAGTTACTGATGGTTCAGAAATTAAAGTCTGTTCATTGGTTGATAAAGCTTCAGCGGCTATTGCCGCAGGTGAAATGACTATCACTATCAATGATGGTGGTACGGCAAGACAAGTTACTAAGATTGCCGCTAAGAAAGTTACACTTGACACTGGTACAACAATTAACTGGGACTTTACAGGAACAGGTGATGTTGTCGAAATGGAAGAAGCTGGCGATGATGCTACTATTGACGCCATAGGCACAGACGAAGATGACTTCGAAGGTGATGACGTCTAAATCTTTCACTAATTTATGTGAATTTAGAAAGGGGGTATTTGCCCCCTTTCTTTTTCCATAATTTTACTTGACAAATAAATATAAAGAAGGTATAATACATTATGATTACAGTTTCCGATAAAGCCGCTGAGAAGATTCTAGAACTAGGAGTAAAAGCACTCTTAGTTAAAGTAAAACCAAGTGGCTGTAATGGTTACAGTTATATCATAGAAGAACATACACCACAAGATGATGAAGTTTATTATACCGATAAGAATGTTAAAATTCGAATCGCAGAAGGTAGTGAACCATTCTTATATGGCACTATGGTAGATTACATTACTAGTTCAGATGGCTTTACAACTAAGTTTGATATTGTAAGCTCACTTGAGTCTGGACGTTGTGGTTGCGGAGAAAGTTTTAACATTGATAATTCAAAAATATAATTACACTGATTGCGGTAGAGAAAACATTAACGGCAAACGCCATTACTGTCTGCCCGACGGATCAAAAGCACCTAGTGTTACCACAGTACTAGATCTCACTAAACCTGAAGAAAAGAAAAAAGCATTAATGCAATGGCGCAAACGTGTGGGCGAACAACGAGCACAACAAATTGTTACTGAAGCCGCAAACCGCGGAACTTCAATGCACAAATACCTTGAAGAGTATTGTATTGACGGTAAACTTAGAGATATGCCATCTAATCCATTTCATAAACCACCGTATCGCATGGCTGAAGTTATTGTTCGTGAAGGTATGTCAAAAGTAGATGAAATATGGGGTACTGAGGTTCCTCTTTATTTTCCTGGTGTATATGCAGGAACAACAGACTTAGTTGGTATGTTTAATAATACTCCAGCAATTATGGATTTTAAACAAACTAACAAGCCTAAGAAAGAAGAATGGATTGAAGATTATAAATTGCAAATGGCCGCATATGCATTGGCACACAACGAAGTACACGGAACGGAAATTAATCGTGGTGTTGTATTGATGTGTGTTAAACCTGAAGTAAATGAACAAGGCCAAGTAACAAAAGAACCACAATATCAGCAGTTCCTAGTTGAAGGAGACGAATTTACACACTGGAAGAACCAATGGTGGAAGCGTCTTGAGCAATATTACACAAAAATCTCCAACGGTGAAATATAAAAGAACATAAATAGTTTATATTAAGAGAACTGTTGAGGAACACAAATGGCTGTTATACAAATTTCAAGAATCCAAGTCAGACGTGGATTGCATGACAACTTACCTAGTTTAGCTAGTGCTGAAATGGGTTGGAGTTTAGACACACGTAGACTTTTCATTGGCAACGGAACGGCAACTGAAGGTGCTCCCGTTATTGGTCGTACTGAGGTTTTAACTGAGCATAGTGATATTCTTGCACTTGTAGATATTTTTAGTTTTAAAGCACTACCTGCAGGATTCGTTGCTAACACAGGACCAAACAATACAGAATTTACACGAAGTCTACAAGAAAAACTTGATGACTTTGTAAATGTACGTGACTTTGGTGCAAAAGGTGACGGCGTCACAGATGATACCGCTTCTATTACAAGAGCATTAATTAATACTTTTGGTTATACAAGTACCTACCCTGGTATTAGTACTAGACGAACAATTTATTTCCCAAGTGGAAAGTATCTAGTCTCTGCCGCAATTAACGTTCCTCCATTTATTAACATTGTTGGTGACACTGCTGATAGCACACTAATATTTACAGAAACTTCAAGTACTATTGCAACAGTTTTCCAACTAGTAGACAATAACTCAAACCTTGCAAGTTCATTTGGTGATGCTCTTGGAACTATTACCACACGTGGAAGAGATTATACTTTTAGGAATATTGGAATACAACATGCAGGTGCCGCAATTAGTCCTTGTGTATTAATTGCTGGTGGTGAAAAGATCCTATTTGATAATTGTAAATTCTTAGGACCAGCCGCTAGTACAGTCGATCCTGCAACTACTCACTCAGCAATATTTGTTCAGAACAATACAAACAACGCTGGATTTAAAGCAAACAATATTAAAGTTATTAATTGTGAATTTGAAAATCATGGGTATGGTATTGAAACACTCAGTACTGTTGACAACTTGGTTGTATCAGGAACCAAGTTTAAAAATGTTTGGTTAGGAACAGTACTAAGTGCAGACACTACAAACTACACATTAGAAAACAATTCATCAGAAAGTGTTGATGGCGAAACAGCCGCATCACAAACATTTATCGAATCCCGTGGCGCAAAGAAAACAAGCTCTACCTTAACTAAAACGATTGCACAGAATACAACTGGCACGTTTACTGAGGTTGATTTTCTTGATGATTACAATCATATTACAATAGAATATGTATGCACAGTTGGAACTAATAAGAAAATTGGAAAGTTTAGAGCAGTGGGCACTGGCTCTGCTTATAACTTTGAAGATGATTTTATTTCAACAGCAGATCTAAATGTAGAATTTGAAGTCAATACTACAACTGGAGTAATTACATATAATACAACAGGTGCAACAGGGGATGCCACTCTCACTTATTCAATTGAGTTTCATGCATAATTAAATCCTCATTGCTCATAGTATAATGAGTATAGACAATGTGGAAGCTACGTGACCCAAATCAACGTTTGTTGAACTGGAAACAATTTAGAAAAAGATTAAACGGACTCGATCTTGAGACGGCGCTTCAGGAAACTGTTGACTATTGGTGCTCACCGCCGTGGGCACCTTTTTACTTAGACGAAGAGGATCCAAACTCATGGCCGGCACCATGGGATCTAATTGTTGACAATTATTTTTGTGATATTGCAAAAGCATTAGGCATGGTATATACAATTTACTTAACTGATCACCAGCCTGATATAAAATTAAATATCTACCGAGAGCCGGATACGGGCTGTAATCTAGCATTGGTGGTTATCAACAGGAAATATGTTCTTAATATGAATTCTGGACAAGTATTAAATAGACAATACATAGAAGATAGTTTACAATTAAGATACACGTACAACGTCAAAGAACTAAATCTAGAAAAGTATATATAGGAGATTCAATGAGCCAAATTCAAGTAACAAAAAGAGATAACAGGAAAGAATCTCTTGATTTAGAAAAATTACACAAGGTTGTTTTCTGGGCAACTGAAAATATTAACGGTGTTAGTGCCAGTCAAGTTGAAATTAAAAGCCATATTTCATTTTATAACGGAATTTCTACATATGAAATACAGGAAACTCTTATTAAGAGTGCCGCTGATTTAATTAGCGAAGACACGCCAAACTACCAATGGGTGGCAGGGCGACTTTTAGCATATCATATTCACAAGCAAGTCTTTGGAGCATTTGGTTCACCTGATTCATTATTAGATGTAGTAAAACGAAATGTTAAATCTGGCTTTTATACAGAAGAATTATTAGAAAAATATACAGAAGAAGAGTTCAATCAAATGAACTCTTTTTTAGATCATACTAAAGATGAATCCTTTACGTATACAGCCATGGAACAATGGCGCGGCAAGTATCTAGTACAAAATCGTGTAACAAACGAAATATTTGAAACTCCACAAATAGCATATATAATGATAGCCGCAACATTGTTTGCTGAGTACCCACAAGAAACACGTATGAAATGGGTAAAGGATTATTATGAAGCTATCAGCAATTTTGATATTAGTTTACCCACTCCTGTTATGGCTGGTGTTCGAACACCGCAAAAACAGTTTTCGTCATGTGTCCTTATTGAGACCGACGATAGTCTTGATAGCATCAACGCCACTACTAGTAGTATAGTTAAGTATGTCAGTCAAAAAGCTGGTATTGGCGTTGGTGCTGGACGTATTCGTGCATTAGGCAGTCCTATTCGCAATGGTGATGCATACCACACTGGTGTTATCCCGTTTTATAAAATGTTTCAAAGTGCAACTCGTTCTTGTTCACAAGGTGGTGTACGCAACGGTGCCGCAACATTGTATTACCCAATTTGGCACTATGAAGTCGAAGACCTACTTGTTTTAAAGAATAATAAAGGCACAGAGGATAATAGAGTACGCCACATGGATTATGGGGTTCAATTCAACAAATTAATGTACGAAAGACTCATCTCTGGTGGTAATATTACATTGTTTTCACCCCATGACGTGCCTGAATTATACGAGGCGTTCTATAATAACCAAGACAGATTTACTGAGCTATACGAAATAGCAGAACGTAATACACGCCTTCGTAAAAAGACTATGCGAGCAAGTGAGTTGTTTGGATCGTTTATGGAAGAACGTAAAAACACTGGACGTATCTACTTGCAGAATGTAGATCATGCAAACACACATAGCCCATTTAAAGAAGAAATTGCACCTATTAAAATGAGCAACTTATGTTGTGAAATTGATTTACCAACAGTGCCATTAAAAGATGTAAACGACGAACTGGGTCGTATTGCATTATGCACATTATCAGCAATTAACTTTGGTAATATATCAAAGCCTGAGGACTTTGAAAAAATGTGTACGTTAGCAGTACGTGGTTTAGATGCACTATTAACATATCAGAACTATCCTATTAAAGCCGCAGAATTAGCAACTAGAGAATATAGGCCACTTGGTATTGGTATTATTAACCTAGCATACTTTTTAGCACGCCAAGGACTTTCTTATAGCGATCCAAGTGCTCTTCCCGTTATTGATGAATACATGGAAGCCTGGAGTTATTATCTTATTAAGGCTAGTGCTGATCTCGCCGTTGAGCATGGTCCATGTGAAGGTTGGAAAAATCTAAAGAGTGCTGATGGTATTCTGCCAATTGACACATACAAAAAAGAAGTTGATGAACTAGTAGCTCACAAAGAACGTATGCCTTGGAAGAGTCTGCGTAAACAAATACAAGAAACTGGACAACGTAATGCTACATTGATGGCTATCATGCCTGCAGAAACATCAGCACAAATTAGTAATGCTACAAATGGTATTGAACCTCCTCGTGCATTGGTAAGTGTTAAGCAAAGCAAACATGGAGCATTAAGGCAGGTTGTGCCAGGTTATTGGAAGTTAAGGACTAAGTACGAACTACTATGGGATCAGACTAGTCCACAAGGTTATTTAAAAATTTGTGCAGTTATGCAGAAGTATATTGATCAGGGAATGAGTGTAAATACAAGTTACAACCCACAGCATTACGAAGACGAAAAGATTCCGATGAGTACAATGCTTGGTGATATACTGCTTAGTTACAAGTACGGTATTAAGCAACTATACTATTTTAATACATACGATGGCCAAGGCGAAATTGATATTAATAGTATGGTAGGACAGATCAAAGAACAAGATCTTAAACAAGTAGAACTAGAACCAATCATTGAAGAAGATTGCGATAGTTGCGTAATTTAGATAAGAAAGTAAAAAAAATGTCAGTATTTAATTCTAAAAAAATTGACCAAACAAAGTGTTTGGCATTCCTGGATAAATCAGGTGGAGCCAGCATTCAACGTTATGACCAGTTAAAGTATAAGCAATTTGATAAATTAACTGAAAAGCAGTTAGGTTTTTTTTGGAGACCTGAAGAAGTAGATATTGGTCGTGACAGTAAAGACTTTAAAGAGTTAACCGATCACGAAAGACATATTTTTACTAGTAATCTTAAAAGACAAATCTTGCTAGATTCAGTACAAGGTCGCAGTCCTAACTTAGCATTACTTCCAATTGTTACTATTCCAGAACTTGAAACATTTATTGAAACATGGGCATTCAATGAAACTATTCATAGTAGAAGTTATACACATATTATTAGAAACGTATATTCTAATCCTAGCGAAGTTTTTGATTCAATGTTGGATATTCAGGAAATTGTTGATTGTGCAACTGACATCAGTACCAATTATGATTCTCTTATTGAAAGTGTAAATCTTTACAATTTGTTTGGTGTAGGCACACATACACTTAACGGAAAGAAAGTTACTGTTGATTTGTATGATATCAAAAAGAAACTATTTTTAGCTATTACAAGTATTAACGCATTAGAAGGTTTGCGTTTCTATGTGAGTTTTGCATGTAGTTGGGCATTTGCCGAACTTAAGAAGATGGAAGGCAATGCAAAAATTATCAAGTTTATTGCACGTGATGAAAATGTACATCTTGCCGCTACACAAACATTACTTAAACTACTTCCGCAAGACGACAAAGATTTTATTAAAATACGTAAAGAAACAGAAGAAGATTGTAAAGCCATTTATTTTTCCGCCGCTCAGCAAGAAAAAGAATGGGCAAAGTATTTGTTTTCAGGCGGGTCAATGATTGGTTTAAACGAAGTATTATTAGGCCAATATGTTGATTGGTTACTATGCAAACGTATGACAGCAGTTGGACTTGATTGTGGCTTTAAGCCAGGTAGTAATCCGTTACCATGGACGCAGAAATGGATTGCAGGTGGTAATGTACAAGTTGCTCCCCAAGAAACAGAAATTTCCAGTTATATCGTCGGCGGTACTAAACAAGATATAACAGATAACACATTTAGCGGAATTACATTATAATAAATAATGTAAGCTAAAGGAAATGGAATAATGATCAAAGTTTACACAAAACCTTTGTGCCCATATTGCGATATGGCAAAGGATTATCTACAAACACAAGCAGTTATATTTGAAGAAATTAATGTTATGGAGGATAGTGATGCCCTTTCTTTTATTAAAGGTAAGGGACATCGTACAGTACCACAAATTTACAACGAAGATGAACTGTTGGTTGAAGGTGGATACACTGGACTTGTTAAATTAGGCAGAGAGGGCTTATTAGAGGCAATTGGATAATGACCGCCTACGAGTCCATAGAGACAAAAACGTATAAAATAATGACTTCGTTAAAAGAAGGTGTACATCTTAAGTCTAGTAAAGAGAGAAAAGAAGAGTTAGCAGAATTAGGATTTAATGTAGAGGTTGATATGCGTATAGGTATGCTGTATACACTCGAGTGTGAATCGAATAAAGTTGAGGCTATAGCAAAAGCATTAATAAGTCCAACAATGGAAGACTACTTTATTACTGAAGTTAAAAAAGAGTTTGATACACTAGAAGAAGTTGCGTATGTTAATGTTGATAAGCAGTATAAGATAGAGATGATAAAATGACCGCAGTACATAGAGATACTGACGCAAGAGTTTGTGGGGCCGCTACTACCGTTGTTGGAAATAGGACTGTTAAAGTTAATGGTCTTCTTGCTAGTGTCAATGATGACCCAAATAGTCATGGCGGCGGAGCCATTAGTGCAAGTACTGCTAGAGTATTTGTTGAAGGTAAGATGCTAGTTGAAGTTGGAGATGCCGCCGCACCAGATGGATTATGCCCACCAGTTGGTGGCGCTCATTGTGCTCCAGCAACAGCCAGCGGAAGCCCAGACGTCGTTGTCGGATCATAATAATAACCCAACATTTAAGTAAGCGGTAAATAGTAGTATGACTATTACGCCCACAGTATTAATTGCCGCCAATGGCATACTTAACGACCAAGCATTTGGAGTAAATTCTGATTTTGGCACAGAAGTATTTGACCTACAAGACTATGTTGTTAGTAACGTTGCTGGAACACAAAACACTAGTATATTAAATGCACTTCTAGTACTCAAAGAAAATTGGGAAACTGAAGTTATGACTGATGCAACGGATAGAGATGCATTGTGGGCATTAATTGAAAATTATAAATTTTTACGTGGCAATCGTACTACTAAAACAGAATCACTAACAGCATCAAGTATTCGTGTAACTGATCCTAAATGGGTATGTGACAAGTACAACGACATACATGTATTATTTAATGCTAGTGCAAACAAAACATTTAAAGTAAATTATCTAATGCAACAGTTTGAACCTGTTGTTACGTCAAGCGAAAAAACACATATTTCACTTGCTAAGTTTAAAGATGCTGAATGGGACGACATTAGTTTAGATGTTAAATCACATGATGAAATTGCAAACAACGGTCTTGTAAGATTACTATTAACTGGCAGTGATGTTCAAATTGACAATATCAATTTACTTAAACAAAATTTACGTGTAGCTGAACGCCTTGATGATGTAGCCGGTAGAAGACTTGCTGTATTAAGCAAAGCACTAAGAGATCTTGGACAGTTATTTGACGCTAAAGATTTGGCCAACATGGGCCTAGCTAAAACATTAATTGAAAATATGTACAGTCTTGGTTTAAGTCAAATTGGTGCGTTACATAAAAAAGTATTAGCATTAGAAGTTAATTCGCTTGATGATATAAAAGAAATATACTTGGTAGATATCCTTAGAGAAATTACAGGCAAAGCACTTGATGAAATAATTGAGCGTACTGGAGTTGTTCTACCAGATCCAGCTAAAGTTAAAACACTAGCAGATCTTTTAAAACAAGAAAATCTGTTTAGTAAAGAAGTCTTAGATGAATTGCCAAACGGAACACTTACAGGATTGGCGTCAGTACTAGAAAAGATACCAGGTAACTTTGAAACCTTAACACAAGTATCTGATATGCTTGACGGAGTTGAGATACCTATATTAACCAATTTAACAGCAGAAGCATCACCGTTGCCTGCAACAGATTATGATGCAATTTTAAGTAAAACACCAAAAGGATCTGGTGTGGTTAACAATGTAATATTGCCAGACATGTTCTGCCCAATCACTGGAACTAACATATACACTGCTATTAAAATATTCAACAAGTTCAATGAAGCAGTTGAAAATTTGCTTGGCGCCGCCAGTATATATTCATTGTCAGCAGTTAATCAAGCATCACAAACAACCGACACCTGGCGTAACAACTGGATAACAGCATTAAACTCTATTACAACTTCTACTTCTTGTATTTACTGGCTAAATCGTTGCGAAGAAGAATACGCTGAATTTTATAGACAAACTAGTGTTACTGATAGTGTTTTTAAAGCCTTTTTTGGAACCAGCGAAAGCCTATTAAGTGAATGGTCTGGTTGGGCAGACTCAAACAACCCAAGCGGTGCAACAACATATGACAATCCAGACGGTAATACAGATAGCTCATATGCAAGTTCTAGTAGATTGGTTAACAGTTTACATCAATTTGGAGTTGATACCGGAAACTTGGGCTACAGAGAAACTTTTGAAAAATTAGCAAAAAATAATCGTTTTGGAGACGCTATACGTTCTGCGTTGTCTGAAGGCAAAATGGCTGTCATTGAAGCACGTAATGGAAATACTCTAGTAGGAACATTCAATGAAACTGAATTTCGTGCAGGCCTTGCAAAAGAGGCACTAATTGAAGCAACTGAAAAACGTAAAAAAGCACGTATTGAATTAGATAAAATGATTGATGATATTGCTAAAGGAATAACAGTAGATAGTGACTTGCAAGATATTATTCGTATGCGAGTTGAAAGTACAGTTAATAAAGAACGTGAACTTGCATCAGTTGCAGGTGTAAAAATTAATCCATTTTTGAAATAAACTGATATACCTTTTTAAGTAATCTTTTTACAACTGGATGGTCAGTTTTCCAATCAAACATAGCAAAGTATGCCATTAAGTTGGGACTTAAAAACTTACCCATATCATCTTTAAAACTAGCGGCTTTCCCTGCCATTCGTAGTAATTGTAGAGCTCCATCTTTGTCTGCTTTACGCACAAGTTCATCTGCAATGTTCATTGCGTATGCTTCAATTTCGTCCGGACGAGTCATGTACTCGTAATTTGAGTCACGTTGGTCGTATCCATCTCTGCCATCAACAAAGTCTCTGCCACTATATTGTTGAGCATGTAATAGTTCATGTTTAACAGCATCAGATAATTCGTTTATAAAATATTCTTTACCTTCGTCAGTCCAGTCTACTGTTTTGTCTTTGCTATTAAAAATTAAAGCAAGTTCAATAAACTCGTCTGCACCATCTTCATGATCCTCTGGTTCATAATAAGCACTCAATGCCATTTCGCCACTTGGTACTTCATTTGAGTTGTGTATAACAACACGAAATTGTTCACCTGTTTCGTCAAGTAGTACTTTTCTGATAATTTTGATAATTTGAGATCGTGATTGTCCAGGCTGTAACAGGCTATACAGTTTGGATAAATTGAACTTCTTTTGGGCAGTAATCTCGTTGACTTTCATAGTTGTATTTAGTATAATCAATATAAGACTTTAAACTCAGAGATGTCTGGCACGGTAAATACGTACAGTTCCAGCTCAGATTATTGTGCTGGAATTATGACTTAATAATGCGGAAGGTGAATAAACTAAAAAATAAATCGTAAACATAGGAGATTCAGAAATGTCTTACTTTGAAAATAAAGCAAGTAAACAAAGCGGTCGTGTAGACGATCTGTTAAATGAAGAAGTCCAAGATGAAGATTTTGTTTTTATTGTTGATGGAGTTACTGGAGAATTAAAAAGTGTGTTTTGCCCACAGTTACCGGATAATACACAAGTAAACAGTACCATCATCCGAACATTAAATGTGTTTGGAATCAACGAGCTCGGCGGTCAACCTAAAACTGTACATTAATTTTAAGGAGAAAAAATTATATGATATTTGGTTATTTTACATTAATATCCGCCCTGATTATAAGTGGTATAGCGGCCTACTATTCAATTATTGGTTTGACTGCTATATTCGCGGCGGCACTAGTACCTATTATTGTTATGGGCGTTGCCCTTGAACTAGGTAAAGTTGTGTCAGCTGTATGGCTACATCGAAATTGGCACCAAGCAAGAATATGGATGCGAGGATACTTAACCTTTGCAACCATAGTACTAATGTTCATTACAAGTATGGGCATATTTGGTTTTCTAAGTAAAGCACATATTGAACAAACGAGTGCAAGTCAAGAAAGTGTAGCTCAGATCGAGCGAATTGTAACGGAAATAGCCCGTCAAAATAGTATTATTGAACGATCCGATAATAAAATTAAGAAACTAGAAACTACTGGGACTGGAACAGATGCTAATATCCAATCTCAAATTGACAAGGAACAAAAACGTATTGACAGTGCATATAGTCGTGTAAAACCGGCTATCGACGAACAACAACTAATTATCGATTCGCAGGCAGAAATATACAAAACTGAATTACAAAAAATTGATAATCAACTTCTTGCATTACAATCATATATTGAAGCAGGCGAAATCAAAAAAGCACAACAAATGGTAGGCTCTAAAGCAGACGGACAGTTTGGTCCAAAGACTGCTAAGGCGTTTACAGAGTTCCAAGAAAGAAAAACACTTGACAGGTCCAAGTTGCTAACAAAAATTGAAAACTCAATTAATGATGAAAGAGCAACAGCGGCACGTGAAGAAATCAAACGTTTACGTAAATCAGTTGAAACTCAGATTGCTGACAGTAATAAGTTAATTAAGAAGTTACGCAATAAGATTTCAGCCGTTGATACCAATGATGATATTGAAGGACAGATAGATGCTTTTAGACTTAAGATCAATGACGCAAATACAAAGATTGATACGTTAACAGAGCAAAAATATACTATTGAAACTGAATATCGTAAACTTGAAGCCGAAGTAGGTCCTGTAAAATATATTGCAGAATTTATATACGGTGAAACCGCAGATCGTACTATGCTTGAAGATGCAGTACGTTGGGTTATTGTAATACTTGTATTAGTATTTGACCCGCTGGCTATTTGTTTAATATTGGCTGGTACTCAACAAATCATATGGGGCCGTAGGCTCAAAGCTGAGACTGTTGAAAAGCCAGACGATCATCCAGATCCAGAACCTGAAAAGGAAACGGATCATGATCCAGAAGAGGATGAGGACCAACAAGAAAAACATCTAGACGCCGATGAAGTCTCCGGCGAACCAAAGAGACTTCAGCTTGAATTGGATCAAGCTACATCTGACTTACACCTTGCCGCGGAACTAGCCGCTGAATTTGAGAGCCGTAATCAACAAGCGGAAACTAGGATTGCTGAATTGGAGAGCGCCTTGGCGCAGGCGGAAGGTGAAGACACACCTATAGAGGATACAATCATTGAAGAGATTGAAGTTCATGGTGTGGAAATTGACGAACCTGAATACGTTGCTATTGATGAAGATTTAGATGAGACCAAAGAACCGCCAATGCCTGAGCCTTCTGAAAAGTTTCAGAATACTGTTTGGCCGGAAGAACTAGATAAAGATCCAGTAGCAGAAGTTGATTCAGCAATTGAAGAAGTGATTGAAGAAATCGTTATTGAGGATGTTACAAACGAAAGTACGGAAGAACAAATCGAAGACAAAGTACAAGAAGAAGTACAAGAAGTTTCTGATTTGGAAAGTGTCGCACCAGACGAAACCAGGGAACAGTATGTCGAACCAACAACTTTGCTAGACGGTGACAGTTCAGCAACAACTGGTCCACTTTCCAAAGAAGAAAAAGAAGAAGTAGAACTGCAATTAAAAACAATTGATTACCAAAGAGGTACTGGAAAAGTATTACAAGCAAGTCCACTATTTGAAGCAAAGCCAGACAATACTACTGTAATACAAAGTGGTTTTGGTAGTATGTTTCCAAATGACAGTAATGTTAAAAGAGGAGATATGTTTTTAAGAACAGATTATCTACCTAGTAGACTGTTCAAATTCAATGGAGATACTTGGATAGAAACATCAAAAACTTTAAGTAACAGTTATGTATATGATACTAAGTACGTAGAGTATTTGATTGACAAACTTCAAACAGGAGAGTATGAGCTCGAAGATTTAGAAGATCAAGAACAAGAGCAAATACGAGATTATTTACAGAATGTATAGCAATTTTGTTACACCACCAGATTTTGTGGAAGATGATTACCATAGTGTTCTTCTAATAGATCCTGTTGAATCGCAAGTAATGGACATTTCATTACTATGTAAAAGTGTTGGGTCAGATTTTAATGTCTATGTATACCTTGATCATTACAATGACTATAAATGGTTAGAGGAAGCATTTAACAGAAGTGATTCAGTACTTATTAATACAGTACCGAATTCTAGTTCAAAAGTTAAGGATAAACTAGTTGAACATCATAAATCACAACATTACGGTCCTAAACGTTTCTTTGATAACGATAGGCGTATTGAACTTCCAATTGAGTACTTTATAAACTATGTCAAAAAACATTCAACAAGCCAATATGCTGATTTGTAATTTTTGCGAGAAAGCAAAAAACGAAGTCAATAAACTTATAGTCGCAGATGGTGCGGCCATTTGTAATGAATGTATAGAGACTTGCTCAGGTATTATCACTAACGAAAAGTATACCGCAAGGTACAAAAAGTCGGGTATTTTTAAGAGTCTTGACCCGCTAAGAGTTAAAAAATACCTCGATGAGTTCATCATTGGCCAGGATAGTGCAAAAGAAGCTATCAGTGTAGCAATTATAAATCATTATAAAAGACTGTTCTATAATACAACAATTGAGTTAGAAAAAAGCAATGTTCTATTACACGGTCCAACTGGTAATGGTAAAACAATGCTGGCTAGAATTGTGGCTAAGTTTTTAGAAGTGCCTTTTGTAGTATGTGATGCTACTACACTTACTGAAGCAGGTTATATAGGCGAGGACTCAAGCAGTGTCATTGAACGATTATTAATGGCCGCTGATGGTGACCTTGAACATGCAGAACGTGGCATTATTTTTATTGACGAGATTGACAAGATTGGTCGTGTAGCAGATGCACACGGAAGTGTTGGGCGTGACGTCGGTGGCGAAGGTGTGCAACAAAGTTTACTAAAAATACTTGAAGGCGGAGATATAAAAGTATCTTATAACGACGGAAATCATAAAGAAGAAATTGACTTTAATACCAAAGATGTACTTTTTATTGCCGCAGGTGCTTTTCCTGATTTACAAAAGATAGCATCTAATAATGCAAATAAAGGATCAACAATAGGATTCGCATCAACGATTCCGGATCCTAATCAAGTAGTAACTCCAAAGATAACAGATTTTGTGCAATACGGAATGATACCTGAGTTCATGGGACGGTTTCCTATTACAATACAAGTTAAAGAATTAACTGACCACGAAATGCGTCGAGTGCTAACTGAGCCTAGAAACAATCTTATCAAACAATATTTTTTCTATTTTGATGTTGACGGTGTTAAGTTAGAATTTAGCCATGATGCTATTGATGCTGTTATAGAATTAACTGCTAAAGAAAAAATTGGAGCCAGAGGACTTCGTGCAATCATTGAAAAAGTATTGCACCCACATATGTTCAATTTGAGAAATTTAAAAAATAGTAACGTAAAGAAACTAACTATTACAGCCGACACAGTATTAAAACAACAACAACCAATACTTGAATACCACGACGAAAGGGGAATAGAAAATGACACAATTGAGCTTGGATCTTAGTATATCGGGAGACCAATATGAGTTTGACCTGGGAGACGAACCTGTTACTAATACTATCACTATCACTGCTCCTGATACGGTAAATGCATCGTTTACGTTGAATTCATCTTATGTAGGCGGTTCCACTATTACTGTACCAACGAGTAGCATTACTACCAATTCGGGTTTTAATAATTGGCTTACCACGCAAGAAAATTCAACGTTGACTGCTGATGACCTTGAAGTTCAAAATGACATTTTAATTGGTGGTAAAAGTGTAAATGCAACTCTTGAAGCTATTTGTAAGCATTTGGGAGTAATTGTACCAAAAGAAGGCGATTTAGATACGCCGGGTCTCAAAGACCTATACGAAAAGTATGAAATTTTATCCAGTTTGGTAAAAAAATCATAAATAATTTTGTAGAAGCTCTTGACTTTTAACGTAAGAGTAACTATATTATATATGTAGGTGCCGATTAGCGGGCCTACTTACATTAATCTTGCTTAATAAAGGAGATAGCAAATGAATAGATTAACAACTCTCGACCTCAATAAACTCACCCCACATGCACTAGGTTTTGATAGCCTATTTGATGGACTGCTACGTCAAGTAGAACATGCTCCACAACAGGGGTTCCCACCTTATAACATTCGTCAAGATGAAAACAAGTTTCAAATTGAAATGGCTCTCGCTGGTGTAGAACTAGATGATCTTGATATTGAAACTGCTGAAGGAGTATTGACTATAGTTCATGATCCTAAATCAGATTCTGACGAAGAAACAATGTTGCATAGAGGTATTGCAATTCGTAAATTTAAACGAAGTTTTACCCTTGCTGATGATGTACTAGTTAAAGGTGCCCGTATGAAGAACGGTATGTTGTTCATTGAACTAGAGAAGATCATTCCTGAAGAAAAGATGCCCAAAAAGATTGCAATTTCTTCAAGCTAGTCGTATACTCAGTTAGATAAAAAGGTGCATAGGATCAGTTTATAATAATTGGTCCTATGCACTTAATTTAAGTAAATAGTATTATTAACATTTAAGGGTTATTAACTGATGACAGACGCACTACCAGAACAAGAAGTTAAGAAGAAAACTAAAGCAAAAGAAAATCTTAGAGAGCCGGTGCGTTTTCGTGTAATTTACATCAACGATGAAGTTACCACAACTGAATTTGTTGTTGAAACATTGAAGACTATTTTTGATTATGATGAGCAACCAGCCGTTGCACTTACTCACAAAATACATCAAGATGGTCTTGCAACAGTAGCAGTATTACCTTTTGAAATGGCTGAACAAAAAGGTGTTGAAGTTACAATACTAGCACGAAATCACGGTTTCCCTTTACAAATAAAGATTGAACCAGATCAATGATATTTGCAAAAGCAAAAGAATTAAGAGATGAAGGCAAAACAGTAGGTATTACATTTAGTCAGTTTGACTTGTTACATGCAGGACATGTAGCAATGTTAAGTGAAGCTAAAAATCATTGTGATTATCTAATTGCTGGATTACAAAACGATGCCAGTGCAGTTGGACGCCCTGGTAAAAATACACCTATTCAAAGTATAGTTGAACGACAAATTATGTTAAGCAGTCAACGTTGGGTTGATGAAATTGTTGTTTATAACACTGAGTCAGACATCGACGATATCTTACTTACACTTCCAATTGATGTAAGAATTATTGGTGTTGAATATAAATCCAAGGGGTTTACTGGTGATCAAATCTGTAAAGATAGAAATATTAAAATAGTATACAACACACGAGATCATAGTTTCAGTAGTTCCGGGTTACGACAACGTGTAACATTAATGGAAGAACAAAACAACCGTGAAATTATATCATGATGAGAATGTTCCTGATGATGCATCTGATGAACATAGAGAAGTATATCTAAAATTACCTGGAAATGAAGACTTTGAAACCATGCTTGATAAGTGTGGTGGCAAGTTAATAAATGACCATATCTTGCACTTTCCGGTTAATGGTACTAAAACTGTTATACTCATAGCTGGTGGTCGCGGAGCATTAGAAATTCGCAAAGACTGGGATTTCCCAGCAGGACACCTAGTTCCAAGTAGTTTGGTTCCACATTTCCAAGAACAAGGATACAATGTAACACTGGTACACAGTGGCGATTATCCATTGCCTTGGCTTATTAATGTATTATTTTCTAAGATTCCTGGATTAGTGTTAAATGATAGATTTCAATTACCAAAAGTTTGGATGGAAAAAAATGCAACTTTCAATCTTAAACGTGCATTACATGCAGTACATGTAATTAGTAAAGAACTTAAACGTGCCGTTGATATGAGCGATGTTCCAGTCTGGTTAATGGGACAATGTAGTAGTAATTATATTATGTCAAGATACTATCATCATTTCCAAGATACATCTCCAATCGAAGGACTTATATTTTCTGCTGTGAATAGCCCTCCTACTCAACTAGGAAAATATGCTAAAAACTATTATGATCGTTGTAATTTTTTCAGACGGGATCAGCGGGTTACAGTACCTTTACATATTATACATCATGAACTAGATATATCAGATTACACTGATATTCCAACATGTCAGCTTATACTTGATCAATTTGAATTTGTTCAAAGCAGTTTAAATATTGTAAGTGGAGGGTACAACGAAGGTCACCCTAAAATGAACTTTGGACATCATGGATTTAGAGGAATTGAAAAAGAAATTGCCCATTTGTCAATCAAACTAATGAATTCAATTGACAACTAACTATAATGTGTTATAATAAAGACTGTAATTAGATAGGAAGAATTTATGGACTTAATGTTGGATATTGAAACACTAGGCACTAGACCCAAGTGTGTTGTATTAACTATTGGCGTTGTGAAGTTTGATCCTCGCAAACCCGGAACTAAACAAACATTATATTTAAAACCAAATATTGATGAACAATCAAATTTAGGTAGAGAAATACAAGAAGATACTGTAGCATGGTGGGAACAACAAGCCGACGATGTTAAAGAAGAAGCACTTAGCAATGACAATCGAATCTCAGTAACTGAAACATTAAAAGAACTTAACAAGTTTTTTGTCGGTGCTAACAATATGTGGGCTCAAGGTCCTGCATTTGATTTTGTTATTATGGAAGATCTTTACAGAGATTTTAATATGCCTACTCCTTGGAATTTTTGGCAGATTAGAGATAGTCGTACACTATTTGGTGTACACGGCGACCCAAGGCAAAAAGGTAAAGCAGGACTACACAATGCACTAGAAGATGCAATTAGCCAAGCTGAAGCAGTACAGACAGTATTCAAACGAATAGGATTTAGTCATGCGTATTGAAAGTGATGTCAAGTTAGATTATAACAATGTACTGATTAGACCTAAACGTTCAACTCTAGGTAGTCGTAAAGAAGTTGACTTATCACGAAAATTTAAATTCCGCAACTATGGCGGAGGATTTGATCTTGGTCAATATGATTATGAAGGCGTGCCAATTATGGCGGCTAACATGGATGGTGTTGGTACGTTTGAAATGGCTGAAACATTGGCAAAAAAGAAAATGTTTACTTGTCTTGCAAAATCATATACCGGTGATGATATAATCAATTGGCTTAACACATCAACAAATAATATTGCTGATATATCAGACTACTTTGCATATAGCATGGGCATTGTTGAACAGGATCTTGACAAGTTTGACTATGTTTATAGCTCTTATCCTGAAATGATTAAATACGTTTGTGTTGATGTAGCCAATGGTTATAGTGAACGATTTGTAGACTTTATTAGAAATCTACGTAAAGAGTATCCAAACATTGTTATTATTGCAGGTAATGTAGTGACAGCAGATCAGACTCAGGAGTTGCTTCTAAATGGAGCCGACATTATTAAGGTGGGCATTGGTCCTGGTAGTGTTTGCACTACTCGTATACAGACTGGTGTGGGATATCCCCAACTTTCCGCTGTCATTGAATGTGCTGATGCGGCTCACGGTCTTGGTGGCCTTATTATCGCTGATGGTGGATGTACTTGTCCTGGAGATGTGGCAAAGGCTTTTGCAGGCGGCGCTGACTTTGTAATGCTCGGGGGTATGTTGTCTGGACATGTTGAAGGTGGCGGCGAGGTAATTACTAAGATTTACGAAACTAACGAAGTAACTAAAACTGATGACGGATTCTTTGAATTAGTTTATGAAGAAAAACAGTTTGTACAGTTCTACGGTATGAGTAGCAAAGCCGCAAACGAAAAACACTTTGGCGGGCTTAAAGAATATCGAAGTAGCGAAGGTCGTGAAGTACTGGTTCCTTTTAAAGGAGAAGTAGGAAATACAGTACAAGATTTGTTGGGTGGTATCCGAAGTACTTGTACATATGTTGGAGCAAACAATCTTAAACAACTAAGTAAGTGTACAACTTTTATAATTGCACAAAGTCAATATAACTCTGTGTACGAACATATGGATACATCAAAATGAATATAATTATTGGTAAGGAAATAGCTGAAGAGCTAGGAAAAAAGTATACAGTATTGCCTCTTGAACAACTAGAACGAGAAGGACAAATCATTGATGCTTTTTGTGTTATTCCTGCTGATAAGATTAACCTTGGCGAAATGGTTGCACTTGATGCTAACGTTAGAATGCACCATGCTTTCAATGAAGCATATGCCAACGAAGACTGGGATAAAATGAAAGAAATTGCCGAACACCTAATAGGTAAGTTTGGTGGTGAATGTGATACATTTTATGAAGAATTGCTTAATAGACAGCCCACTGAAGCATAAATTAATAAATACCATTGTAAAAATCAATAACAGATTACTTAATGATCATAAGTAGTCAGAAGGAAATCAGTGATGGCTAGTAAAAATAAAAATGATAAAGTTTGGATGATCCCCGAAGATGAAGACCGCAAACATGCAAGTTTTCATTTTGTTCACCCAAAGAGTTTATCTGCTACACGTGAAGGTAAAAAACTAAGAATGAGAAAGTATCACCCAGTTAAGCAAAAGCACGTTTGGTTTATTGAATCTAAAATGCCACCACATAGTAAATGAGGCTAAACAATGGCTAAGAAAAAACAAAGAGCAAGTCAAACTTCCAAGGGTGAAATTGGAGTTAACAAATCACTTCGTAAAGCATACAGAAGAGAGTATAAAGGAACATTGGCGCAGGCTATTAACCAACATACAGCATGGAAAAAGTTTAAAAATGTTGTTCTAACTGTTCCAAATCCTAATAAGAACGAAACGGCTAAACCTTTTATTAGAGTAAATGCACGTGATTATTGGGGAAGTCCAAAACGTACCAGTGGTGTTTTGTCTAAATCAACCACACCATAATTTTACTGTATCGTTAACAATTTCAGTAGTTTTATAGTCGACCAATGATTCATAATGATTTGAATTGATATAACGATATTGTATATCTTTGCGACAAGTCATTGATAGATTAGAGACTACGCCATCATTCTGGAAAGGACTTACCCACGGAGTTCTTCCTTTTGTTGGAACCAATTGTATCCATGGAATATTAAATTTAACCTGTTGCATTCCAAGTACAGGATACGCAGTTGGGCTAACATCTTGTAGCAGTTGCCAAAATGGAAATATCCAACGTGTAACTAAAGCACTACCAAGTCCAAGATATGGTGTTGCGATAGTAATTCCAGTTTTAATCTTATTAGAAAATTTTTTGTATAGATGGGTGGCATAAATCCCACCCATGCTATGCCCAATGAGTATACAATCACCTTCTAGGTCATTGAGACGATTGCACATAATAGGAAAATTATATGCGAAACCTTTTTTATGATCGTAACTAAGATAACAAAAGTTAACACCTTTAATATCAAGTTTTTTTAATTCTCTAACTATTAGTGCAAAGCTCTTGTTACTAGCATTCGCACCATGAATAAGGATTATGTTCATCCTCTATTTAGTTAGCTTCCTTATACCTATTATTACTTTCGGGCGGTGGGGGTCTTTGATAGTCAATTTTTTGACCAATTCCATCTCCATATGGAGTCATAGTAGGGCCGCCTGCTGTGATGCAATATACACCCGGTGCAAGGTTCTCAATGAATGTCCAACTGGTAGTTTTAGGATTCAGCATTAACACACCTGGTGCGGGATTGCCTGGCATTTCGATTGGTCCACTAGCACGAGCCGCTAGAAACTTTCCAAACACAATTTCTTGTGAAGGTTTAAGTAGTGCTTCGATTTGTGGAGCAGATCCGCATAGAGCTTTAACTTTGATTACAAATGGTTGGTCTTCAGCAACCAGACCTGGTAAAGCTGGTGCTAAATTTTCTTGGGGGAAGCCAGGTAAAAACTTTCCTGGCTTCTGCTCTGCATAAACAGGCGAAGCAAAGATAAGTGTCATAGCTAATGCCAAAAACAACTTCTTCATTGTTGTAACCTCCTATATAAATGTTACAGTACTATTTATTAATATTTTAGTACTTTGTTTAAATGTGCGATATCAGTATTTTGAACAAAGTCCCAGCCACCCGAATCAACAAAACCTTTCTTTAAGTTAGTAGTTAATTCATTTATCACCGTGTTTTTTAGTTTATAATAAAATATATTGGCATTATGTTCTAGTATAGGAGTCATTTCTTTGCGTAAATTACATTGTTGTTCATATGATAATTCACTTAAATTCTGAAGTATTTTATAAACAGCATCAATCCTTTCAGCATTGTCTATTATATCATCATAACTTTCGTCCCAAAATTCACTAAATGTTTTAAATCCATATTCTCTAAGGTATGCTAAATTTCCTTTAGCACCAAGCAATAGAAAAGGTTGCATTGCAACAATAGGTTTGAATATCTTTTCTGTTAAATGCAATTTACCATTATAAAAACAAGTTTCACTTACTACATGTACCAATGCACGTTGACAGTTTGCTATATCAATCCACGTACTCATACTACCATTGGGTTCATTGCTGTCAATAGAACTGCTTTCGGTTAGTAAATTAATATTATCAATAACATGTTGATTTGTATCTTTATTAACGCGACCCATATTTACAGAATCCCGAATAACTTCTTTAATGTTATTGCCCGGGTTATAACTTACTAATCCTTGATCAATAAGTCCGCTCTCTTTTAGTCTTAATTGGAATTGTATACGATGCCATCTGTAAGGATTAATAACATTTTGATAACAGATAAAAAGTTTATCATGCGAAGTTGGAACAGAGATATTTTCTTTCCAGTATTCTCTATAATTGTCGCAACTGGCATAGCCATGATAGAACCAATATATAATTGGTGTTTGGTAAGTGTTTTCTTGTCCACTAGTAAAGTAGGATACCCGATCTCGAAGTACTTTTAATTCTTCACTTCTTTCGCTAACAAATATAACTTGTTGAAAGTTATGTTGTGGTAAACGTTTTTCCCACAAACTTGAATCTACATCATACATCATTTCTTGTGACGACTTATACAGCCATGGTAAAATATTAGGGTATATAGGTTCTTGATCTATAAAACAAGCACACCCACGAGGCAAAGCATTTTTTTTGATGGGGTTAACATTTTTAATTAAATAGTACGGAGGCTTATTTGTAAAGTCCGTTGCCGCAAATGTATCAATTTTATATTTTTCAAAAAATTCTTTATATATTTTTTGGTAAACAAATTGAATATCCATTTTAAAATTACTCCAGGAGTTAGTATGACATATAAAGTAGGTTTCGTTGGTTTAGGAAAATTAGGAATGCCATGTGCTGAATCAATGCAACAAATATATAACGTGACCGGCTATGATATTTACCCTAAGGAAAGTGGTGTTATAGATATTGTAGATTCGATCAAAGAAACCGTTACTGGGAAAGATTTAATTTTTGTTGCTGTACAAACTCCACACGAAAAAGAATACGACGGATCACAACCAACTGCTCATTTAGAAAACAAAGACTTTGATTATAGTTTGGTCAAAGAAGTATTGACAGAAATTAATCAATATACAAACAAAGATACATTAATTGTTTTGATATCAACTGTACTTCCTGGAACAGTCAGACGTGAATTTGCTCCTATTGTTACAAATGCACGTTTTATATATAACCCATATTTAATAGCAATGGGCAGTGTAGCATGGGATATGGTAAACCCTGAGATGTTAATTATTGGAACAGAAAACGGAGAAACTGATAACGATGCTAATATACTACAAGAGTTTTATATGCCGTTAATGGAAAACAATCCAAGAACTGTAATAGGCACTTGGGAAGAAGCAGAAAGTATTAAGATTTTTTACAATACATTTATTAGTGCTAAACTAAGTCTTGTTAATATGATACAAGATGTAAGTATGAAACTTGGTAATATGAATGTTGATGTAGTTACTGATGCTCTTGCGGCAAGTACCAAAAGAATAGTAAGTCCAAAATATATGACTGCTGGGATGGGTGATGGCGGGCCATGTCATCCGCGTGACAATATTGCGTTACGCCATATGGCACAGGATTTAAATTTAGGCTACGATTTATTTGATGCTATTATGCAGTCAAGAGAACTACAAGCACGTAACGTTGCATTGTATTTGCAGAAGTTACATAGAGAACATTATATGCCTGTTGTTATACACGGAAAAGCATACAAACCAGATGTACCGTTCACTGATGGAAGTTACAGTTTATTAATTGGACATTACCTTGACGAACTAGATGTACATTATTACTATGCTGATCCATTGGTTGCTAGTAAAGATTTTGATGATTGGTACAAGGATGAAATTGGTGTACGTTGTATTTTGTTTCTTGCACATAACCGAATGGTCACGTATGGTTATACAGGAACTAGACAAGAACAGAACTTGTATGTTACACTAAAAAGTAAGAGCATAGTTGTTGATCCGTGGAGAAACTTTGAAACCGATCGTAACGACATTAAAGTAATACACTACGGAAACACAAGGAAAACATGACAAACATAATTCACGGAAAACTAGAGTTTGATATAGACAATGAATTTTTAGAATTAGATTATCAACGAGAAGATTTTAACAACCCCAAAGACTTAAACGAATGGAATGATAACCACTACGATTGGGTAACGCATTTTACTGGATTTTTATGTGATATGCGTAAGCCACAGCCAAGTTGGAACGAAAAAATAATTGAATATTTCGAATCTACATTTGGATGGCAAGATATTGGAACCAGTTATTATAGAATGGATAGCGGAGTTATTTTACCTACTCATCAAGATACCTATAAAAAATACGTTGATATTTTTAAACTACACGGAAAAGAAGATACAATCTATAGAGGCATAGTATTTTTACAAGACTGGCAAAGTGGTCATTATGCCGAGTATGATAATAAGATTCTTAGCTCGTGGAAAGCAGGCAACTTCGTAGTATGGAACAACGATACTTCTCATATGGCCGCAAACATTGGTGTAACACCTCGTTATACTCTACAGGTAACCGGACATGTTGCATAGTCATAATGAATGGGATCCACTTAGAGAAATAATAGTAGGCTCCGCAACTGGTGCTAATTGGCCTTCTGAAGATCCAGTCTTCAGTCAAGAGCATTTAAAAACTACATGGAAAGAAACTCCAGTCCCAAGTGGGCCAGTACCGTCCTGGGTAATTGACGAAGCAAACGAAGACCTACAAAGGTTAGCATCAGCATTGGTAAACCTTGGTGTTAAAGTTCATAGACCAAAAGATATGGATTTTGTTGAACGCAAAGGCTTATACAATTACTGCCCACGTGATAGGCTTATTGTTGCTGGTGATAGTGTTATTGATACACCAATGCTTTATCCTTGTAGAGATATGGAAACAGAAGCACTTGATGAGGCGTTGACTCGTGCTAAACATGTGTACCGTATGCCACGTGATAAAGGTATTATACTAGATGCGGCCAATGTACTCAGACTCAATGACAAATGGTTGTATTTAATAAGCGAGAGTGGCAACATCGAAGGGCTTGAATGGTTACGTAATAATATTCCAGATGTTGATATTGAACCCTGTAATTTTTATTCAGGAGTACATATTGATAGTACTATTACAATTATAAGAGAAGGTTTAGTTGTACTAAACGGAACAAGAGTCGATCATAATAATTGTCCTAGGGTATTTGATGGTTGGCTTAAAATTTATGTCAACGATGTTGTTCCACAGGACTTCTTTGAATACCCATATGCCAGTAAGTGGATAGCATTGAACATGCTGGCGGTTGATGAACACACTGTTATCGTGGACAAGTGGCAGACCAAACTTATTAGAGATCTTGAAGCATTGAAGTTAACTGTAGTACCATTGGAGTTGCGTCATAGTCGCACACTAGGTGGCGGTTTTCATTGTGTAACATTAGATTTAATACGTAAAGTTAGTAGTTAATGTCTACTGTAATTTTTAGTAAATAAGTAAATGCAAAGGAACATGTCCGAAGGAATTGCAGATGTCTGAAGATTATAAAAATTATAGTGAGTGTTTATTTAAAAGTGTTCACGACAATCCTAGAGTTAAAGACTTTAGTAAAAAGAAGTCTGAGATTATTGATGAAGTGCTATCTTATTATAGTCTAAACAAGCATGCCATGAGTGTACTATTTGTAGGATTTAATCCAGCAATTCTTGTATGTGATTTTCAATCTATTTCTGTGACAGGGGTCACCAGTGAAGTAGTTGAATGGTTACAAAGTCATAATAGTAATATTGAATATGTTGACTTTGATAGTATTATAGGTAACGGTAATATATCATGGGACGCAATCGTAGCAGTAGATGAGTTCTTTACATATGCATTAGATGATGATTATCAAAAAGCATCCATTGCAAACATTTGTGGTTTGGCTAACGAAGTTGTTATAAGTACATTGAAGGACTATAAGAACTTGGACTTTAAAGAAAAGGAGTTTAGTCAACCAGCAGTATTACGTAATGGTGAAAAATTTAAAATATTTACAGAGTTCCATGATTGGGATTTTAAAGATAGAAGTTGCTGGAAAACTTCAGTTTATGTAAATGGATCTAATAATTCACAATACGGACCGTATAACCGAAAGACTATGTATTTTAAACAACTAGCAAAATTCAGCATTGATGCTGGAGCCAGCAGTTTTCTTGTACACAAGAACTTGATGTTCAAAGGATTAATCAAAAAGAACTACGAACACGTAGTTAGCATAAGATTCAATGATGAGTATAGATGATACATTAAAAAACTTAACAGACAATGTCACAGACACAATACTAAAAGATGTTAAAGCTAAAGCATCTGAGCATGTGTCAGCAGTTATTAAGGATCATATACAAAGTATGGACCTTGACAGCATTGTCAGCGAAAGTATTAAAACCCATGTAAACACATGGCTTGACAGTCATGAAGATTGGCTAACTAAAACTGTCAATCCAATTATTGACCTAGTAAGGCGTGATGCCAGTGCCGCAGTATTAGAAAAAGCATCAGACGATATCAAAGAAGCCATTGGTAAACAAGTATCAAAATTTGATGAATTAGCAACAAAAGGTTTTGCTGATCAATTCCATGCACGATTACGTGATTTTAATTTTCCTCCAGAAAGCATACCAGCCACTGCTTTAAAATTTAATCCAGAGACCATTAGTGGAGATAACATCAGCGGTGGAATACAACGCAACTTTAATTCAGTTGGCATACAGGATTTAGCCAATGATGTTCAGATGACTGTATCCAATGATGCTACAACATTTGAAAATAAGCTAGTAGCCAGTGAACTTGAAGTTGTTGGTAAAACAACATTGAAGTTTGTTGAAATGGAAGGTATTAATACTGCTAGTCCGTTTTATCTAAAGTTGATTGAAAATGTTAGTACCAGTGCCGCACACAAAATCAATGATGACATATTCCAATCATACAGTGATAAGGTGTTTGATCGTATTGCTATCGAAGGTGTTGACATTACAGTATTACGAGTAAACGGAAACGTTGTATTTGAAGATAATAAAATTGGCGGACATATAACAGAAAGCAATTTACGTAAAGTTGGTAGACTTAAAGAACTAGATATTGAAGGTGAGCTTTCTGTTAGCAACAACTCACTTTATGTATCGGGCAAAAGAGTTGGCATCAACACAACAGAACCAAGTGCGGCGTTAAGTGTGTGGGATAGTGAAGTAGAAGTAGAAATAAAAAGATTTGATCAAGACACTGCTGTTATACAAACTCCACGGAATCAAGATCTTGTTATATCATCAAATAAACAATCAAATTTACGTTTAACAGTTGATGGAACTACACAAGTACAAAAATTACAAATGGGTACTATGACTTTTAAAAGCTCTGATAAACCACCAAATTATACTGATGGTAAAGGTGCAGTAGTATTCAATGCTAACCCAAGTCTAGGTGGTCCATTGGGCTGGGTTTGTTTAGGTGGAACTAACTGGGCTAACTTTGGCGTCATTGACTAAGTGAGGTATTTTGGAGATTAATTAATGAAAGAGACTGTACTTGGAAAAAATTTCGGCTTGATGCTAGAAGACGTTGACTTAGTCAAGTATTCATCCGAAAATTTTGAAGAATTATATAGCAAATTTGTACACAATAAATTCTTGGTTATTCGAGGACATCGCGAATTAACTGATCACGAGTTTTCAAACACGTTTACTATGTTTGGAGATGGGTTCGTTTGGGACGAGGCATTTGAACGAACTGGAGTTGGTGAAGTACATAAAATCATTCATAGAGATACTCCTCCATCAGCAGGAAAAGAAAATGCCTGGCACAACGAACTTAGTTGGCAAAAAAATCCTTGTAAGGCTGTGGTAATTAATTTAAAAGTTGTTCCAGCATATGGCAGTGATACATTATGGATTGATACTAATAAAGTATGGGAAAACTTGCCGGCGCCATTGCGTCAACTTATACATAAAAAATCAGCATTACATTCTCCACCAACAGAAAATTATCATACAGAAATTGTAAAAATGAAAGAGCAACAAGCCGATAAAGGTTTTGAAACAGATGCTATTCATCCAATGGTTATTCAGCATCCAGATACAGGCTTGTGGCACGTATATGTTAATCCGTTGTTTACTCAATACATCAAAGGCATGGCAAAGAAAGATAGTTATTGGGTACTTCATCAAATATACGACACATTTCATATACCTGAATTCCAGTATAGACATAGATGGCAACCAGGTGATATTATCCTATGGGACAACAGATCCACAGTACATTATGCATGTAGTGGGTACTTTCCAAACTATCGTGAAAGCAGACGATTAATGCTCATAAGCCAAAAAGGTAAACCAGAGTGGAATACAGTTGATCATCTTCCGTTGCCTTCTGAAGAAGAATACTTTAGAAGTAACCCAGAGTTCTACGGAGGTATAAGACGCCACCGAAATAGAAAACAATGGTTCACTAGAGATATTGAAAAATTGCTTGAACAATACGGTTGACATTATCTAATATTTGTGTTACATTGTAGTTTGTATTAAGTAACATAGAGTTCACACAATGTCTTTTGATCAAAGTACACATCGTGTTGGTTTTGCCTGTAAATATTTGCACCCAGACCAAACACAAAAGAAGAAACTGCTAGAAGAAATTCAGCGTCCGTTAACTGAAAAGTGTACAACAGTACAATGGCTCAATAGACAAACTGTAGATGTTGCAGAACAACGGCTGTGGGATATTATGGTTCATAACACTCAAGCAGTTTACAATCTAGTTGAATGGGTTGGCTCACAAGAGCCAGAGCTTAGAATGGTACGTATTGGCAGTAATCAATTGCCTATGTATACACAACCAGATTGGCGTTATTTTTGGCAACAACCAGATGTTAGAGAATATGCATCTAAAGAATATGCCAAGGCAGGTGATCTTGCACGTAAACTAGATGTGCGTCTAAGTATGCACCCTGGTCAGTTTACTGTTCTTGCTAGTGATAGCCCAGATATAGTAAATAGAAGTATAGAGGAGTTTGAATACCATGCAGATATTATCAGATGGATGGGCTACGGCCAACAATTCCAGGACTTTAAGTGCAACGTCCATATCTCGGGTCGAGCCGGTCCACAAGGCATCAGACAAGCATTACCGCGACTCTCCCCAGAAGCAAGAAACACAATCACGATCGAAAACGACGAAATGTCGTGGGGCCTCGAAGCATCGCTCGAACTCCAAAATGATGTCGCACTCGTACTTGACATACACCACCACTGGGTCTCTTCAGGAGAATACATACTACCCACCGACGATAGACTTCGACGTGTAAAAGATAGTTGGCGTGGTGTCCGACCTGTTATACATTATTCTTACAGTCGTAACGAGCATTTACCAGCAGATTTTGCACACGACACTAAGCCCAACATGGAGCAACTGCTAGAATCTGGTTCTAAAAAGCAGAAACTTAGAGCTCATAGCGATTACTATCCTAATCCACTTGTTAACCAATGGGCGGCTACATTCGCAGATAGCTTTGATATAATGTGCGAAAGCAAGTGTAAGAATCTTGCTAGTATGAAATTCTACAACGAATATATTAAATGAACAAACATTTTGAAGTCAATGGTTACGAATATTGGACTGACCTTGACGTAGAACCTGATGGCGACAATCAAAAACTATGGCACTATTGCTTTAAGAAAGAAACCGAGATTCAAATGGGTAATGGTTTCTACAGTCATAGCCCATATAAATATATGAGTAAAGAAGAGTTTGCCAAACACATTCAAACTGTAGAAGTGTTTAATCAAGGATAACAAAATGATTGGAATTGCAAGTGACCACGGCGGTTTTGTCCTAAAGCAATACTTGTTAGACAAAACACTGGGTTTCTCAAAAAATGCCCTAAGCGACTTTGGTTGTTACAACCTAGACAGTGTTGACTACCCAATATATGGTCATAAGATATCCGAGTCAATAACCAATGGAGAGATGGAACGTGGAATTATTATTTGCGGTACTGGTATTGGAATTAGCATTTCTGCTAATCGTCACCCTGGTGTAAGAGCCGCACTTTGTTACGATGTAACAACGGCTAGACTGGCACGTGAACATAACAATGCAAATGTACTAGCACTAGGTGCTCGAATGACAGCACCAGAATTAGCATTAGAAATTTTAGATGTGTTTCTTAAAACAGAATTTGAAGGTGGGCGTCATAAGAATCGTGTAGATGCTATTGAACTGCCAAACAAGAAATCATTCAGTACCCGCTGGCGACCATACATACTTGGGAGCAGGTCCAAGTAAACGACGAGCAACGGCTACGGTGTGTTTACATTTACCTCTAAATCCAAAGCCAGGACAACTACAATCAAATCCTTTTGGATGTAGCTCAACTTCGTAGGTGTTACCTTTACTTCCTTCTACAGGCCACACCATACCAAGAAAACAATGATTTTCAGTGTTCATATCTTCCGGCTTGTAAAAAGTTGGTTTAAATTTAGGCATTATCAGTTACCTCAAAATTTGGGTCGTTATGCAGTTTGACCCAACGTCCATCAAAACCTTTGTGGTCTCGCGGACCTTCTGTTTTATTTTCGCTACGTAGCATCATAGCACCACGGCGAATCTCTTCAACAAGCCAACGAGTACCATGCTGATGTATCCGGTTTTTGCCGTGGCGTGTTTTGCCTTTGAGCTCTATCCAGTTTCCTACTTGCATCGTCTGCTCCTTAATTGTTATGTACATTATACGGCAATTTGCCCAAAAGGTCAACCAAAAAAAGGTGGATTTTTCTGGTAAAATCAGGCAGATTTCAGTTGACAACTGCTTATACATATGCTATAGTGTATGTATAAGTTAACATAGCAGAGAGGGATACACGCTATGACATTCCAACAACAGGTAGCCAAGTTCGTAAGCGATAACCTAGATCGTACAGCCGACCGCTATGAACAGATTTGGTCAATCAAGTCGGCACTGCTCGCACATGGTCATCAACTGCTGGCAACAGACAGAGAGACTATCGATAGTGTGCTAGATGTGCTGTTCGAAGAATACAATTTTCCAGCATAAAGAGGTTGACAAAACACTAGGATGTGCTATTATATGTGTATGATAAGGAAAAAACGCACAGACAGAAACCACATTATCTACAAGATCTCCAGTGGAGAAGACTTCTACATTGGTGTTACTGCTAAGACACAGAGCACCGAAAAGAAGTCCTTGCAGGTACGTTTTAACAAGCACGTATACCGTAGCCGTAGCGAAAACAAGGGCTGGTTGCTATACGAAGAAATGCGCCGTAAGGGTGTAGACGAATTTACTGCTGAAGTACTTGAAATAGTACGCGGAAAGACACCTGCTCACAAACGAGAACGTGAACTTATTTCAGAGTTACAACCCACTCTAAACACCGATATGCGAGGGTGTTAAAAAAGGTTGACCTTTTGGGAAAGATGTCGTATACTACAAGAACAATAAGGAAATGGAGAAACAAATGAACGCCTTAGATATTGCCCGTGAAATTAAACAAGGTACTTTTACTGCCGATGAACTTGAACTGTTAACTCAGTCATTGAGGTTTGCTCGTGCAGAAAACGGTCGTGATACCATTCGTAAACTTATGGTAGGCGACAAGGTTAAATTTAATGGTCGTAGGAACAGAGTTGTTAAAGGTACTGTTACGAAGATCAAGATCAAAAACGTTGTGGTTAAGGATGACAGCTCACATTCGAGTTGGAATGTTCCTGCCCAGATGCTTGAGTTGGCTTAATGATTACAGAGCAACTCACAAAGAGCTTGGAGGGTCTTGCACATGGTGCAGACCCGTCCCAAGAGCTGACGAAGCTAACCTCAGATGAGATATATAGTCTTCAGCTATTCGTCGACAATTTAAATAATCAACTTCAGGACATAAGGGAATCTGTTCTTGGTACTACGTTTGATTTGTCTTCTTCTCACCCCTTGTTAGACGTAGGAATAAAAAGTGCAAAAGAAAAATAAGATGGAACCAATGAAGCCTGAGAAAGCGGCCGCTAAGGCTGTTTTTGAAATGCAGATGAATACCAAAGAAGCAATTCGTTTTGTTGAACGAAGAGCTAGGGTTGATGAAAAAACTGCTAAGAAAGCGATTGAAGATGCACCAGTCTGGTACAAAAATAAAGACAAAGATTAGCATCGTGGCTTTAACGGCTATGTTGGCAATGGGCGGTTGCACTGCCTATCATAAGCCACAGTATAGCATGGCTGTTGAATCTGGAGTAAGTGTTGATTGTCGTAATGCTCATATTATGATTAATTATTATGCTGAGCTACTAGACAAAGAGATTAACGAACCCATTTATGCCGACGATTACAATCGTGGACTTATGCATCAAATTACAAGAATTCGTTCAGTGTGCGGAGTATAGACAATGAAAGTTAAACATGTATTAGGAATGTTTGCTGTATTTGCAACTCTAACATCTGGTGCTACGGCTACAGTAGCCAACGAAACTTGGAGAATGAATCCCGATCATCTTAATAATTTTAGGTATGATTGTAGAGTAAAAGAACAACAACTTGCCTTTTTGGCATCGCAATTACCCACACCATGGGAAGTATTTAAAGGTGATGTATTTGGCAATGGTATACTTTCACAGGTGCTTCACTTACATGCTGGCACATATAAACGACACCGAGCAGTACGTAATCGCTCACAACAGGCTGTCGTAAAATGGATCATGCATGATATTGTTACAAACTGTGATTGGCACACAATTAGATCACCGCAATGTATGCAAATTACTGATGAATCAGATTATGGTACTTCTGTTGCGAAACGTTGCTATGATGGGCGAAACCCACAGCCTATTATTAACAAGTGGGAAAAGGTTGACTAATGGTAACTTCTGTGTTACTATATCAACAATGTTAAATGTTTATGGAGAAACATTATGAATAAGAAGCTAGTTATTGTTCCGTTGATTGCTACGGCGTTCCTTGGTGCCTGTTCTTCGCAGAACAAGTGGGAAGAACGTGCTGAGCGAAGGATGGAATTACGCCAGGAACGAGTTGAAAGTGCTCTCGACGAGGCTCCAGACTGGATGACTGAACTCCCTGAAAATAGTAATTCTGTAGTGTATGCGAGCGGAACTGCTTCTTCAGGAGACTTTAATATGGCAATGGGTGTAGCCAGGACAAATGCTTTTGAAGGTATTTGTATGGCGGCAGGCGGAGCCGTAAAGAGTCAGACTAAAGTGTACAGAAATGATACACAAAAGTCAACATCAAGCATGAATACTACTGCTATTAAGAGTATTTGCCCATCAGTTGATATTACTGGTGCAGAGATTGTTGAAAGCAAGATAGTGCCAGAATACGGTATGTTCAGAGCATACGTTTTGGCCGCATTGCCAATTGGTGAAGCTAACGTGTTAAAGACTACTAAAGTTAATAACCACCTTAGCAAACTTAGCATTCAATCACGATCCGCTGAGTTTAAGGAACTTGATAAAGAGTCTGATAAACTCGTAAATAGAGTTCCGGTTCAATAATACCAATATATAAACAAAAACGGCGCTTCACAGGCGCCGTTTTTTTTGACTAAAAATAGAACACCTTAAATACTAATATGAATATATGTTACCAACCTTGGGTAGGACTTGATATTAGTCCACAAGGAGAATACAAACCTTGTTGCAAATACTCACATGCAATCAGTGACAACTACAACGATTATCGTAACAGTGATGAACTTAACCAATTAAAACTAGATCATCTCAACGGTAAACGTCCTGACGGTTGTGCCAGATGTTGGAAAGATGAAGATAACGGGTTACCCAGCAAAAGGCAAATGGATTACGAATATCATTTGAATTCACAGCCTCCTGAACTTGAAAAAACGTTGTTGTTAAGTGTAGCATTTGGTAATACATGCAATCTAGCATGTCGCATATGTTCTAGTTATAGCAGTAGTCGCTGGAGCAACGAAGCAAAAAAACTTGGCGCTTTGTTTCCCAAGTTCATGCATCAGCAATTCTACAAAACAGATGAGTTTAAATCAATGTTGAATGACCTAAGTGGAGACTTGGTTCATATTGATATTCCTGGCGGAGAGCCATTTTTAACTGAAATACCAGAACATATTGAATTCTTAAAACATTTGATTGCTATTGACAATACACCAAGTCTACATTACACAACTAACGGAACTCAATGGCCAAAAGGATTAACCAAATTATGGAACCATTTTCCAGAAGTAGATATACAACTAAGTCTTGACGGTACAGGTTCTAAATTTGAATACCAACGTTGGCCTGCTAAATGGGATATTGTATACGAGAATATTAAACAATTCCAAGAACTATCAAATAAACATCAGAATATAAGGTTAAGTGTTAGTCATTCTGTTAGCATATATAATATATTAGACTTAGACAATTTCAAAACATGGTGTGATGCAGAAGGACTACCAACACCATGGATAGGCTTGGTAACAAGACCCGAGTACTTAGATATAAAGTGTGCTCCGGAAAATTTTAAAGATAATTTGGATAATATAGACTTTGACAATTTTATAAAATATGTTAATATACTAGACAGTTCACGAGGACAAAACTTTAAAACTACTTTTCCTGAGCTATGGAATTTAATTAACGATAGGAAGAAATGATGCCCAATTTAATACCCACAGTTCTTGAAAAAACAAGCGAAGGTGAACGTGCCTATGACATTTATAGCCGTTTGCTCAAAGATAGAATTGTATTACTTGATACTGAAGTAAATGAACATAGTGCAAGTTTGCTTGTTAGTCAATTTTTATTCTTAGAAGCAGATGATCCTGATAGCGATATTATGTTTTATATTAACAGTCCTGGTGGTAGTGTTACTGCTGGTATGGCTATATATGATGTTATGCAATTTGTTAAAAGTGATGTTTCAACCATTGTTATGGGACAAGCCTGTTCAATGGGTAGTCTATTAAGCACGGCTGGTGCCGCTGGAAAACGTTTTATTCTCCCACATGCAAGACACATGATTCATCAACCAAGCGGTGGTGCCAGAGGACAAGCAACAGACATGCAAATACAGGTAGAAGAGATTATAGAAATGAAACGTTATCTAACTCAAATCTACGTTGACCACAATAGCAAAGGAAAAACATTTGAAGAGTTTGCTGAAGGTATGGAAAGAGACAATTTTATGTCCGCACAACAATCAGTTGATTTTGGACTGGTAGATGAGATTCTAACCAAACGATGACCTTAGAAAATAGTCTAAGTAAGAAGTTCAATATCAAACGTCTTGAAGATTTAAAGTATGATCCTGTTCATCCTGATAGCATACACAATCCTCGACGTTTAGGTGATGACAGAGAAATATTTTTCTTATTAGAAGAAGATACAACAACGTTTGTTTTATGTGTAGCATATACTGATGTATTACCTAACACAATGGATGAAATTTTAGATACTAGTCATGTAGCTAAGAATCCTAAGTTTGCTATTTTTTACAGTGTTTTTAAAACTCCACACATACAAAATACAGTACACAAAGGTGGTTGGTTAATACTTAGTGCGGCCAGTTATATTAAAGAAAACTATCCCACCATTGAACATTTTACTACAATGAGCCCTATACCTAGTCTCTCTAAAAAGTTTGATGCAACTGTTACAGAACAGCAAATAAATGATTATATTATGACACGTAAAGATCCTGTCAGTTCATTTCATTTAAAGAACGGTGCTGATTTGATTAGAATTATTCCTGACGCTGATAGTACTGCAATACGTATTAGTCAGAGCTGGGGATACATGGCCAATTACGATTATACGTCACTCGTCAATACTCTCTAATACAAATAAATAACACTATAATCGATTTATAGTGAGAGTAAAATGTACGAGTATAAATGTAAAATTCTAAAAGTAATTGACGGCGACACCGTTGATATTGATATTGACCTAGGTTTTGACGTAGTATTAACTAACCAACGTGTTAGAATGTTTGGAATTGATACTCCAGAATCCAGAACAAGAGATAAAGAAGAAAAGAAATTTGGACTACTAAGTAAAAAGTATGTTCTTGACAGGCTACCTAAAGGAAGTTACCAAACACTTAAAACTGAAATTGACAGAGATGGCGATGATGCAAGAGGAAAATTTGGTCGTATACTTGGTAGTTTTATGGTATATGATAGTGTTGATGATCGACAAAGTAGTATCAATGAAATGATGATACGAGATGGGTATGCTGTAGCATATCACGGTCAGAACAAAGATGATATACTTGCAGAGCATATGTCCAATAGAGACAAGCTAAAGGCCGCTGGCGTTATATGAAAATCAAAGAACTCAAGATAGACAAACCAGTTGATAGCAACTGGGGCATTCCTCGTTCACAAATGCCTCAGATACAAACCAACGACTATCCTGCGTTCCTTGACTACCTAGATTCGCATGGTGTTAATTTTGTAAAAGATACTGTTCCAGCACACTCATTAAAACCTATACAAGGCGAATTTAGTGATAAAGGTGTTGAGAAAGCACTAGCTAAACGTAAACTTGATAAACCTTGTATTGTTAGCAGTGATGGTCATATCATTGACGGACACCACAGGTGGTTGGCGGCACTTAACACAAAGCAAAACGTTAGTGTATACAAAGCTGATATACCAGCACACGATTTATTAAAGTTAGTAAACGATTTTCCTAAAGTGTATTACAAAAACATATACACTGAAAGTGATGTTAACTATGTTAAACCACAGTTTGATGTAGAATGGGAAGAAGCAAATCGTTATAACTACTTTGACAAACTAGGACAAGCAGGTTGGGAAGAACTTGCAAGTAAAGGAAAAGTTGTAAAAGTTAATACAAATAGTGTAAAGAAAATAGGCAATACAGGTGCAGACGGAAGCGAATCATTAGATGATTTAGAAACAGATAAAGTTGCAAGATTAAAAAAAGCAATGGCCAGCGGTACAGTTGAAATGCCAATAGTTGTTAAACAACCAAATGGAAGTTTAGATTTGGTTGCAGGAAACACTAGACTAATAGGACTTATAAGCACACAAGGTGAAGCAAAAGTTTGGTTAGTGGATGCAAGTAAGTTAGAAGAAAACTTTGCAGACGGTAAAGTAAAAGGTAAAAGTAGACCAGGACGAGTTAAAAAGTCCGGTGCTAGTTGTAATGGATCAGTAACAAGTCTTAGAGCCAAAGCAAAAAAAGCAAGTGGCGAAAAAGCAAAAATGTATCATTGGTGTGCTAACATGAAATCAGGAAAGAAGAAAGCCAAGAAAGAATCAGTGGAATCAGACAACATAATATCTGATGAAGTTCGTGTACTTGGAAAACTGTTTACCAAAAACGGATACGAAATAAGAGTGGTAGGTGGTGCAGTTAGAGATGTAGCACTTGGAAAAGAACCAAAAGACATTGATTTAGCTACAGATGCAACACCAACAGAGATGCAAGCCATGTTTGATAAGGCTAACCTTAAACATATACCTACAGGCATAGAACACGGTACAATTAGTGTTATAATTGACAAAGAACCCTACGAAATTACCACCTTAAGGGCAGATAAAGAGACTGACGGACGACATGCTGAAGTAGAGTTTGTTCGTAGTTGGGAACAAGATGCTGAACGTAGAGACTTAACATACAATGCAATGAGCATGGACATGGATGGTAAAATTCATGACTACTTTAATGGCATGGATGATCTACAAGATAAAGTAAGTCGTTTTGTTGGTGATCCTACTAAACGTATACAAGAAGATTATCTACGTATATTACGATACTTTCGTTTTCAAGCAAGGCTAGACAAACCAAAGTTTGACAAAGAAGCAATTGATGCTATTAGCAAAGAAGCAAAAGGACTTAAACAAATAAGTGCCGAACGTGTATGGATGGAAATATCAAAGTTATTGATTGCACCAAGTGCAATACCAGTGCTAAAGCAAATGGGAGAAACTGGCGTAGCTGATGTTATTGGATTAGATGTTAGCAATGCTAACAGTGTTAAATTTGATAATCCTATTATGAATCTAGCAATGTTATCAGATGATGTTGGTATTGGTGCTAAGTGGAAAATGTCCAACGACAACAAAACTGAATTAGCATTTTATATAGCACACAAAAATAAAAAATTAAGTCAACAAGATGTTGAGGATATGATCAGTGATGGAGCGCCTGCAACCTACTTAGCAAATGTTCTAAAGATACAAGGGCAAGATCCAAATTGGGCTAAGGCACAAGTTCCGCAATTTCCTGTAACAGGTAAAGACTTGATTAATTTTGGAATTAAACCTGGTCCAAACATGGGTAAGATGCTTGATGTATTAAAACAGCAATGGAAGAAATCACGTTTTACAGCCAGCAAAGAAGATTTATTAAACACATTAAAGGAATCATTGATTAATCCTGATCCAAAATTACCAAATCTTAAAGAACCAAAAAAATTAAGCAAGTATTCAAAACGTAAAAAAGTGTTCAGTGATAATAAAGATAAACCTGAAAACGAGGAACCCGAAAACTCCACCGATAACATTGTTGAAGACCTATCAGCTAATGCAGAATTGTATGTAGACATGGATGGTGTACTTGCGGACTTCTTTGGCGAGTGGGCAAAACTAATAGGTGTTGATAGCTGGCGTAATATTAAAAACATTGAACCAGCATTAGAGAAGATCAGGCAACAAAAAGATTTCTGGATTAACTTGCCAATGACAAGCAATGCTCTACAATTATTAAGTGCCATTAAAGCATACAAAGGCAAGTATAACATATTAAGTGCTCCGTTACCCGGTGATAAGAACTCTGAACCACAGAAACGTGCATGGATTAAAAAGAATTTAAGTTCTTTCCCGCCAGAAAAAATTATTATTGATCATAACAAGGCCGCCTATGCAACCCAACCAGATGGAACACCAAATGGATTGATTGATGACTTTGGGCAAAATGTTAGTAAATGGGAAGCCGCAGGTGGAATTGCTATTAAACATAATGATCTAAAAATAGATAGAACTATAAGCAAATTGGACAAAGAAACAAGTACACCTTCGTATAGTATAAACGAAGATGATGTTGAAGTAAGCATGTATGGTGATGCTGAAAAAGGTTATACACTAAGCAAAATTGTAGTACCAAAAGAATTACGTGGGACAGGTATTGGTTCCAAGAAGATGCGAGAGCTTGTTGATAAAGCAGATAACGAAGGCGCTATTATTGCACTCACACCAGACACAACGTTTGGAGCATCATCTAAAGGACGATTAATTAAATTTTATAAAGGATTTGGATTTGTACCGAATGTAGGCCGTAACAAAGATTTTCGTTACAGGGAGACCATGATTCGTTACCCCAAGTCGAGTGGAGGTAAAGATAGCACTCAATGAAGTCCAGAAAAGTCTTACCTATTCTGATAGTAGCAATGCTAACAGGATGTGCTGGGCCACTGGAAATAGTAAATACCATAGGCTATTTCTTTGTGGATGGAGTTACAGAAGCCCAAACAGGAAAAGGGGTTATTGATAACGCAGTTAGCACGGTAGTTGGCAAAGACTGTAAAGTTAAAAACGTATTTAAGTCAAAGGAAAAACTCTGCATAGAGCAAAAAACAAATAAAAACCATGGAGAGGTTAATGGAGATAAAGACAATCAACGAAGCAATAGATCTATTGAAAGATAAAGACTGGGATAATGAATTATGGTGTGATGCACTATTTGCACAAATTTCTCGTATTTCATATTTAGATGGTAAACCAGCTAAGAAAATATTCAAACAACTAGGATTTATTAAACATAAATTTATTGAAAATGATGGAGCACAAGCACATATCATCGAAGATGAATCCAATTTGGTTTTTGCATTCCGCGGAACTGAACCAACACAATTTAATGATATAGCCGCTGACCTTAAAGCATGGAAAATGAAGAGTCGTACTGCTGGAAGAGTACATGATGGATTTTTTGATGAAACAAACAAGTTATGGCCAATGATTGAAAACTATCCAATTAATAAAAAGAAAATTTGGATTTGTGGGCATAGCCTTGGCGGTGCAATGGCAACGATATGTGCAACACGTTTATGTTTAGCGTCGCCGATGTTATACACATATGGATCTCCGCGTGTGGGAGATAGAAGATGGTTAAAAAACAATAACAGTATTAATCATCATAGATTTGTTAATAACAATGACATAGTTCCTAAAGTACCTTTAGCAATGATGGGATTCAAACACCAAGGATTACAATGTTACATCAATTATTATGGTAATATACGACATCCAACTTTTTGGCAAAAAACCAAAGATCAATTTAGAGCTAGACGAAGAGCATGGAGTAAAGGAAAGCCGTTCAGCGGTTTTACTGATCACAGTATCAGTCGATATTCACAAAAACTCTTAGATTTATATTTAAGTTCTGATTAAGTCCAAGGTCTTCCGGGAACAAGACCGCCGGCATTGTCAACAACATTATTTCCGCTATATTTAGATGGCAATAAGTCTCTGTTATAGGTGTCTCTGCGACCACTTGACGTACGATTAATTTTTGCTAAATCTAGTTTCGCAATCTGACGAAGTTCTTTGTTGGCTAGAGTGCTGATTCCGTTTGCGGCCATATAATTTCTCCTTTTGTTAAATATATTTATAATAAGAGGTTGACAATGCGATTGATGTGTGTAATACTGTGTTTATGATTATAGAGCATTTTTTAATTCGAACTGACAAGCCAATGGACTTTGTTGTTATAGATACACGGACAAATCATGTGATTATGAAGACGTCCAGCCGTAATATTGCACTGAGAACCGTACAAAACTTGCTGAACTCTTAGATTTTCACAAAAAAGTGAAAAATCTGGTAGATTCTGGTTGACCTTTTGGGAAAATTGTCGTATAGTATATACACAATAAGAACTTAGGAGAAGGTTATGTACACAGTTGAAATTTACCGAGCAGACCGTCGCAAGAAAGAAGGCGAACGCCTTGTGCTCAAGAAGGACTACGACACTGACAACCGTTCAATGTTGGAGCACACGGTGAAGACCACCATGCAGAAGGGTGAGCGGTATGAGATCCACGAGACCTTCGTAACGAAGAAAAGCCTAATGAACGGAAAAGAGTTTCAGGAGCGATATGACACTCCCTACTACTGTTCACCTAGTTCTGAAGCATACTGGAGCATGTAATATGAAAAAGATCTCAGACAATTTCCACAACGAACTATGGGTAGGTATGAATGCCGCCCTAGCCAGAACAGAGAACTATTATAGTGATGGTGCTGTTAATTGGAGTTATGTAGATGCAGATGTGTATATGCATATGGCTAAACAGTATGATGTAAGGACTAGCAATAGCCTTAATGACAAGTATAGGAATCTATTTGAAGCGGCATGTGATACGATAGATGAGGGTATGGCAATATGAAAGAAAATGAAGTTAAACCGTTGGCTCTAAGAGCCTTACAGTTTGCCACTGAAGCACATGCATCAATTGGGCAGAAACGAAAGTATAGTGGGGAAGACTATATAGTACACCCCATCGAAGTTTCTGGACTAGTTAAAAAGTATGGCGGATCTGCTGAAATGCAGGCCGCGGCTCTGTTGCATGATACAGTAGAAGATACTCCTGTTACCATTGGTGATATTAACAGTGAGTTTGGTCCTGTTGTGGCCAAATTGGTTGCTGATCTAACTGACATCAGTAAACCTGAAGATGGTAATCGTAAACTACGTAAATCCATGGATAGAGACCATACTGCTAATGCTAGTAGAGATGCTCAGATCATCAAGTTGGCTGATTTAGTCAGCAACACGGTAAGTATCAAGGCGGAAGACCCTAATTTTTGGAAAGTATACAAAGTAGAGAAAATTGCTTTGCTTGATGTTATGACCAAAGTTACAGATCATCCGTTGTACAAAATAGCATTGGAGCAAATCAAATGACCTTGAACGAAGGCGATAAAATTATAGTTACTTGCACTGATACAAACAATTCTGTTGAAGGTGTTGTGCATAGACGCAACGGAAATACCCTATGGGTGCTGATCAATCCAGCAGTGCCTGCCATTGGAATGCACCTTACTCACCCAGGATTCTATGTGGGCAAACAGGGCGGAATGGAGTTTACTGTGGGTAAACGTGAAAAAACTTCAAAAATTTCTTAAAAAATGGTAAAAAAAGGTTGACCTTTTGGGAAAGATGCCGTATACTACAAGAACAATAAGGAAACGAAGGAAATAAGCGAAATGACAATGACCCGCAAAGAACGTGAACTTAGTGATGCAAAAGCAAAATTTGAAGCTGGCGATCACGTTATTGAGAATGACGTTATTCTTTGGAAGTCAAACAACCGTTCGCCCATGGACGATTTGATGACGAATTGGTTGGAACTGGGTCTTATTTTGCAGGTTGAATTTGATGCAACCGAAAAAGCTCGGGACGCTCAAAACCAGGATTTCTTTGCACAATACCGACAAGCTCGTGCCAATCGCACCCCGGAGCAGATTGCTGAAGAACAGTTTGAAATGAGAGCCGCTTTTGGTTCTGGTACGGTAGTTAACATTATTACCGGAGAAAGGACGGTCCTCTAATGACAATGGAACGAGGCATATTTTTGATAGGCGTTGCGGTATTAATCCACGTGCTATATCAAATTGGTTTAGACGTAGTTATTGGTGTTGAATATTACGGCGACATCACTGGCTATTAAAAAAAAATGGTTGACAAAATGGGCATACTATAGTATATTATGGTTATGCTAAGAGAAAGAGGTTTGAAGATGAAGAGTTTTATTTTAGTATTTGGGTGTTTATTCATGCTTAATGCATGTGGAACAGTTGGAGGCGCAATTGATGGCGCGGGCGACGATCTAAAGCAGGCAGGAAAATGGGTAAAGCAAGTAGGAAAATAATTTACTGGATAAGGAGAGTTTTCATGATGAAATTTATTATGGGAGTAGTAGTTGGTATCGCATTATCTACATGGGGTATTGAAGGATCTACCGCAATGGTGAAAAAAGGTATTGGCCTTGTGCAAGATGGAGCACAAACAGTACAAAGCACTATCACTTCATCTAAAGGCCTAAAAGACTAAATGGCTTTAACTAATTTTGGGAATGATCCCAGAACAACAGACGAATGCAATGAAGCATCGTCACAATCAACTAACTTTGGAGAATCAAAGATGACTGACAAACTATACTCGATCGTTGGCGTTGCACTTACACCTTATGGATATAAGGTTCGTTTCGCTAATGACATGACCCGAATTAAGGTACTGTCTAAGACTGATAGAAATATTGAGCTTTATAATATGCCGGAGCCTTCAACTAAAGCAGAAGCAGTAAAGTTTATTAAGACCAAGAAGGCTTATACTGACGAAACGTTTTTGGATTCAGACTCAGTCCGTGAAGCGATTGATAATGCAATCCTGAAATACAATGCGGTACGTGCAAAAGGCAAGCGAGTAACCGCTGGGCCTAGCATGGCGTCACTTGTGGAAAGGGCTAATGCTCAAGCCGCTCAGACAGAGACTGTTCAGGTAGAAACTTCTGAAGCAGTGACTGAGTAAATACTCCTGCATTGGGAGAAAAGGACCTTCGGGTCCTTTTCTTTTGAGTGTCGTGTCAATAGGCATTAAATAGCAGTATGTTAGAACTACTGTTAATTGGTATACTAGGACTAGTTGTTGGAATGGCACTAGGACTGTTTAGTGTTTTTCCTATATATTTTGCAGGCTTTGTTGTGTATGCATTACACACGGCTTGGACACCTGAGTTGTTATTGGTGTTTTGGGCTACAGCCGCTATTGGAAGTCAGTTCTTTGGAAGTGTTAGTACAATCACACTGGGTATACCTGGAGAAGCAAGTGCCTTAGTATGGATCAAAGACCTCAAAGGCATGAGTTTACAAGAACGAAACTATTTGCTATACCATACTGCTAAAGGTAGTTTGTTTGCAGGATTAATAGCTCTAGGTGTTGTGTGGTTAGCCTATCATTGGGTAAGTGCTTACAGTTACTTTCTATCAAGCGTCAATTTTGTATTAGCAATGTTCCTGTTGGTTATTGCACTATTTGCATTTACCGATCGTAAACCTTTAATAGCAATTGGTTTGTTATGTTTGGGTACGTTCTTAGGCCCTGTTAATAACTTTGCATTGCCACCCTGGTGGTATCATGTGCAACTTTGGTTTGAAAATACCAGCTTCTTTATGCTTATTGCAAGTATGATGTTGATACCAGATCTAATAATGGACAGAGCTAACTTTAAACATATAAAAACAGATCATTTTGAACCCAGTGATAACGACGAACGAACATGGTGGACTATATCTAAGAGTACCGTTATTGGTTTATTCAGCGGATTGGTACCAGGACCAGCGGCTGAAACTGCTAGTGCATTGGCATACCATGCTCACAAAAAGAAAGGTAGATTCCATCAGATTGTTGGTGCCGAAACTGCTAACAATCCCGGAGTGGTAATGATGTTACTTCCTTTCTTTGCAATGGGTTTACCAATTACTGCTAGTGCTTTGATTATATCAACAGTACTAGATGTTAAGAACGTCGATCCTGTAGAATTTGTAGCAAGTGCATCATCAGTCATTCCAAGTTTCAGTGTATTTGATGTTATCATAATGGTAGCTTCAATTGCTACAGTATTTTATTATCTACTCAGCACTCGCTTTATTGATCTGTACGTAAACATTGTAAAATTCTTATACAGTAAGAGTGCTTACTTGTTGGTCATTATTGTGTTTGCAATGATAATAGCAGATATGAGTGTCAACGAAACGCCAGTCTGGCTTTACTCAATCTTACTACTTTTTTTTACCGTCGGCGGTATCTTGCTTAAATACTTCAGTATTAATCCTATCCTGTTTATATTTGGAACAATGTTCGGCGATAAACTAATTTGGACACTCATGCAGTTTACATCAATAAACTTTTCATAAACATCAAAAATTTAAGGAGTAAAATCTTATGAAAAAAATACTACTTTTAACTTTGGCCGGCTTGGCTTCTTTGGTTGTCACTGCAACCTCTGCAACCGCCAAAGACACTATCACTGTAGTCAATCCTAGCAACAAAGCTAGTCCAGCAACAGTATTTGCTAAGAGTTACGAACAAGCTCTAAGAGACGCACAATCAGACTATAACGTTGAATTTTATCAGGCATCAAGTTGTGCAGATGCTGACAAGAAGTATAAATCAACTGATAATGCCGTAATGGTATTTAATGCAGACGTTCGTATTGCTAGTATGGCAAAAGGCGTTGGTTGTGATTTTTCTGCAAGTGCCAAAAACACAACATTAATCACGAAGAGCTATTTGAAGTTTTGTCGTGCTCCTGGATCAACAAAGGAATTTGGTACAGAAAATACTACAGTAGGTATTGCTAGTGTTATTCTAAGTAAAGGTTTATTTGATGATTTAAACGGTGGAGTTAGAAAACTTAAAGGTGTTCCTTACTCAGGTTCAAAGACAGTGTTAGCGGCAGTACTTGCTGGTGATATTGACTATGGAATTATTGGCGCAGGTGTTGTTAATTCACCATTGAAGGCCGGTAAGATTGAATGTGTTTATGATTACGATCCAAGTGCGCCTAACTTTATTGGTGCAACTTTAAAGGAACTACAAGTTCCAACATTACCTATTATCCAAATGATTCATCATAACGGTGATAGTGCAATGGGTAAAGCCGTAGCAAAAGCAGGAACAAATAAAAAGTTCTTAGACGGTATTGCATTTAATGGATTTAGTGATACTAAGAATGCAGGTGTGAACGCAGATGATGTAACTGTCGTTGATAACCACATTGTTAACGTATACGAAAACTACTGGAAAGCCGATGGCGAAGAAGGTGGTATTTGGAGTACAATCAAAGGTTGGTTTAACTAAGCAACCAAAACAAACCCATTAAAAAAGCCCGGTTTTTATACCGGGCTTTTTCTTTGACTTAAAAATTAAGTAAAAATTACTTAGCTTCTAAAATCTGACCTACTAAGTCTTGGCTGAAATAACCATCAAACTGGTCATAAACTGTAGAAGTTGCGTCTTTAAATTCTGCAACTGCTTCAGGTGTCCATTCGATAACTTTAATGCCTTCTTCAATAGCACGACTTTTAGCGGCCGCACCGTCGATTAATGACTCTTCTCTTTCAGCTACTGCGGCAATCTTTGCACATTCAGTAATAACAGCCTGTTGTTCGGCTGTTAGGCTATTCCAAATCTTGTCTGAAATAACAATGCTTGTTAAGAATAAAGCATGTTCAGTATCTGCAACTGTATCAGTGACAGTGTTGACAGCAGAACGGAAGTAACGTGGGAACACGTTCTCGCCGCCTTCACACTCGCCAGATGCAACTGACTGTGCAAAACCATCAACGCCCATTGGTACTGTGTTAACACCAACTGCTTTGAAAGTAGCTTCTGAAACTGGGCTTGTACCACATCTCATTGTTGTACCAGCAAAGTCTGCAATACTATGAACTTCGTCATTAGTAGCAATCATTTTGAATCCACCACTGTATGTGAACGCAAGTCCACGTGCGCCGGAAGTATCAGCTAGTCCGTCTAGTAGGTAGTGTCCTACTGGTCCGTCTAGTACACGAGCGGCATGATCGTGATTTTCAAAGATGAAAGGCATATCGAGTGAATAGTAGTCTTCATTTAAAAGACCAAGAACAGTACTATAAGTTTGGCTCATAGAAACTTCACCTTGCTCTAGCTTCTTTAGAAGAGCACGGTTTCCAATTTCTTCACCGTTATTGTACTTGTCTTGCCATTCGTTTTTACCTAGGACTTCAACTTCAATTGCTCCATCAGTTTTTTCACTTACTGCCTTACTGAAAGCTTCAGCTGAGCGAAGGAAAAGATCGTATGGAACATGAGCTAAGACCCAAGTAAGTTTTAGGGTATCTTTGTTCATTTTATACATTCTCCTTATATATGCATATATTTTAGCTTTACATCTATTCAACAAAAAAATTTACTAGTATATATCTTTGTTGGGGGAATCTACAACGGGTTGGTTGTAAAGTATAAGATTTCTGCTAATGTTATTTATGCTGTCTAGGAAATCTAGTCAACATATCTTCTAGTTTACTACCTTATTATTCAGGTAGAAAAAACGGGTCAGCTTGTTTTGCGGCATCAGTATAATCCACTGCGACACTTTTAACTTCTAGTGTAGTATTATCATGTAACTTAGTTACTAATGCATCACTGTCATCAAGAATTTCAATTTTAGTTCTGATGTCGTTAGCAATATGATAAGCATTGATTGTACTCATGTTACCGTGTGTAACAAAAACTCTACTGAATGTAGTTGCATCTGCTTCAGATCCAAAACCGTCCCACATAATTGTGAGTTGTTTTTTACCATTCTCAAGTGTAGTAACAGTACCTGTGTCTACTTTTTGAGGTGAAGTTTCAGCATTCTCATTATTATCCATGGATTCGATCAATGCTCTATTTCGATCCCATTGTTGCTCCTTGATAGCATTCAGTGAAGCATCATCAGTCTTTTTTTGCACAAAGTCTGCTTCGTTATCTGCTACGTATGAGAAGCGAATTTTAAAATTGGCCATTTTATGTATTCTCCTTAGCTAAAAGAGGGTTTTTCTCTTCTTCAGTATTATTTATCAGATACTGGTGTATACAATTAAAATAGCTTTATTAATAGGTTGACATCCTGGAAGTATATGCTATAATTAACTAACTTTTTTACAGAACCTAATAAAATCAATGACTTAACGGGGCAGAAAATGGTTGACTTTTTGGTAAATCCACCGTATAATATATACATAATAAGGAATTAGGAGTTTAGCCCGTGAACAAGAAAATAGCCAAAACAGCCATAGCAATAATTATAGCACTGATAGTTGCTCTGTTTGCTACAGATGTGATTGCAGAAGGTGTTGGCAAACATATTGATGTAAACGGTGTTGAATGCCCTACAACAGAATCTGGACGTTATCAGACTGATAGCTGGGGACAATGTGAGATGAATCCTAAAGAATTTAACTTTAGACTTGCAGATACATGGCAGGACGAGATTGATGTCGTTCTTATGGTAATTGCAGGATTTATACTGTTTCCAGTTCTATGTATTATCCTTATTAACATCTTGCCAGTGGTACTTAGCTCACCATTTAAGATACTTGCAGTTGGTGTAGCAGGATATGGATTCTACATTGACCATTTTGGTATCACTACATTTATAAAAACAACCGTAACAGGAATTTTCTAAGGAGATACGAATGAAGCCGTGGGAAGTAATTAGCAAACTTGAAAGTGACAATAGCAGACTAGCCAAAGAGGCTATTGTTTTACAGGAAGCCCAAGAAGGTAACGATGCATTTTTTAATGGTGCTAAACTAGCACTTGACAGTATGGTAACATTTGGAATAAAACAAGTTCCAGAAGCAACCAAGTCTGGTGCTGGATTACAGCCTGAAACATTCTTTAAGTTTCTTAATCAATTTGCTGACAGAGAAATAACAGGTAATGAGGCCATTGCTAATGTTAATTTTCTACGTATGAAAGCCACAGTAGATGAATGGAACAGTTGGTACAGACGTATTTTGATTAAAGATTTACGTTGTGGCGTTACTGAAAAAACCATTAACAACGTAGTTAAAAAAGAGTTTCCGCAATACGAGATTCCAGTATTTTCATGTCAACTAGCACACGATGGTGCCAAGCACGAAAAGAAGATTGCAGGTACTAAAATGGTAGAAGTAAAGCTCGATGGTGTTCGAGTTATTACAATAGTATACCCAGATGGTAATGTAAATCAGTATAGCCGTAACGGTAAAGAACTACACAACTTTGCACACATCAAAGAGCAATTTGCACAATCTGCAAAATTACTTTCACAGCCTACAGTGTTTGACGGCGAAGTTATGAGTGCTAACTTTCAGGATCTTATGAAGCAGATCCATAGAAAAGAAAATGCAGAAACTACAGATGCCGTACTACATTTGTTTGATATCTTAACACTTGCTGAATTCAAAGCAGGCAAAAGCGAGCATAGACAGTTTGAAAGATCTCAAACATTGCATAATTGGCATAAACATCTTGAAGGAATGATGCCTAATGTTGTTGTATGTGGTTTTGCTACTATAAACCTTGATTCTGATGATGGTATGGAAGCATTTAAGATAATTAATAATGATGCCATTGCTAAAGGGTACGAAGGGATTATGATTAAAGATCCAATGGCAATATACGAAACAAAACGTACTCATTCATGGCTAAAACAAAAACCTTATATTGAGGTAACATTGGAGGTAAAGGATGTCGAAGAAGGCACAGGACGTAACGAAGGAAAACTTGGAGCTCTTGTCTGTGAAGGAGAAGATGACGGACAAGTTATTTCAGTTAACGTTGGCAGTGGACTCACAGATACTAATCGCGATGATTTTTGGAGTTCTCGTGATAAGTTGCCTGGTCAGCTTGTAGAAGTTAGAGCTGACGCAATTACACAAAACCAAGATGGCACATATAGTCTAAGGTTCCCTCGTTTCTTAAGGTTCCGTGGCTTTAGTGTTGGAGAAAAAATTTAATGTCTTTACGTGAAAGAATTGAAACCAGGCTGGATGCACTTCAGCACTGGATGGAGAGTGACTACCATTTAGAACGACCAGACGAAGTTATGCAACTATCATTAAGTATTAGTAAATTTTGGTCAGTGCTTAGTGAAGAAGATCGGGAATACGTACAGTATGCCCAACTTGCAATTGAAGATAAACTATCATGGAAAGGAAAGTAAATGACATATACAAAAGATGAGATTCAAGCAATGTTGCGAAGTGGGCTATTTACAGTCACCTTTAATAAAGTCAATGGTGACGAACGTGTTATGCCGTGTACCTTGGTTGAAAGTTATATCCCGGAGAGTGCCAAACCTAAGGGTACTAGCAAAGAACCAACTGCAAAACAACTTGAGAATCTTGGTGTTTGGTCCCTTGAAAGTGAAGGGTGGAGAAGTTTTAAGATTGAAAATGTTACTAATGTAGAGCCTTACATTCCGGAACCAGCCTAGTCCAAATGGACTATGATCCAAACCAAGATCTCGAGTACGTATTAAAAACTAGCGAATATATTAGGAGTAAATGTACTTCTAGTAGGAGTTATTCTGAAAACCTATACAGAGCTTTGTGCGATGTTGTATGGATCAGTAAACACCCATTTGCTATTCTTAAACGTGATTCCTGGAACTGTTCATGGCGATATGCCGCTGAAATAGTTGGCGACTTAGCTTCTACTACAGAAGAGATGTCTGACCATTTAGATTGGTACTCAGTTGGTGGAGAAGGGATCGTATCAAAAGAACTACTAGAAGATTTAGACAAATTAGGATTTATGCCTGTGTCTTTTGGTAAAACTAGTAGTTGACTATACTAAAACGTTATGTTATATTATGTGTATTGTTTCAGTAGAATAGCTGAAGCAACGAACAAACTTAAAGGAGAAAGACATATGTCTAATACTGTTCAATTTACGTCAAAGCAAAGTAAGGTTCTATCAGCTCTAACATCTGGTGAAGCTCTTACTGCAAAGCAGATCGAAGCAAGATTTGGTGTTGGTAATGCCAGGTCAACTGTTTCAGCTCTTCGCATGAAAGGTTATGCAATCTTTTTGAACAGCCATAAGGATACTAAAGGTCGTCAGACTCAGAAGTATCGTATTGGTTCTGCGCCAAGAGCAGTTGTAGCCGCAGGTTATAAAGCACTTGCCGCTCAGGGTGAATCAGTTCACTCTTAATAGCTAGTTAAATAGCTAATTCAGAAGCCGGAGTCGTACTTGTCTCCGGCTTCTTCTTGATCATTAATTCAAATTGACAAACGTCATCACAGTCACATTTTGGTAAAAATTCAGGATCATTTATAAATCCATCAAAAAAGCCGCCGGTAATCGTAGAGCCCATAACACGCTCTTTCTTTTTACAAAGGGTTTCCATTATCTTATCTCTGGGAAGGTATGCTCGACTTCTTCAAACTTAATGCTTTTGATGCCAAGTCTTATTCTATTTGTGTTATTCCATTTTTGGAATAAATTGTAACGTATTGTTCGTTCGGGTTCGCCGGGTAGTTTAATTTGTTTTACGGTATCCCAGCAATGTGTTGAATCTAAGGCTCTCCTGGCATTCCAAAACCAAAGTTTAAGATCGCTAGGAGTTTTACTTGGATAGTCAAAAAAGTGATAGTATCTATAACATTGACTTGGATTTACTGAAACTGTTTCTGACAGATACTCTGCTTCGCCAGCCCGTGATCCATAGTAATATATTTTTGATTCGAGATAGTTGAATGATTCTTTGATTTCTGTAGTCGGGCATAGTCCACTTTGCATGGCTAGTACACCTTCAGGAGATTGGTAGGTAATCTTGATCATTCTAGGCATTCATCTACCTTATTGTAAAAATGATACGGCTCGAAGGCCGTATCATTAATTTATTATACTAACGTACCCAAATTATATATTACTCTGGAAAGGAGTGTTCTACTTCTTCCCACGCGGTAAATGTAATTCCATTGGCGTTAAAATATTCGTTAATCCATTTTTGATAAACATTGTAATTTAATGTTCTAGCATCACCAGTGATTGGATCAGTAATGGATTTAGTAGTGTCTGATAGTTCGGCGGTATCGATAGCTCTTTTCTTATCCCAGAACCAGCTCTTAAGGTTTGATGGAGTTGAATCTGGATAGTCATTAAATTTAAAATAAATTTGCATGTGTAGGTCGTCTGGGCTATCAAATACAGTTTGTTTTATATAAGCGGCCGGATCAGTACTAGTATATAGTGTTTTAGCTTGGACTGCGGCATGCGACGTAACTACAGCATCTCCTGGGTTTTCGTCAGCAACAATACCCCAACCAATACTGTTAGATGGGCGTTTGAGTGTGACTTTAATCATTTTAGGCATTTAGTATCTCCTGTTTAGAATCCTGCACGAGGGCTTTTCCTCTTATAATGTATTTATAAAACTTTAATGATACAGCCTTATTTACCCCATCCAAGTAGATACTTTTGAACTATCAACAACAGTGATATCAGAAACAGTTAAATTTTTCTCACGTTTATATACAGTTGCCCAGTATGCATATTGATTGTAGTCAAAACCATCACATTCACGTATACCGGGTCGTGTTACGGCTTTGCTGGATGCATCTGCCGCTATTTGTGTTAAAATTTCTCTAGTGTTAGTTAAGTACCAGTCCATTAAATATTCTGGCTCGGGATCTGGTAAATTTTCAAACCAATAGTATTGATAGCAGTAAAGTGGATCTTCTTCTAATGTATAATACTTTGGATCAATACGTATTGTAGTATCTGTTCCGTCTTTTGGATCTGTTATTGCTGTTAAATTTTTAAACGATTCAATAACGTTTTCATCTTCACAATGGAATACAGCCTCTGTGGGCCATTCGTCGTCAGTGAATTGTCTTTGGTGTGTCACCCTAACTAATCTCATTTATGATTCTCCAATGATTATTTTATCAGCTTACTTTTACTTAGCGGTAAGTAATACGATGTATAAGTTTTAAATTGGTACATGAATGACAGACATTTTTGACATGATAATAACGGGGATTATGATATGGGCCGCAGTCCACATAGTCGGCCGTATACTATATCGGTTTCTTGAGGTTTATAGACATAATCAGAATCGGCGCGAATACAATCGAGCATTGACAATGGGTTATGAAATAGAAAATCTTAAAAATGAAATAGATAAAAAGTTTGTTGTTGTAGACATCGAAAGAAATAATGATCAATTGTATGCATATAATAACAGTACAAAAACATTCTTATACCAAGGAAAGACGTTGGATGAATTAAAAACTGGAATTGAAGAACGGTTTCCAGGAGTTCATTTAATGCTAACAGAAAAATCTGAAAACTTATTTAAATCTGACCTTGCTAAACTCAGATCAAGAAAGGACACGCAGGAATAACCGCATATGGCAAAAGATGAAAAACTGACAGTATCAGGTGAAATCACAGATATTTTACCAAATACTATGTTTAAAGTTAAGTTACTAGAAGAAAATCTGAATCACGAAATAATTGCATACTTAGGAGGAAAATTACGTCAACATAATATTAAAATCATACAAGGTGATATAGTTGATGTTGAAATGACTCCATACGATTTGTCGAAAGGTCGTATTGTATATCGAAACAAATGATATTAATAGAGTTGATAAATAGTTGCATGTCCGATGATATTATAAAAAAATCTATACAAATAGTTGAACGTAGCGAACGCCCGCAGATGTCTGTGTTTAAGCCTCGTTATAGTGTTCCTTATGGGCTAAGTCCAATTACAAGTAGTTCAACTCTTGACAACCATTATAATAAACTTTATAAAGGTTATGTTGACAAATATAACAAAGGTATCAATGTTGGCACTAATAAAGCCGGTGCTTATTTGCACGAAAAATGGTTTGAACAATTTAGACCTCGTAGACAAGTTAATAGACCCTCTGGCAAAATACTAGACTTAGTTAACAGACACTACGGAAGTATGAAAGACTTCAAAGATGCTCTTGTTGATGAGTGCCAAAAAGTATATGGAAGTGGTTGGGTTTATGTTAATCGCAATATGAAAATTAAACAAATACGCAATCATAGAATTCCACCAGATGGAATTATTTTAATAGTAGACATGTGGGAACATGCATGGGTAAGAGATTACGGATCTAATAAAAAACAGTATGTACAAAATCTTTGGAAACTGTTTGATTGGACTGTAATTAATGCTAGGACATAATGATTACAATAAATGAAGTTGGAGCCGTACGGGTTCAACAATTACAAAAAGAACAAGATAAACCAGATAGTCCGCTAAGAGTCTTTATTCAAGGCGGCGGTTGTTCAGGATTTCAATATGGACTTGAACTTGATAATACAATTACCGACGAAGATGACGTATTCGAAAGTAATGGTATAAAACTGGTGGTAGACCGCGTAAGTCAACTGTACTTGTTTGGCAGTGAAATTATATTTAAAAATGAATTGGGCGGGTACTCATACTCTTTAGAGAACCCAAATGCGGCCAGTGGTTGTAGTTGCGGATCTAGCTTTTCTGTTTAAAATATTCGTTATACATTGCTAAATACTGTATAATATACCTACGTATAACGAAATTAGGATGAGAAAAGATGCCGTTTACTAACATTAATACCAGCCCTGGATCAGGTGATTCATTAAAAGCCGCTTTTGACATTGTTAATGCAAACTTCGATCAAATCGAAGATGGTACGTACACTATCACTTCATCTGCTCCAATCAGTACAGTAGCAGGTAGAACTGGAGATGTTGTACTAACTGTTGGAGACATAACAGGTGCCGCGAGCACCGGATATGTCGATGGTGTAGTTGCAGGAATAAATGCCGTAACAGAAGGAACTGTTGATAGCAAAATTACACTTGCTATAAACAATTTACTTGACGGGGCACCAGCCGCGTTAGATACACTAGCAGAACTAGCTACTGCAATCGGAAACGATGCAGATGTAGCAAACACATTAACTGGACAAATATCAAGTTTAAATACTACAGTTACCAACAACAACAATACATTAACCGCAGAAATCAACTTAATTAACGGTAAACTTACAGCATCAGGCATCGGTGCTGGAGGTGATATATCCGCCGCAACAATTACAGCAACAACAGAATTCGTAGGTAACCTAACAGGAAACGTAACAGGTAATACAGCAGGAGTACACACTGGTGCAGTAACTGGTGCAGTAACAGGTAATGTTACAGGAAACTTAACTGGCAACTCTGCAGGAGTACATACAGGTGCAGTAGTTGGAGATGTTACAGGTGACTTAACAGGTGATGTAACTGGTAACGTAACAGGTAATGTAACTGGCAACTTAACAGGTGATGTAACGTCAGGCGGAACAAGTACATTTACTACAGTTGATATCAATGGAGGTGCCATTGATGGTGCAATTATTGGTGCTAACTCAGCCGCGGCAATTACAGGTACTACTATAACAGCAACAGGCTTTGTAGGTCCAATCACAGGAAATGTAACAGGTAATACCGCAGGAGTACATACAGGTGCAGTAGTTGGAGATGTTACAGGTGATATAACAGGTAACTCAACTGGAACACATACTGGTACAGTAATTGGTAATGTAACTGGTAATGTTACAGGTAACGTAACTGGTCAAGTTAGTCTTCTTGATAACCACTCAACAAACGGACTAACAGAAGGTGGAAATAATCTTTACTATACAGACGCCAGAGCTGATGCACGTATAGGTGCCGCAGATATAAGTGCATTATCAGATGTACACACAACAGCGGCCACTGACGGTCAAATACTTGCATGGGATAATGCAAACAGTCGTTGGGCACCTGCTAACAATCCAGACACAGTTTATACAACTTTTGCGTCAGACTTTGATACAAGACTTGGAACTAAAACAACCGCTAACCTAACAGAAAACACAAACTTATATTATACAGATGCAAGAGTTGACAGCCACCTAAGTGGCGGAACAGGCGTTACGTACAATGCTGGTGCTATCAGTATTGGACAGTCTGTAGGAACAGGTGATAATGTAACATTTAATAATACTACAATCACTGGAAACTTAACAGTAAACGGAACTACTACAACTATCAATGCAACTGATTTAAGTGTAACAGATTTAAATATTACAGTGGCCAAAGATGCCGCTGATGCAACTGCGGCAAACGGTGCAGGACTGACAGTTGCCGGTGCAAGTGCTACATTAACATATGTTAGTGCATCTGACTCTTGGGCAATGAACAAAAATTTAAGTGCTAACGTAGTTGGAAACTTAACAGGAAATGTAACAGGTAATACCGCAGGAGTACATACAGGAAATGTAACTGGAGATGTAACTGGTAATACAGCAGGAGTACATACAGGAAATGTAACTGGAGATGTAACTGGAAATGTAACAGGTAATACAGCAGGAGTACATACAGGTGCCGTAACAGGTGATGTAACTGGTGATGTTACAGGTGCAGTAACTGGTAATGTTACAGGAAACTTAACAGGTAATGTAACCGGAACAGTTTCAAGTATTGCTAATTTTACTACTGCTAACCTAACAGAAAACACAAACTTATATTATACAGATGCTAGAGCAGATGCACGTATAGGTGCATCATCAATAAATGCTTTGTCTGATGTTAATACCACAGGCGCCGCAAATAATAAAATTTTAAAGTATAACGGTACAAACTGGGTAGTAGCAGACGAAACCGCAGGATTAACAAACACTGATGGATTAGCAGAAGGTACAACTAACCTTTACTACACAGATGCTAGAGCAGACGCTAGAGTAGCTGGTTGGTTGGCAACCGCAACGTCAGATAATATACCCGAAGGTACAACAAGTTTATATGCCACCAATGGCAATTTAGATACCTATCTTGCTACTAAAAATACTGCTAATTTAGCTGAAGGGTCAAACCTTTATTATACCGATGCAAGAGCAGATGCAAGAATTGGAGCCGCAGTATTAAGTGCATTGTCAGATGTGCATACAACCGTAGCAACAGATGGACAAGTTTTAACTTGGGATAATGCTAATACTAGATGGGCACCAGCAACACCAGGCGGAAGTGCTAATGTAGGTAACTTTACATTTACTAGTAATACAATAGCAGTAACTGATGCCAATGGCGGAATTACAATTGATGCTAACGGCAATGGTGAAATTGTAATGGGTGATAATGTTGGTATTAACAATACCAACCCAGGTGTTTGGTTGCATGTTGGTAACCAAGGAGACTTAACAGAAACTGGTAGTATTGCGATTGCATATGGAGATGTAACTCAAGTACAAGAAAGTAAAACACAAGGTGGTGAAGCATTACTTACATGGGATTGGTCAAACGGAGTTTCAGCAGGTAGCAACGTAGACGGAACTAACCATGCAATATTTGGAATTTACAATGGTGCGTTAGCACAACCTTTTATTACGTTTGATAGACCAAGTGCAGGTAGATCAAGTCCATTACACATTGATGAAACTGGTAATGCAACATTTAAAGATGATATTATTCTTAGCCAACCTGCAGAAATAAAATTCCAAGACGGAGACAAGTCAAACTATGTTGGATTTACCGCTCCGGTTACTGTAGGAGCCAATGTTGTTTGGACACTTCCAAACACAGACGGAACACCAGGACAATACCTAATAACAGATGGATCCGGAGCACTTAGTTGGGCCGCAGGACTAGCATCAGGATTAGCCGCAACAGATTTAAGTGTTACTGTCGCAAGTGTAGGTACCGCAGGATTAACATATGATAACGCAGGTGTGTTTACATATACTCCGCCAGACCTAAGCACATATTTAACAAGTGTTCCAGCACAAACTTTTGCTAGTTTAACTGGCAAACCAACTACAATAGCAGGTTATGGAATTACTGATGCATTGGCATTGGGTACAACTAGTACAACAGCTTTAGCAGGTGATACTGCACTACTAGCATTGGGTACAACTAGTACAACAGCTTTAGCAGGTGATACAGCTATTCCTAGTGCATTAACAGATTTAGGAATTACAGACGGTACCGCAGGACAACAACTAACAACAGATGGTAGTGGAAACTTTACTTTCCAAGCCGCTGGTAGTGGTAGCGGTATTGCACTAACTGATCTAAGTGTTACAACTGGCTCAGCAAGTAGCGGTGGAACACTAGCTTATGATAACTCCACTGGAGTGTTTAGTTTTGCACCAGCAGACACGTCAACATTTATTACAGCAACTTCAACTAATACACTCACAAATAAAACAATGGGTGCTACTACAATGGGTGGGCATCTAATTCCAGATTCCGATGCCGCATACGATTTTGGTAATGCAACTAACAAAATTAGACATTTGTTCCTGAGCAATAACAGTATTAAATTTGGAGATTCTGAACTAGCCTTGGGCGTTGATGTTACAGCAGGTACTATTCAGTTTAACACACATACTATTGCAACAAGTACTACTGAAGTTAACGATACGCCAGGTGCTCTTGACATTACAAAACGCAATCATTTTGTTACCCCAGGTGTAAATTACACACTAGCAGATGGAACTTATACAGGTCAAGAATTGCATATATGGAAATCAGGACTTGCTACTGGTGTTTGTGATATTACAATAGCAAATGCAATACATACCAATGCCGGCGATGTTACAGCGGCAGTAGCCGCCTTTGTTTGGAGACTAACAGGTGCTCAAGGTAGATTCAGTTGCATATGGAACGGAACACAATGGATTATTGGAGACGGTGGAATTGCCGCTTAATAACATGATAAATACTGTAAGGAAAGATTAAAATATGCCTAGTTTAGATACAATTAATATTGGTGCCTCAGCAAACGATGGGTCCGGCGATAGCATACGTGAAGCATTTAGTAAAGCACGTAATAATTTTAACACAATTGAAACTACTTTAGTTCCAACTCTAATTAGTACGGCCGTTGCTAATATTAGTGCAACTTTCTCAGGCGGTACAATTACTAACGACACTAGTTTTACTTCAGCAACCAATGCAACTAACTCAACATCAGGTGCGTTACAAGTAACTGGTGGTGTTGGCGTAGGTGGAGATGCATTCTTTGCAAACAACTTAACTGCTACAACGATTAATTCATCTTCGTATACAGCAACTGGAACAGTTACAGCAAATGCTTTTGCTGGCCCAATTAACGGAGCAGTCGGTGGAACAACACCAGCCGCTGGTGCGTTTACAACTATTACATCTAGTTCTGGATATACAGGTACAGTAACTGGAGCAGTGACAGGAGACGTAACTGGCAATTTAACAGGTAACGTAACAGGTAACGTAACTGGTGACTTAACTGGCAGTTCAACTGGTGCTCATGATGGTACAGTTGGAGCAACTACACCAGCAACAGGTGCATTTACAAATGTAACTGCCACAGGAACTGTTACAGCTCAAACTGGAATGACTGCTACTACAGGTAACATTCGAGTATTAAACGGAAACTTGTATTGTTTAACAACTGGTACCGGAGACGGTAGAATTGAAACAACTGTTTTTGTATCAGGCTTTGGAGCTTTTAGACGTGGACAAATTGGACAGTCAGGCGGAAGTGGCGATCCTAGTAATCCAAACAATTTTGCAATTTATACAGAAGACGGCAACTTAATAGTTAAAACTAATAGTATTCCAAGTAGTGCAACTGATACCGGCACTGAAGGTGAAGTTATTATTGGCACCGACTCTGGAACAACATATATCTATTATTGTACTGCCGCAAACACTTGGGTACGTAGTGCTTTCGCTACTTGGTAAGGAATAGATAATGGCAATCGGTGAAGTTGCACGACATAAGTGGATAACACAAGGTGGAGATATCGGGACTGTTCCTGAACTTGAGTTCATTGACATTCCGCTTGAAGTTACCAATCCAACTCAAGACAATATTATATTTGATTTAATTAGTGGTGAGTTGCCTCCTGGTGTGCAAATTGAACGTATGCCTGGTGCAATTCAAGGTGTTCCTGTTGTACTGGATCCATTACCAGTTGACGAAGCAAGAACATATCGTTTTAGTATTAGAGCTTCATCAACCTCAGGCATTGTTACAGACAGAAGTTTTGAAATAACTGTTACTAACTTATTTCCTCCTTATATTACTCCTCGTACTGCCAACCTTGGTACAGTATTTGATGGAACATATTATAAGAAACAACTAAGTGCTACAGAACCAAACCCAAATGCAGTATTGAATTGGACTGTAGCAAGTGGGCAACTACCACCAGGCATTACACTGAGTTCAAGCGGATTAATTAGTGGATATATTACAATTGAGTCCACTGATGCAGACAATGTTATTCCGGGTTACGATGCACAGAGTTCAGGTGGATCAGTAGCATTTTATGATGTAGCCGGTTGGGATACTTTAGGTCGCAGTAGAAATAGAAAATATACTTTTACTGTACAAGTATCTGATGGAAGCAGTGTTGATAGTTTAACTTATCAACTTGGTATTGCAAGTAAAATATTATTCACAGCAGACCAGGATCATACATCTATTAGCGGTAGTGCAGAACAACCAATTGCTATTAGTGCAGACAACGACGAACTCTCAATAGATGCTGACAACAGATACGTTCCGGTTATTACAACTCCTCCAGCAAGTTTACCACAAGTTAGACAAGAAAACTTCTTTGCATATAAATTTGATGCATTGGACTTTGAGGGAGACCCAATTGAGTTCCAATTTAGATTGGCTGAGGGCGGAAGTTTTGATCAAGGTGGCGGTGCTATATTTGGTTGGAAAGATCCACGCAACGGTAATGGTGTCACTGGACAATTTGAACCCAACGAAGGCAGAGCAAAAAACAACCCACGTACAGTACAGTATTTTGATACTGATGAACATGAACTAGCATATAACTTAATTACAGAAAATTATCCAGTAGGAAGTCAATTTGATATTATAGGTGTATGGTATGAAACCGACGCCGGTGTTGTTACTATATTTGAAGAAGGTGTTGACTTTACTGTTAACGTAACCAACACATTGGTTACAGTAACTGATCCTGCTGATGTTCCAGACAATGGACGTCTTGCAGTTGACTTTTATATTATATTACCAGACAATACATTTGGTGTTGGTAGCGGATTAGACGAAGGACTTTATGATCAAAGTGAAAGCAAACTTCCACCAACATTAACAATTGATGCCAATGGCTGGCTTAATGGTTATGTTGATCCTCAAGTTGAAGATAGAAAAGTATACGAATTTATTATTTCTGCTAACAAAATAGAAGATGCAACATACGAAAGTGCTCCTGTACAATTTGCTTTAACAATATTAGGTAGTTTAACTGATACAATTACTTGGGTAACTCCAACAGACTTGGGTTCACTTATTCCAGGTGAAGTAAGTCAGTTGAGTGTACAAGCAACCAGTGCCAACGGACAGGCAATTACATATAGTATTGAAGAAGACACAAAAGTTAATACACCACAAGGTTTAAGTTTAGATATATTACCAAATGGGTTTATTAGTGGACGTACCTCGTTTAGAACATTTCAAATGGATTCAGGTGTAGTTACATTTGATAAAGGTAAAACTCTTTTTGATAATAAATACGAGTTCACTGTAACTGCTACCACTGTAGACGGATTAGTTAGTAGTAACAGAACATTTACTCTGCGTCTAAATCCACGTTACACAAGACCATATGAAAACTTGTATCTGAAAGCATTGCCAACACAAGCACAAAGACAATCATTCTTGGATATTGTAAACAACCAAGCAATATTCCCAGACAACTTGATATTCAGAAAAGAAGATCCATGGTTTGGTAGAGCTAAAACTATTAAGTTCCTTGCACTTGCTGGAGTTAATCCAAGCACACTTGCAAGTTATACCGAAGCCATTGACAAAAACCATTACACTAAAAAGATTGATTTTGGTAAAGTAAAAACAGCGAGAGCAGTTGATGAGTTCTACAACGTAAAATACGAAGTAGTATATGTTGAAGTTGAAGATCCGCAAAACATCAATGATACTGATGTTACTTTGTCAAACAAAGTTGGAACAATAACTCCGCCAATGGGAGGACAGTTCTTCCTTGACAGTGAACAGCCAACAATTAACAAATACATTGACGAACAGGGTGTGGAATACGATACTATCTATCCTAATACATTTGAAAATATGAATACTAGAGTTATCAATTCATTGGGCTATAGTGCTAGAGGTGTATTCCCAGACTGGATGTTAAGTGTACAAGAAGATAAAACAGTAATTGGATTTAAACGTGCGGTGGTATTGGCTTATACAGTACCGGGTGCAAGTAAGTTAATTGCTTATAGATTAAAAAGTAATAACGTAAGTTTCAGCAAAATTGAATTTGTTGTAGACAGATACCAACTTGATAACGTACTGAGTAAAAACTTTGACATTCCGCAAAACCAGTTTCTACCAAGTGAAGAAACAACCTATGATAGACTATTAATTGGCCCAGGTGAACTACAATACCCAGTTACATATGCTGTTGAACAATCATTCGATAGTATTCATTTAAGAACCAAAGCATATATTAATGATAACCAAGCCGCCAATCCTTTATTACCTCCAGGAATTGATGGTACTAAGAATTACAAACATGGCGAAACTCTTATCTTTGCTAAACAGGAAGGTTTTGCTAATGTAGCAAGTCCTGATACAGATGGATGGGTCGAATATCAAAACTTATTTGTTGGTGATATTCCAGGAGATGGAATTGAAAGTGAAGCCGTTACAGAAAATGGCGAGCGTGTTAGCAGTAGCCTTACAAGCGGAAATGCAAATTGGACATTTAGTAATGGAACAGTAAGTATAAAAGCAACAGGGTTACCTTATCATAGTAGAGGCAATCCAGCGGCACCGTTTAATTCAGCCGCTCAATCATATAGTATGACATGGTCGAACCATGCCGGTAGAGATTATCCAAACTCAGGAACTAAAACACCATTACCATTGAACCATATTGGTTTTTGGCTAAACGGAGTTGCAATTTATAACCCTGCAGGAGGTGATCGTGCTCCAATTGGTATGTCACCTATTGCAGGAATGAACTTTAACCTTGCTTTTCAAAGTGCGACTGACTTAGGATATTCTTTTGGAGATGATTTAGCTGGCGGTCATGCAGATGTTAACGGAGTGTATAGTTATAGAGATCGCACATTTACACAATCCTGGACAAGTGGAATTGGAGCAACAGACAATTCAGTTGGCGGTAAAGAATTAGAACAAATTCCTTATATAGGTAGCAACTTAGCTCACCCTGATGGACATAGTAAAATACTTGGTTGGTCATTAGACGGATATCCAATTTACGGACCTAATGGTTATACTAACTATAACGACAATACTTCAGCAGTAATTAGAATGACTAGTGCTTGGGCTATCAAATCAGATTTTAGTCACAGGACTGGTGTTGCAAATGATCCATCAACATATCCATTGGGCATATTCATTGAAGATTTTGAACATGTAGGTGGCGGAACTCTTGACAAGTGGAACGGAAGGTATTGTGTTACACCTGACTATCCAACTGGAACTTATGCTTACTTTGTTACAGAAGATGCTGACGGTGATGCAGTTTATCCATATGTAATTGGCCAAGAGTATTACGGTTATGCAAGTGCGTTTGATATTAGCACTAGCAACAGTGGTTTAGGATTTGAACCAGCTGGCACTGATTTAATTAGTTCAGGGTCAATGACTGACTACGATGGTGTATTTGGATTTGATTCATATAAAGTTATTCCGGGTTTCCGTGAAAGAGGATTAACTATTTCACAATTACTATTAGTGAATACTGCGGCAAGTGGTTCAACTAGTTTTGATGTTGAATACCAATACGGAGCGGATCTAATAGGAAAAGCCTTTTTAGCACCTAGTAACGATGCCATACCAGATAATACAAAAATCTTACAACAACAGACAGTTGATATTAGTGTAACGCCAGGCGTTGTAAGTTTAGTTACACGTCTTGTAGTTAACAACCCAAGTACTATTGGTTTAACCAAAGGTTCACCAGTTGATATTGTATCAGCAGTAACTTCAACACAGATTGGTGTTGGAGATACTATTATTGTTGACAGTATTCCAAGCGATCTAAAACCAGGTATGAGTATACAAGGAAAAAATATACCAGCTGAAACTTATATTAGAGCAGTTGATAGTGGTACAAATAGAATCGAAACTACTAGTCAACTTAGTACAGTAGAGAGCGGTACTATAATTAGATACCTACAAACAAATCAACGTGCTGGTATCTGGAGAATCAATATCACTGGAACACAAACACTAGTAAACTTTGATCATACAGCTCATTATGCATTGAACTATAAATGGAGTGACATACATGGACAAGCCTGGAGTACATTCTTATTAAACAATCCTAATGCAATTGATGGTGTTCGTAGTATTGCTGACCTTCAAGATAAAGAACTTATTTTCCTAGGCGACATAGGTAACGAAGACGGCTGGACACCTAAGGATATATGGGACTTAACAAGGTATGATCCAGATGCAATCAGCGGAACCACTATTCCGTATCATAATAGACGTCAAGTTTGGAAACTAACATTCCAAGAAACAGATATAATTATTAATCAGAGAGTTGCACCCAGTGACGTACTAGACTTTGATGCGTTCGATGAGGATAAGCAGTTTCAACCATTTATCCTTGGTAAAGAGTATATTATGCAACTTACCCTAGTAACTGCAAAAGATGTAGAGCGTGGCGATAGAGTACGTGTTACGCTAGGAACATATAAAGATAAGGACATGTCACTTGATTTTGCTGATAATTACACTGAAACTGAAATAATTATATCAGATGAACTAGTTAGACTTGATTTTGTTCGTGAAATTGACGTTGGAACGAAGATTAAAGTAGCAAAAGGGCAGAGTTACGGTTTCTCTTTCCTAACGTATGATGCTACATTAGAGGCCGATCAAACCGTGCCAAAGTATAAATATTGGAAAGGGAGTGTAGAAGCAGAGCCCGGCACCGACAACAAAGACTATACCAGGTTTGATGGTGGAGGTACCCGTTTCTTCAATTACAGAGATAGTTATCATAAGCCTGAAGACGGTGATAAATATATTAAATTCCCACAGATAGGAGTGTTTACATAAGATGTCATCAGAAATCAACCCATTTAACATTAATGGCAGTTTTCCTATTGCAGGTCAAGACAACGATAGCCAAGGCTTTCGTGATAACTTTACTAATACCCGCAATAACTTTAACTTAGCCAAAACAGAATTAGAGGACTTACAGAATAAAGTAGTTCTCAAAAGCCCATTAAGCGGAGAGCTGGCGACAGACGCGGCTTACAATAATCTTAATGGCACAGTATTAACGGCGCCAGAACTTAAAGCATGGCGCTCAACCAAAGTTCTTAAAGATCCAGCAGGAGCCAGCGTAGACGTTGACTTCTCAGCAGGAAACTTTTATCAACTTGTAACAAATGCTTCAACAACCTTAAGTTTTTCAGGTTTTCCAAACGATGCTTATTCAGCAATACGTGTTTGGTTAACAGTTGATGCTTCACATACAGTTACATTACCAAGTGGTGTAATGGTTGGAGCAAGTACAATTGAAGGATTTGATGTAAGTAACGACAGTGTTACTTTTGCCGCAACAGGCAGTTATTTGTGGGAAATTAGTTCTTATAATGGTAGCACATTCTTTATTGAAGACTTGAGCAGAAACAGAAATGCAGTAACTACACTAGCTATTTCTAATCTTGTTACATTTACTCCATTAGCCGCTGAACCATCTGGTGCAATTGATGGCACTGTGGCAGTAGCAAACGGACTTGCCGCAGGATGGGATCCAGCTTCAGTTGGTGGAACAACATCATATCCAGTATACTATGATGGAGCCGCTTGGCACAAGATGATTTAAGGTAATTAACTTACCTTTTGGTTGATTTTTACATTGACTCCTTGTTGTAACTAATATATACTATTAGTAATTAGTTCCAAGGAGTTTTTGTATGACTAAAGAAATTGATCTCGACAAATATGCCGAGTTTGTTGATGCTGTTACTAGCAATGAAAGTAAAGCAAACAACGATTATATTATGCGTTGGACTACACTTGTAAATCAACGCAATGCCAACCTACCTCGAATGTTAACCGCATGCCTCGGACTTAGTGCTGAAGCAGGTGAGTTTACTGAAATTGTTAAAAAAATTGTATTCCAAGGCAAACCATTGGATGACGATAACATCTTTCACATGAAGCGTGAGCTTGGTGATGTAATGTGGTATTGGATGCAAGCCTGTATGGCATTAGAGCTTGATCCCAATGATGTCATTGCAGAAAATGTAAAGAAGTTAGAAGCACGTTATCCTGGAGGTAGCTTTGATACATTTCAGAGCGAAAATAGGAAAGAAGGAGATTTATGAGTTATCCTAAACGTACAGGTCCAAACAGTTGGATAGTAGAAGTAAAACAGGACGGAAAATCAAAAGAACTATACTTAGAGTTTCCGGTTGGCAGTATTGATCAAGCTGGTTGGGATGTCGGTGATGATCTTATTTGGGAAGAATTAGATGAAAAAACATGGTCAATATCTAAAAAAGAAACACAATGAGTGGACAAAGACGTTATCTAAGAGTTTGGGCTAGAACAGTTGGTATGCCAATTGGTTTAAATGATGAAGATAAACCAGAGTTTCTTCCTATTACTCAAACAGAGGTACGTAGGGCTTTAGCCTTTCGTACTTTTTGGATTGTATTACATGTACTAACATGTTTTATGATTATAGCTGGAAATGCTAAAGCATTAGGCTGGTGGTGATACCAAACCATTTAAAAATTGCAAAAAACGCAAGATACGACAATAAGTAATGTTGTATAAACGACATAAGGAGAAAACAATGTCAGCAAGTAAATCAGAAATGGAAGCACATATGGCTTCATTTTTAGCAGAGCATGAAAAATTCACTGGTGGTAATGCATCAGCTGGTACTCGTGCAAGAAAAGCACTTAGTGAAATGTCAAAGTTGGCAAAGGTAATTCGTAACGAAATTACTGCTGAAAAGAATGCACGAAAAGAAGGCAAGTAGTTTCAATGCACCCTCTTGGTAGCGATCTGTCTGAATTGAGTGACTCTGATTTACAAGAACGTATTTCAGAATTGCATCAAAAAAGAATGACAGCAAATCGAGTTGGCAGTATGGATTTACTGAGACAAATTGATATGTTGTTAGCAGATTGTAACCAAGAGGTGTACGACCGCAATGCAAAGATTATGCATAAAATGGATACTAAACGTGAAGAGAGCGGTTTAGATAAACTTATTAATGTATCGAAAAAGAAATGATTAACTACGATAAATTTGGACAAGCATATTGCACACAGGAAGATTTATGTGATGTATTATACAAAAATCCTAACCAAGATATTTCAAAGTTTCTCTTAGTACAAGAAGAAACAGATTTATATAATAAGTCTGTTGAACGTTACTTTAATCAAGTACCAACAATCAATGCATACAAAATGCTTGATGGTGACATTGAAGACTTTGATAATTTTAATCAATCCCATTGGGATATGCCCAATGAGTATAAAGAATTAGACATCTGTGCATGGTTACTTGAACAATGCAATCACGACACAGAATTACAAAGAGTAGGAGAAGAACTTTTACTCTATCAAGAAAGAGATTTATTTGACTTGCTTAAATTTCTTAAGTATTTTATTGACACACTTAGATCTAACGATATAGTATGGGGTGTTGGTAGAGGAAGTAGTGTAGCAAGTTTCGTGTTATACCTAATAGGTGTACACAAAATTAACAGTATATATTACGATTTAGATATCAGTGAATTTTTACGATAAATAGTAATATACACATATAACGGAGAATAACATGGCAGACAAATCAATGTATCGTTCAGCAATGGGAAAGAATATCGACATCGATAGTCTAAGAGTTGCAAACGAAGAATTAATTGCCGTTGGTAACATGAGAGTTAATGCAAGAGGTGATGAATTAGGGCCTGGTGGTGTAGTACTACGTTCAAGAGAAGAAGTACTAGCAGATACCAATCCGCCTTCTAAACCAACACCAACCCATGCAACAGCAACTAACCCTAATTTACCAGTCAATGCCCCCAGAAAAGAAACCCCAAAAACACCAGTGGAGGAAGCAATGGCTCAAGCACCAGTTCCAGTTGAATTTCCAGATGATCTTGGCAACGAAGATGAAGTAGTATTAAGACCAGATCCGGTCCCTGCTCCAATTCCAGATCCTCAGCCTATAGTTGCTCAACCAGTTCCACAAGTTGTTCCAGACGTAGTTCCGGCACCAACTCCACCAGTGGTTGAAGAGCCAGTGGTTGAAGAATCATCAGGATTTATTGAGCCCGGAGCACCAGTTGAAAGAACTGTTAGAGGATCATTGGCGGCATCAGTAGCAGGTGGAAAAACTGTTACGCAAGAAGCTCAGCCAAATCCAAAAAAAGCAAACGGTCCAAGGAGACTATAATTAATGGCTAAGAAATTAATGTCGGGTAAAGATCCAAAAGCAAAAGGTAAAAAAGTATCGCATGGTAACTCACATGCCAGTGCTGATGAAGTACGGTGGGACGAAACTGCACACAAATGGGTAACAAGAAATAAAGGAAACTAAAATGTCAAACTATCTACCAATACATAGTTCAAGTGGAATCAGAGCATTGCGTGATCACGTTATAGTTGAAGATATTCAATTTGGTGAACGTAAAACATCTGGTGGTATTATTGTTCTTGATGACGATGGAAAAACTCAAGGCATCCGTGCTAGATGGGCTAAAGTACATGCAGTTGGTCCAGAACAAACAGATGTTAAAGTAGGACAATGGGTTCTAATTGAACACGGTCGTTGGACACGAGCACTTAAAATTGAAATTGAAAGTGTAGTTAAAATGATTTCTCGTGCTGATAACGATGGTATTCTTGCTGTCAGTGATGATGCACCAGACGATAATGCTGAAACATGGGCATCGTCGAGTGTAATGCATGCCTAAATGGGGTGTTGAATACGAGCCGAGAATTGAAGATCCGGTTATCGTTGCAAAGTTTGATACTAAAGATGAAGCAACTGCTCATTTAGAGTATATAAAAAATGTAAGACCAAAAGCAAGTCCATATCATACAATAGTGGAGATTGATGATGCATGAAGTTCGAATACAATCAGATAAAGTTACTCAACGAGGACGTTGGGTTGGTGAAGAATCCGGAACCAGTGTTGAAGGTGGTGCGTTGAATGCAAACTATCGAGATACCGAAGCACTTGCTATTGTAGCAAATCGTTTGGGACAATATAGTTTAGAATATGGTAAAGATTTCCATTTTAAGACTTGCGGATTAGACGAAATTGTGTTAGAATTTAACGATAATAAAGATGCACTTCTCGCACATTTGAAATGGATATAACACATGAAAGAACTTTGGACAGAAAAATACAGGCCTGCAACTGTATCCGACTACGTATTTACAGACCAACAACAACGCTCACAAGTTGAAAGCTGGGTAAAAGATCAAACTATTCCACACTTGTTACTAAGTGGAAGCCCAGGAACAGGCAAAACAACTCTTGCTAAAGTTTTAATTAACGAACTAAACATTCAAGACTTTGATATTTTACACATCAATGCCAGTAGAGATAATGGTGTAGACTTTATTAAAAGTAGAGTTGAAACATTTGTACAAACAATGCCATTTGGTGAGTTTAAGATTGTTTTATTAGACGAAGCTGATTACCTCTCGCACAACGCACAAGCTATTATGCGTGGACTAATGGAAACATATCACGAAGCGGCAAGGTTTATTTTTACTTGTAATCTTCCACATAAAATTATGCCAGCATTGCATAGTAGATGCCAAGGCTTCCATATCAGTAAAACAGATCATGTTGAGTTTACTGCAAGAGCGGCAACTATCTTGGTTGGAGAAAGTGTTGAGTTTGAACTTGATATCCTTGACAGTTATGTAAAAGCAACATATCCAGACTTGCGTAAATGTTTGAATTTGCTACAAGCAAATAGTATTGAAGGAGTTCTTAGTAGCCCAGGTGAAAACGATTCAGCAGTACATGATTGGAAACTTGGTGCAGTTGATTTGTTTAAGAATGGTGACATTCTTAAAGGTAGAGAAACTATTTGTAAACAAGCAAGTGTTGAAGATATTGACGAAATGTTTCGCTGGATGTACGACAACCTTGAGCTATGGAGTGATACGCCAGATGGACAAGACAAAGCAATCCTTGCAATTCGTGATGGTATGGTCAATCATAGTATGGTAGCAGATCCTGAAATTAATTTAAGTGCAACTCTAGTAGAATTAACAACTATTAACAATGAAACGTAAAGACGTATATATAACTGCCAAGTATACCCGAGTACTTCGTGACGGTGTAGATAAGACCCTTAAAGGGTGGAAAACCGATGAAAACAACTGGTCATGGACCGAAAGAGTTGAAGTTACGAACCGTATGAAGAAGCAAAAAAAGATCGATAACCAAGTGGTAGTTAATGTAACAAAAAGAGAAGTTCTTAAGAACGATATAGGTGCAACAGGTACAGTGCCTAATTTTTGGCTTACGTGGGACTATTTCTGTCGCACAAACGGTAAGTATATACAAGAAACCATGATTCCGTTGGATGATAGATTATTTAAAGATGTAATGGCTGAAATGGATCTTAAGAAGTTTGAAGCTGAAATGCACAAGAAGCAATTAGAAGAAGATTTAAATGAACAAATCAATGTACAAACAGAAAAAGAAGAGAGCAGTTAATCCTAACATTGTTCGCCCTAATCTGTTTAGCCACGAAAAAACTATTAAAGAACAAGCTCAAACCCTTGGTGAAATGTCTCATCGTACTGACACATTGAGTCGTACAATTGAAGCACAAAATACACGAATACACAACCTCGAAACTACAGTATCGCAATTATTAGAAGTTTTACGTAGACGAGGTTAACTTAATATTTCCTTTAAAAGAAACTTACGAACAGCAAGTCCATTAGACATTTGTTCAAAGTACCTAGCACGTGGATCGTCATCGAACCATGTAGGCAATTCGTCAACCCTTGGTAACGGATGCATAACAATACACTTTTGATTTAGATGTTCAACATCGCCTTCTTCAAACTTATATGATGCCCATGCTCCACGTTCAGCTTGAACTCGAGTGATATACAATACATCAGACTCTTGTAATACTGAATAGTTAAGTTCATTAAATGAAGCAAACGAAGGATCACTATAATCCATTGGTAACTGTAAGTTTGGTGGGCTAACTAGATTTACTTTACAATTAAACATCTTAAGCACATTAACCAAACTATGCACAGTTCTACCAAATTTTAAATCGCCCATTACTGTTATTGTAAGGCCATCTAGTGTTTGATATTCTTTATATATTGTATATAAGTCAAGCAGTGTTTGTGTTGGATGTTCGCCAACTCCGTCTCCAGCATTTATAATAGGTACATCACTAACTTCAGTCGCACGTAAAGCCGAACCAACTTCAGGATGTCTAAGTACAATACAATGCGTATAACTTCCTAAAGTGCGTATTGTATCTTCTAATGTTTCACCTTTGCTAACACTAGAATACTGTACATTATTGATGCTGAGAACTTCATGTCCAAGATATTTTGCCGCCGCATAGAAACTAGAACTAGTTCGTGTACTAGGCTCATAAAATAGATTGCAAATTAATTTTTTAGTTTGAGATTCTTGGAATACTTTTAGTTTGCTAGTTTCGGACTTTTGAATTTTGTCCAATAGTAGCATTATAGATAATTTAGTATAATTGTTTAAGGTAATAAAATGTCTACCTTGTTTTATCAAAATCCGTCTCCACTTCCTTTGACGTTATATTACTTATGCTTAATTAACGCCAATAGAATCCTAAGCGTTTGGATTCGGATTGTCCATGTGCATCATAAACAGATTCTTTAAAAGTATATCCTGCATCAGCTAATGTTAAATGACTTGACATCGCATTTTCACCGTCGTCCCAAATTGGGATTATTTCTTTTGCATTCTGTGGGAACCATTCATTGTGATGTAAATGTATTTCAATGATCTTGTCTCCAATCCATTCAATATTAAACTTGAAAAGACTGTGTAAATCTTTGACTATAAATGGTGGTATTTCAAGCTGAGGTAATTCCTTTACATCAACTCTTGTCCAACTTGAGTAATGTACATTTTGATCATTCTTGTGCCCATGAAAACAACGTTGGGGATATATTTCACTTCTATGAGTTGAATAATCAATTGTTAAATGATCTCCATCAAATTTCTCGCACCAAAAGAGGCTAGGATCATTTATAGTTTCACCTTCTTTAAGAGTAACAATTTGTGTGTTGGCACTTAATCCTGACAAGTTATATATTGGGCGAATAATGTATTCACCATCATGAGGCACAGGGGTTCCTGCTGGACCGGCAACATATTCTAATTTTAACGAAAGATCAAGTTTGTTAAAATAAGATCTAAGATGCGGATAACTATCCCAGGCGTCTTTATCTTTTTTCGGATAAAATTTTGACATTGTAGTACAAAGAAGAAATAAGAGGGAAAACCCCTCTTATCTCAATAATCTATAATAACCTTTGTGTTATGAAGTAACAGTTTTCATGCGTTCTTCCCAATCAGCAGTTGCTGGATCGGGTGCAGGAAGGTCGGAATCATCATATTCTGCAGTGTCCGGTACATCACTAGAAACACCTTTCATGCGTTCTTCCCAATCAGCTGATGCAGGATCAGGTGCTGGTAAGTTATCTTCTTCACCATCACCATCCATATCAGGTTCTACCCAACGTCCGATGATATCATCCCAATGACCGTAATCGTCTGGCCACCAGTCTGGGCGGTTATCTTTGTCAGTGAAAGTAGATTCTTCAGCAAGTTTACTTGCCGCAATAAAATCTTCTTCAGTTACATTCTCAGCCATTATTTGCTCCTTTGCTCTAATTTAGCGATCCTATTTTCAAGTTCATCTATTTTACGAGAGATATTTGGATTTACCAATCTCCATGCATCCGGCTTTTGATCAAACCATGTCCATCCATATCTGTCACGAACATAATCTAAAATTGAATCCCATTTTCCATATACCCACAAACCAATATTAGTATCACGCATATATGCTACAAACAACGCACCAAATACACTTCCTATTATTCCGGTATATATCCAAGTACGATTTGTTGCCATTTCAGCAATCATGTCCCACATATAGTATCCTCTAATTATATAACAAAACTATTTAGCCAATTTATTCCCATTTCTGGGTATCTTCGTTCCAAATAGTGCCTGCTGTGGTAGTCTCGCCTAAATTTTTTGCAATTTCGATTGATTGAGCACGTTCCATAACCTCTTGGTCTGTCATTAACTTTGATGTGCTATTTTTGTAGAATTCTGTAACCAGTTGCTCAGCATCTAACCATGTTCTGTTTTCGTTGCTAACAACTTCTAATAGTCTGGCACCAACATTAAATTGATCACCTAAGGTAACTAATTCATTAGCACCTTGTTCAATCATTTCCCAGCTGTCTTGTCCAATGCCTTCCCAAACAAGATCAATACCGCCAAGATGTTCTACTGTATCTGTCATTTAATTCTTCTCCATTTTTAATAAAGTATGTTTAGTTTCTGGAATCTTAACTCTAAAGGCAATACGATACGAAGGTGTTGGAGCAAATGCCGCTGACGTTCGATGTGTTGCATAATGTGGGTAAACTATAACCCGCCCAGGCTTATTTCCAATCATCTGATTTGGCCAGCCAATATTGTACAGTTGTTTCCAATGCTTTTCCCCACTTGGTTCATCGCCATAAAAAAAGAACTCGTTACCCCACGATGGTTTCCACTCTTCGTTTGCAATAAAAAGTACAGTATAATATTGATCTTGTCTTGTAAAACCAGGACCTGAATCTTTGTGAATTGATCCAAGTATTCCGGACTCAGTTAAACTGCTTCTACTATGTCCGGCGATTACTCTTCCTTCTCGAGCATTTAGGTAACATGTAAATTCTCTCTTATTCCGAGGACAAGAATACTTGTCGTAAAAATCCACACCGTCTGAGTATCTATCACCTGAGTCATGAGTTACTACGTCTTTACTAAGATGTGGAGCAACTTTACTCATTTGACGTAACACACTTCTGCTTTTTTCTCTTATACCCAAACCGCCAATGCCTTCGGGTATACCATCTAAATTAGCAAGAGAATTAAATACTCTATCATTGATGTCAGTCCATAATTTATAAATCAGTGGATTTCGTTCCATTGTGCTTTCGGTATCCCATCCAATTGGATGTCTCCACATTGATCTAATTATAGCACTTGCATGGTTGTCTCCACGTGGATCAAAATCGTTTTGGTGATGCATTTTTAAAATACCTGCATACCATTTTACATCTAGACACCATTCTGAAATGTCTTTGTGCTGGTCTCTGGGTATAATATCATCAAAATAAGTGGGTTGACTGTACATACTAATACTTATTGGCGAAAATAGAGGTTGCATTTTTTTTCTATTGGATATATACTAATAGTACACAATGAGAGGTGTCACAAATTGATAGAAGACTTTGAGCATTGGTGTTCTGAGAAATGGTACGAACATAAACAGGAAAAGAAAGACTGGGAACGATTAAGTGTTCTACCATACACACAAGAACAGTACATCGAAAAAAACTCCGTATTTTTACGTAAATTATACGAAGATAAAGTTAATAGGGATGATTCTAAGAATACGGAATTGTGATCCAATAATTAAAGAAGCGGTTCGTGCTTATGTAGGTTTCGCTGGTCCGATACTCTTTGGCCGTAGGCTATCTAAAAACATTAAAGTATCAATTTGTTTCAGTAACAAAATATCTGATTGTGGCAGTGCAATGCCAAACGACGAAAAGTATTATCCTCGTTCATTTTTAATACACTTACATTCTGATTCAAAGTACACTGAAACGTTACAGACTCTTGGACACGAACTTACCCATACTAAACAGTTTGCCAGAGGCGAGTTGAGGTATCCTAGTACCGGACATACTGTATGGCACAATAAGTTGTATAAGGACGAGGAAGTTGCATATTATCGTGAGCCATGGGAAATTGAAGCATTTGGCGAAGGATACTGTTTGACTCAGCTATTTTTTGAAGAATTACCCCAATACCATCCTAAATTAAGAGCAAAAATATTAACTCATTCTAGCTAAGTCATTGATATACAACAAATCTTTTTTCACATTTTTGGTTGACATTTTGGTAAAAGTATCGTATACTGTATAGACAATAAGGAATTAGGAGTTACCCATATGTACTACCGTTCAAAAAAAATGATGAAGATAAAGAAGCAACCAATGCATAACATGGACAATGTCCTTGGTTTTGTTGTACGTGTTTTTAATGATCAAGGTAATATGGTTGTTAAGGCTCCAGTATGGGGCGAGCAAGTTGCTAAGGAAGACCAGGGAAAATCCAATAAAGAAAAGGTACTGGCCTTGCTTGAATCTGGTACTAAGCCTAGCAAAGAAGAAATTGATGAAGGTCGTAAAATGGCGTCACAGTTGCAGGGCAAGATTGTTCTAAACGAATTGTCCGGTGTTCGTACTAACGATTTTATGGCCAATGTTAATACAAACTCACAAGGTGATGAGATTGAACAACGTGCTATTGGTATTGTAGTGTGGTTGCCTAAGATTGCTAAAGACCTTGATACCGCAGAAAAAGAACAAGAGACAATGCAGGTAAGCGGATCTACAAGCGAGTTTATTGGCAAGGTCAAGGACAAACTTACATTAGACATCGTTCCTATTAAAGTTCGCAAGGTAGTGTCTATAGGTAAGTTTAGTGTTACTGGTACAGTTGATGGTAACTTAGTTACTTTTTGGCATAGTGACGAACCAGAAGTTGGTAAGCAAATGACAGTGTCGGCTCGTGTCAAAGAACACAAGCAATGTCAGTACCACTTCCAAAACAATGTTACTCAGCTTCATTACGTAAAGGTTGCATAATGGAACACCCAGCAACATATGAAATTAGCCGCGATGAGTGGTTGACAATTAACAGGGCTTTGTGTGGAGCAAGGTTACAAATGAATAATATCCCGCCATATGGTGTTGACCGTAAAGCACAGGTTAACGATTCATTAGATATTATTTCAAAGATTTATCAACAAGCAAAGGAGAAGACAATATGAAGTTAAAAGGTGCAATGACAGTCCTTAAGAAGGACATGGAGTTCTTAGGATTAACATTTGAAGAATTGTGTATCTTTATTGAACGTAATCCGTATGCTATGAAGAATAGCACTATTGATGCATACACAGTTTATAAAACGCAGACGCAAGGATGAACTGCTATCATTGTGGGACAGAATTAATTTGGGGTGGTGACCATGATTGTGATGAACACATGGAAGACTATCTAATTGAAACAAATCTGTCATGTCCTAAGTGTAATAGTCTTGTAATAGTTTATTACCCAAAAGAAGAAGGAGAAGATGTTTGACCCCTGTGCTTTACATATTAATGCGAACTGATCTGGACAGTATGAATCCAGGCAAAGCAATGGCACAAGCCAGTCATGCTAGTAATGCATTTGTTAACCACGATATGAACGTCAACACTATTATCGGTCACATCGCCAGCAACATGAGAGAGGACTGGAAACATCAGACTGAACAAGGGTTTGGTACTGTATTGGTATTAGGTGTAACAGAAAGTCAAATGCGAACCGCGGTCACAGTTGCAACAGTATCCAACTTTGTAAGTGGTATAGTACACGATCCAACCTATCCATTACGCGATGGTGACACCACACATTTTATTCCACTGGATACATGTGGTTATGTATTTGGTGACAAAGATGATCTATTGCTACAATCGATCTTGGGCAATTTTGAATTGCACTATTGAGGAATAAGAATTGAAAATTAAAAAGAAGATAATACTTACAGATGCAGATGGTGTATTGCTTAACTGGGAATATGCTTTTAACGTCTGGATGGACCAACATGGCTTTGAAGAATTGCCTGATGCAAAGTTTAATTATGATATGGGAGAACGATACGGTATTCCTAAATCGCAGGTTGCAAAGCTAGTCAGGATATTCAATGAGAGTGCCGCAATAGGCTTCTTACCAGCATTTAGAGATGCAATGTATTATGTGAAACGTTTACACGAAGAACATGGATACGAGTTTCATTGTATTACGAGTTTGAGTTTAGATGCTAATGCTTACAAGTTACGTAAAATGAATTTAGATAAATTGTTTGGCGAAGGTGCATTTACCAAACTGATCTGTTTAGATACTGGTGCTCCAAAGGACGAAGCATTATCTAAATACAAAGACAGCGAAATGTGGTGGCTTGAAGATAAGCCCGAGAATGCAGAAGCAGGTATTGCACAAGGACTAAAGCCTGTACTGTTTGAGCATGGCCATAATATGAATTACCGCAATGACTTGATACCAATCGTAGATAGCTGGAAACAGTTTTATAAACTTGTTACCAAGAAGTAGTGTTCTATAACAGAACACTACCTCCTCCTATGCTACATTATCACAGATCTTTATAAAGTCTAAGAATCTCTGTTACGGCTGGATCACGTTGAATATCTGTACCTGTAAATTCTACTCCTGTAATATGGTCTAGTTTTCCATAATTGTCAACTAAACGTTTAAAATCTAATAGACCGTTCTCAGGATCTTTGCGATCCGCTTGTCTGGTATCTCCAGTGACAACAATCTTACTTCTTTCGCCTAAGCGGGTCAACAACATTTTCATTTGACCTGGGGTCGCGTTTTGCATTTCGTCTGCAATAATATAGCTATTCTTAAATGTTCGACCTCGCATAAAAGCTAGTGGGGATATTTCCAATACAGAATCTTCTAGCATTTTATTGATTTGGGCTTTCGTGTAGTATTCTTGAATATAATCAAAAATTGGTCTAGTCCATGGAGCCATTTTTTCATTTAAGTCTCCTGGTAGGAACCCATGTTTCTCATCATCAACTCCCACAGCCGGGCGAGTAACTACGATTTTATTAAATTCTCCTTCTCGTAATAATTTTAGGGCTGTAATCACGGCAAGCATTGTTTTACCAGTGCCTGCTGGTCCTGTTGCAAAAACAATCTTGTTTGTTTCCGATTCTAACATATCTATATATGTTTCTTGTTTAAGACTTTTAGGAATAAGTGTGATTTTAGTCTTCTTTTGACGGTATCTGTCAAAATCAACTACATTCTGATCGAATGCTGGATGCTGATAGTTTTGTTTGGATTCGCGTTGTTTACGAGCGAGTGCTCTCTTTTTTCTAGACAATTTGTTAGCCTCCTATGCTTGTTATGGTGTCCACAGCTAGGAATCTTACATTGGTTGCTAAACTTATACGTGGACGTTAACAACCAGTGTAAGGTCTGTGTCCACTATTAATATTTAAACCTATGACATCAATCATAAAGTGTACATTTAAGATTGACCTTATCGAAGCTAATTATATGCCACATAAGATTTGTCCAAAGGTAAATACACTAAACAACAGAAGGTGCCCAAGATGTCATCAGCCGCAGTATTACACGACATTATAGATAACGTCAAAAACATATATCAAAATTCAAGTAGTATTAGTACACTTATGGATTTTGAACGTGTACTTGATACTCTTGACTTATATAGTTTTAAAAATTGGCAATCAGGTGAAATTGTTGAAGGTCCTATCTTTGAAAAGTATTTTGTTACTGTTACATTAATGTTTCCATATAGAAAAATGCCCGACCCCGACGGAGCACAACGTTTATTAGATTATGATTGTCATGTAAGATTTCGCAGGAGTGAACTTGAATCACCAGTTCAAGTTAAAGGTCCTGAAGATTACGAAGGTGGCACAAAGTATCCTAAAATGGAACGTTATCCAATTTGGTTAGTTGAAATTGTTATGACAAAATCATTGATGTCAGAAATTTCACGTGGTAGTGTTGAAATACAAGGTGATCAAATCAATGTTGAAGAATTAGAATCTGCTTATGAACAAGGCGCTGACGAACAAGAGGTGTCAGGTGACGTTGTAGCAGACAATGATGCAACAGGTGACGAAGTAGGGAGTGAAGTAGCATAATGAATTACAATCTACGAGAAGGTTTAGAAATAAACGATCTAAACAGAGGTTTAGTTGAAAAGACTGTACAGATTGACCGCTTCAAAAGTAAAATTGGTAGAGACGAAGATGTCTGCGTAATGAATTTTCTAGTCAATGGAAAAGAACCTGCATTAGATTTAATGGGTTTTATTGAAAGAGGCTATGATTTTGTAATTGACTCAGATACAAGCCCAGGAGAAAACAAAGACGGTTCATATGAAGTATTTGTTGAAATGGATCGTGACGAAAAACTACACGAGAATATTTTAAAGATTATTTCCCAAGTATGTAACTTAACTGAAAACAAGGAAGAAGATTGGTCCTTTACATATCGTGGAAATTTTAAAGATGTGTCTCAACTAACTGCTGAATCTCTAGAAGAAAAAGTTCCATCAGACCCAAAGATATACAATGAAAAGTATGCTGATGAAGAAATTGCTAAACTAAAAGCAATGGCCCACTTGAAAGTGGATAGCAAGGCCCCCCAAACAGAAGAGATGAATGCAATTAGAAGAGCCGCTGGTATAATTTAATTATTATCATAAGGTGAACTAATTTTGGATTTTATTACTGTCGTATATGCAGATGAGATAGATATGCTCGTGACACAAGGTCGCAGTATAGATCTGTATGCTCCGGATATAGCAGAAAATATATTTGTAATTGTGAATGACGAAGAAAGTGTTAACATTGAAATTGATAAACTTTGGTGGGGAAGCCAACGTAGTCGAGTTCACATTCTAAATAGAAAACAGATTAGTTGTACTCCATATGGAACTGGTTGGGATAGCCAACAACTATGTAAACTGGTAACAGCAGGAATGAGTAAAGAAGATTATGTATTAATCTTTGATGCTAAAACTTGGTTTGTTAAACCATTTAATACTGCTGATATCTTTCCAGAACCAAATAAAATTAATGTTGCGATGCAAGAAATACAACCAGTATTTAAAACTGGTTGGGATTGGCTTGTAAAAGAATTTAACATAAAAGATCCAGGGTGTCAACCTGGTCCAGCTGGCGTTCCAGCAATAATGAAGCCTCAGGCTGTAAGGCAACTGTTTTCTTACATTGAAAACAAATACCATCAAAGTTTTAGAACTTGGTATAGAGAATATAGCTTAACTCCTACGTTCATCACCGAGTTCTTATTGTATGCAAGTTGGATCTATATGAGCGAGGGGTATTCGCAGTACACTGGAGAGCAACCTTGGAATCCAGTGAATATTGCTAGAGATGAGGGGAAACTGTTTAACCAGAAACTCAATGAAATGAAAAACGATAATACATTAACTGCAAGTATACATGCAGATTGTAAATTATCAGCAAAACGTAAAAAAGAATGGAAGAGCTTTTTACAGGAAAAAGGCTTAACCCAGGAATAAATATGTGCATAGCACTAATAATATGAGGAAGTATCAAAATGAACTTTGAATTTACAGAAGACCAACTGGACCAAATGGTACCTAGGTGTAAGCATACAGAAGAGCTTTACGAAGCACTATTAGATGTATGTCCCCGTTATGAAATTAACACTGAAGACCGTTTAGCGGCATTTGTTGCTCAGTGTGGTCATGAAAGTGCAGATTTTAATACACTTAAAGAAAATCTAAACTATTCTGGAGATGCATTATGTCGTGTGTGGCCTAGACATTTTGACCAAGACAATAAAGAGTTTTATCATCGTAACCCAGAACGTATTGCAAATCGTGCATACCGTGATAGAATGGGAAACGGCAGTGAAGAAAGTGGTGACGGTTGGCGTTATAGAGGACGTGGTGCTATCCAACTAACTGGTTGTCATAACTATACCAAGTTTGCTGATTACAACGAAATGGATGTTGGAGATGCTGTTGAGTATCTTGAAACTCTTAAAGGAGCAGTTGAAAGTGCGGCTTGGTATTGGCTAGAGCATGGATTAAATGAAATGGCTGACGACAGAGATAACACTAAAATGACAAAGAGAATCAATGGTGGAACACATGGCATTGAGGATCGAAAAGAAAGACTCATCAGGAACCTAGAGGTTCTGTTAGGATAAAAAAATGTTTGCGAGTATTGGATTAAAAATTGCAATAGGAATTGGTATCATTGGAATTGCTGGTGGTGCGTGGTTCTATGTACAAAACCTACAATCTAAATTAGATTTAGCGGCAGAACGCCAGGCTAGAACAATGGATGTAGTTAATTCTCAAGTGGCGGCACTAAACCAATTACAAGAAGATATTAAAAAAGTGCAACAAGTAACCAATACACTCAACGAGAAAATAGCAGAAGCAAACGCATCTGTAAGTAAACTTGACGATAAATTTAACAAGAATAGCTCAGGTAAGGCAAGAGATATCGGCAAGGATGCAGAAGCAAAACCCGAAGTAGTAGAGAAAATTATAAACAGAGCAACTAAAGATGCAATTAGATGTGGTGAACTCCTTACCGGTGCACCACTTCTTCCTAAAGAAACTAACAGTCAATGTCCCGAGCTAACTGTAACTAACTTTAAAAAAGAAGATAAAGCAGATAACAAGGAAGACATTAGGAAGTCAGTAAAATGAAAAAAATAATTTTAATTGGAGCACTGTTATTTGTAATGACTGGTTGTTCTAGTATCAAAGAAACACTAGCAATTAAACCTGAGATTGTAGAGAGACCACCATTGGTACTTCCAGACTTAGTACCAGCAAAAGGATATGACTTTAACTTTATTATTATTACAAAAGATAACTTTGATAAAAAACTTAAAGAATTAAAAGAAAGCGGAGTTGATGTTGTTTATTTTGCATTGACAGATGAAGGTTATAAAGCATTAAGTTTGAGCGTTGCAGAGCTAAGACGCTACATTGCACAACAGAATGCAACAATTCGTGCTTATAAAGAGTACTATCAACCCGACGAACCTGCTAAAAAATAATAAATACTAGTGTCAAATAGTTATATGAGGTTCAACAATGTCAGAAGAGCAACAAGTCAAGAAGAAACTTGACTGGTGGTGGCACGCCCCCGAATACTTTAGTAGATGGAGATTATTTCCACGTGCTTTTATTAGCATGTATATCTACTTGCTTTATACTGTGGTAACATGGTTTATGGCACTCGAAGATCCAAACATGAATCAAGCAGGTTTAGTATCAGTTGTGGTTGGTGCTGGTGCCGCATGGTTTGGATTATATGTTAACAGTGTTGGTAGCAACAAAGAATCAGAAAGTCCTTTGATGCGAGTTAATACAACGACATCAACAACTACAAGAACAGTTGAACCAGTATTTTCAGACGCAGACAGAAAAACAAAACCAAAGCCTAAACCTAAGGCAAAGCCATCGTCAAAGTCAAATAAATTTGATATTAAGTAACTATGCTTAAATAGATGTGCAATGACACATTACCAAACGCTTGGCGTTCCGAATACAGCCAGTCCTGATGATATTAAGAAAGCATTCCGTGTATTAGCTGGAAAGCATCATCCTGATAAGGGCGGCGACGAAGAACAGTTCAAAAAAATTAATCAAGCACATGACGTACTAAAGAATCCTCAAACACGGAACCAGTACGATGCAGAGTTACAATTTGGCCATCAGGGTGGTCCTTTTCGTGCTGGCAGTGGAGCCAGAGGTCCTTTTGGTGGTAACTATGCTGGACCCGGAGGTGTACATTTTGGTTTTTCTAACGATGGCATGAATGCCGGAGGATTTGCTGATGGATCATTTCCTGAAGATATTGCTAACTTGTTTAGACAAATGCACGAAGGTCGCGATCCTAATCCTAACATGCACACAAAGCAAAGAGATAAACGCAACAGAGATGTGCGTATCCGAATGAGTGTATCACTAGAGTCTTTGCTTGAAGTACAAAGTAAAACTATCAATGTACAAACCCCAGAAGGCCCAGGAGAAGCATTGTATGTTACTATTCCAGTTTCAGCACGTAACGGAACTAAAATTAAGTATCCAGGTTTGGGAGACAACATGTTTAAGAGTATTCCCAGAGGTGACTTATATATCGAAATAGCAGTTGACAACCATCCTAATTTTGTATATAATAATGATGACTTGCACACACAAATAGAAATAGATTCCTTCACCGCTGTTACAGGTGGCGAAAAAGAAATTGTAGGATTAGATGGTAATAGGTTTATGTTAAAGATACCTCCAGGTACACAACATGGAGCAAAATCACGAATACCAACACAAGGACTTTATAGGAATAATCATAAAGATACACGAGGTGACTTGTATATTATAACTAATGTTATAACTCCAACACTAACTGAGGAGCAAATACGCTCAGTAAAAGACCTGGCTAAAAGTTTTAAATAACTATAATTAACGAAAGAGATTGATATATGATACAAACCAATCCAGAGATTGAAAACATTGTACAACTAGCCACAAACTATGCGGCAACAAATCAACACGAATATGTAACACTAGAGCATCTACTTTATGCTATTTGCAGTTATAAACCTTTTTATGATTTGTTAGAAATACAAAACACTGACACAGATGGTTTACTTGCAGACATTGATCATTATGTAAAAGCACAAGCACATCTTGTACCCAAGGAAATGAAGAAAGAAATCATTCCACGTAAAACACATGCACTTGAAAGAGTATTTAATCGTAGTTTTACACAGGTACTTTTCAGTGGACGTAGTCATGTACAAGTAATAGATTTGTTTCTGAGCATTGGACAAGAAAATAATAGCCATGCTGTTTATTTTATGGTCAAGTATGGTATAAATCGTGGAGAACTAGTTGACTTGTACAATGAACGCTGGAGTGGAATTACTACAAGACAAGTAATGGCAGAAAGTCAAGCGGATCATGTATTAGCAGAGTTTTGTGATAACTTAAACAAACAAGCAGTTGATGGCAAAATTGATCCAGTTATTGGCAGAGATTTTGAGATTGAAGAAATTACCGAAGTACTAGCAAAACGTAACAAAAGTAATATATTAATGGTGGGCGATCCTGGTGTAGGTAAGACTGCTATTGCAGAAGGACTTGCTAAAAAGATTGTCGATAAGCAAGTGCCAGATTACTTGATTGACTTTACAGTATGGAATTTAGATATTAGTACATTACTTGCTGGAAGTAAGTATCGTGGAGAATTTGAAGAAAAACTACAAACAGTTATTAAAGCATTAAAAGCCAAGAAGAAAGTTATCCTGTTTATTGATGAAGCACACCAAATGCGTGGTGCTGGAGCAGGAAGCGGAAGCAGTGTTGACTTCTCTAATATGATTAAGCCAGCTATTAGTAAAGGTGAAATTAAAGTTGTTGCAAGTACAACATGGGAAGAATACAGCGAATCATTTGAAAAAGATCGTGCATTAATGCGTAGATTTTATCGTATGACAATTGAAGAACCTACGTCAGATGTAACAAAAGACATACTACGTGGATTAAAGCCTTATTTTGAGGAGTTCCATAACGGTGAAATACATGACGATGCATTGGTTGCCGCAGTGGATCTAAGTGTGAGGTATCAAACTGATAAGAAGTTGCCGGACAAAGCTATTGATTTAATTGACACAGCCTCAGCAAAAGTTAAACTTAAAAGAAGTAATTTTGTATTGCAACGCAAAGATATTATTGAAGCAGTTAGCAAGGCAACTAAAATTCCAGTCGACCAACTAGGAACCGATCAAGGCAGTGTTGGTATTAGTAAACTTGAAGATCATATTAAGAGCAAACTATTTGGTCAAGATCAAGTGGTTGATACATTGTTAGAAACTATCTATGTTAGCAAAGCCGGACTTAAAGCAATTAACAAGCCAATTGGTAGTTTTTTGTTTATTGGTCCTACAGGCACAGGTAAAACTGAACTAGCCAAATTAATAAGCGAACACATGAATATGAAATTGCTTAGATATGATATGAGTGAATACCAAGAGAAACACTCTGCCGCAAAACTAATTGGTGCACCTCCGGGTTATGTTGGGTATGATGATGCAAATCTTGGAGGAGGGTTATTAGTATCTGATATTGAGAAGAATCCTAACTGTATTATATTGTTTGACGAAATTGAAAAAGCACATAGAGATGTTAGTAATGTATTATTAGGATTATTAGATGAAGGTTCAGTTACTAGTTCAAATGGTAAGAAAGCAGACGCTCGTAATGCTATTATTATATTAACTTCAAACCTTGGAGCAACTGCTGGAGATCAGAATGCCATTGGCCTTGGTAGAGATTTTGAAAAAGTTGGAGAAGACGATAAGGCTGTTAAACAATTCTTCAAACCTGAATTTAGAAACAGACTTGATGGAGTATGTAAGTTTAATAAACTTGAAACAATGGCAATTAAAAAGATTATTTGCAAGTTTATCACTGAACTAAATGAATTACTTGTTGAGAAAGATCTAAAAATCCGTTTAACAGAAGAAGCAATTAAACATATTGCTGATGTTGGCTACGATCCTAAGATGGGAGCAAGACCATTACAGCGAACAATTAACAATCTTATTAAAATTCCGCTAAGTAAAAAGTTAATATTTGAATCAGTAGAGCCTAATCATATAATTATAGTTGATTACGTTAATGACGAGATTATTTTTAACGTTAAGTCTACAGAAGTAGACTTTGACCAACCTAAAGTGAACAACGATGGATACATCATACTGGATCAGTTTAAACCAAAAAGTTAACATACTTGAAAGTACAAAGGTTTATTTCAAGGAGTTTACTTGTAAGGCAAAGTATTATTGCCCAGGAGGCATGTACCTCAGAGAACAATCCCAAACACATTGGGGAGAACCGCTTGTTTATGTTGATATGCGTAAAGAAACATATCGTCGATATAAACAGATAGGTAGTTGGGCACCTGCAGGCAGAGAATTTGAATCTATCAATAGTACGCAATTAGAAAAAACTCGCATTGCACTTGGAATGTCCGACGAAATGTCATTCAAGTTCAGAGTTGAAGAACCATATTTTGCTCTTTATACTACCAACGAACAAGACCTTAAAACACTTGTTAGTAGAATTGATTGCAACAATAGAATACACGAAGTTTCAGTACCTCATAGTACACAAGCATCAGAAGATTTAAAAAATAATATTATATATCGTAAACGAGATGTAGGATATCAATACAGAGTTACAGTACGTGATCGTTACAAGAGAGACACTGTTTCAATTACCTTTAAGAATTACCTTGACAATTTGGGTATTGATACAGTTAAAATATCACGCACAGTAGCAAGAACACTTTCAAAAGGAAGATTTTCGCAGGTTTGGTTTTACTCAAACGATCTAACATTTTTGCCAATGTTGGAACTGATCTACCCTTCTTCCATTTTAAAAGTTGAAACAATCGAAATTATATAAGTAAATAAACATAGTATATAATCAAGGAGGCATGAATGGCCAAAATTATAGAACAGGTAATAGCTATTAGATTTAGCAAACTCGCAAAAGAATCAGACGCAGGTGATTCTAGCATAATCCCAGCTGATCTCCAAAACAACCTAGAACAGGTTGCACAAGAGTTAGCAGGTGAAGGTGTAATTGTTGAGATTGAGAATCTAAATGCAGGAGCCTAAACCCGAGCTTGAAATTGTTACTGAGCTTCCTGAAGACGCAGTTCCGGTAGATTTCTCAAAATATCATTTGCATATTGCAATGCCGTGTTTTGCTGGACAAGTAAGCGAAGCAACAATGAGCAGTATGTTCAAGTTCATATTGGCCGCTCAAGATTTAAAACTCAATTGGAGTTTTGATAGCATTTCCAATGAGTCATTGGTAACTCGTGCTAGAAACAATCTTAGTGCTAAGATGATGTACAATCAAAATGCAACTCATTGTATGTTCATTGATGCAGACATACGTTTTGAGCCATTGAGTATATTTCAAATGATTGCCGCAGATAAAGATGTTATTGGCGGACTATACCCTAAAAAAGGATACCCAGTCTCTTATGCAGTAAACTTAAATGAACAGACTGATATACAAGGAGACATATTTACAGTTGATAGCATTGGAACAGGATTCTTAATGTTTAAGAAAGACGTATACTTAAAGATATGTCATGCTAATCCAGAAACCAAATATGTTGATGAAGTATTTTATGGTAAAGAGTACGAACCTTTTATGTATTCTATTTTTGATACTATGATTATTAATGGAAGGTACCTAAGCGAGGATTGGACTTTCTGTGAACGATGGAAAAGAATTGGCGGAACAATTTGGGCACACGGTAAAGTATTATTAGATCACACTGGATATCATGAGTTCCTTGGTGATTTAAGTAAGCTACCCGACTTTGCACAACCACGCGGAGATATCAGTGATATTGAACCCGACGGCGAAGTTCCAGATGCATTGCGTAACACATTAAAAATGTTACGTCCTGAAAAACTACCTGAAAAAGAGGAAAAATAATGTCAAACGACAACGAAAATATTGATTTTACTATTGAGATTAGTGGTCAGTACTGGGATAAGAAACCAATGTATAGCATTTTAGTCAATGATGTTGAAGCCGTAGGGCCAACTGAGTTTGATGCACCTAGTAATGAAAGAAAAGAAATTGCATTCTCAGTTCCTTTGCCAGGATCAAATGAAACAGAATGCTTATTAAAAATTAACCTTTTAAATAAAGAAAGCACTGACACTAAAAAAGACAATTATAACGACCCAGACAACTATAATATCATTGACGACATGTTGTTAACTGTACATGATATTTCAATTGACGGAATTAAATTGCCTGTTGGTGCTGACTTTGGCGATAAATCAGACGATGTTGGATATTATCAAGTTGACGAACCAGTAACATATAAAGGTGAAGAAAACGTATCAACAATTCCAGGTTGTACAACAATGGGCTGGAATGGATCATATTGTTATAAATTTAGTACTCCAGTCTACCTCTGGCTCTTAGAGCAAATATCTTAAGTTTGTAAACTAACATAAATACTGCAACGGAGAGAATTTAGATGTTTGTTGCAGATTCAATAGAAGATAAATCGGTCGTAGCAATACTTCCAGGTAGATTTCACCCTTTTCACAAAGGGCATGCCTATATGTACGAAACTCTTGTTAGCCAATTTGGCAGAGACAGAGTTTGGATTGCAACAAGCAACAAAGTAGAACTTCCAAAATCCCCGTTTTCATACAGTGACAAGTTACAAATGATGCAACTTGCAGGTGTTCCTGCGGATCGTGTTGTTGAAACACGTAACATGTATACTGTTCCTGAATTAACAGATTCATTTAATAAAGAAAACACAGTCATTATCTTTGCTGTGAGCGATAAAGATATGGCCGAAGATCCCCGTTTTAGTTTTAAACCTAAAAAAGATGGCAGTTCTTCATACCTACAACCACTTCCCAGAGATTTAAAAAATGCAGAAACTATGGACAAACATGGTTATATTTCTGCGATTAAAACATTAAACTTTACAGTACTTGGTGAGCCTATGCGTAGTGCTACTGAAGTTCGCTCATTATACGCAAAATCAAACGATGAAACACGTAAATCTTTGATCAAGGATTTATTTGGCGGGTACAATAATGAGGTTAAAGCTATCATGGATGCAAAATTACAAACCAACGAACAACAGAGTATAGAAGAAGGATACGGCTTTGCGTCAAAGACTAATCTTGAAGAAGATTGGAAAAAAACTTTGGCCGCGGCGGCAGTAGCAGTAGGAACCTCAACTGCACCAATGCCTGCTCATGCTGATGCAGATATCCTAAGTGCAATTACCAAACTTACAAGAGCATTTGGTAGCATACAACGTATCACTCCAAATAGTGTTAAAGGTGATATCAAAGGTGAAATTGGTAATCAAGCTCGTCGAGGAGATGCAAGTTCACAAAATCTTACAATACAAAATAGAGGCAAGACACAAGTTTCTAAATTTAATAAATGGGACGGAAAACTTGGTAACCAAGAAAGTATTGAAACCGAAGCAGTGTTTACCCCAGACGATACTATTGTAACAGATATTATGACCAAACTTGCTTCACTTGTTAAGAGGCCAGCAGGACAAAGTATGATTGGTCGCATGTTTAGCAAAAAGCCAGAACAGCCAACAGAAGTAGAAATTAAATTTCCAACAGGAAGAATGTCAGTTGATAAGTTTACTGCTAAAGCAGTACTTGATGCTTATGCTAAGATTAACCCTAAGAATCAAGGTAACATGGATCAACTGTTAGGCACGAAACAAGGGTTTAGTCAAATTGTTGACAAGCTAACAAAAGATGGAAAAATTAGAGAAGGTGTAGACATAAACGTTGCATTAGGGCAAATTATATTAGAGTCTAAAATTAACGAATACGGAGTCGGAATTATTACAAAACAAAATTCTACTCCAGATGTAAAACCCGGCGAGACACAAAGACAAGCCGCAAAGTTTGGTAATAAACTAAACAAGAAAGGTTTACCGCCAATGGTAAACGAACAGATTAAAACTATTAATAAAATAGGCGAAGAACTATATCAAATTGATCGTGATGATCCTATGCTTAAGAGTCAAGTTCTTGTTCCAGGCGTAGGTAGAATGAATATAGATTCTTTACATAAAAATTTAGCTGAAAAGTTTTTAGACTTAGCTGACAAAATGAAAGCAATGAGTCCAGAACAAGCCGAACAAGCAAATTATCTCTTGCAAAAAAGTCCGTTACGTGTTATGTTAAATGCACTAAGTGATGCATATGCAGAGCTTGAAAATGTTCGACGCAAAGGTGGACGCAACAGCAGAGGTATTGGTGCATGATACACGAAGTCAGTTTTAATATATTCTGCAAACATGAAACACACGAACAACCTGTATATCGGCTATGGTGCAATGGTACATTACTAACTGAACGTAAATTTATATGGGAAACACATAAAAACTATTTAAATGAATTAGTTACTGTTAACATAGACGAAAATACACGTAATAATATCGTTGTTGAAAACATAAGTAAGTATGGGCAGTTTAAGGTAGATGACGTACAGATTGTAACGCCAAACGTAAATACAACATTTGCAGTTACAACCAAAAATCCGGAAGTTATCGAATCCGACAATATTGCTGTTACAGCATAAATAATAACAATATAATAACATAGGGTGTTAATAATATGAAATCATCACATTTTGTTGCTGAAAGATCAGATATGTCAGAAAAAGCACTGACAATGGATCTTGACCATGAAGTTCAGATGGCAAGACAGCAATGCTACAATGCGGCAAAAGACGCAATTAGAATTCATGAACTACTTAAAGAACGCAATGAAATTGAAGGATTAGAAGGTTGGATACAATCTAAGATTACACAAGCACACGAGATGCTTAGTGCCGCCGCTGATGCCCTTGAATACGAACAAATTGAAAAAAGCCAAGATGATGTAGTAGCTGTTCCAGATGTTGACCCTATGGCATTTGAAGAGAAAGCTGAATCATTATACAACGAAGCACTAGATGAAACAACTTCTTCATCTGGTATCGCTGTTGGAGGAAGTAATGTTTTACCTATTGGAGACCCTCCGTTAAAAAGAAAAAAATCTAAAAAAACTGAAGCGGAGAAAGTATAATGAGTGATTTTTATAAATTAGTCGAGCATCTACGTTCACTGGAAGACCATAATGAACAGACAACCAAAACTCTACACGAAAATAGAATGGGCTTCAAAGACTTAGATAAACTAGGCAGAGATAATGCTAGTAAAGTGGACCACGAAGCCCGTCGCCAGGGCAGTGCTGACATGGAGCCAGGTGATGCTGATCGACTACGTTATAAAGTAGCAAAAGAAATGGGATTAGCAGAAGTAGAAGAACAAGGTAGATCATTCCAAGACCTTCTAACTTTAATGGACGACGAAGTTGTTGAAGCTTTTGATAAAGTGGATAGAATTACAGATCCACAAGAGCTCAACCTTTACGATGAAGAAGACATAGAAGCCGCTAGTAACATGAGTGCAGAAGAACTTAAAGACGAGTTGTTGATGGATATCTATCATTTAATGGATATGGCCAGTGATGACTTTACTGATAATGATCATATTGCAGATGAAATGGGCGATTACTTTGCCAACATGCATGTGAAAGGTGACGATGCATCATTAAGTTGTTATGCCGCAATGAGAGACATGATTGATGCAGATCCAGCAGACGTTTATGAAACAGGTAAGCAATGTCTTAAAATATTAGGTGCTCAGGAACATGAAGATAATGTTCGTGGCAATAAAGGACCAACTAAGTTGGCCGTCGGCAAAAGAAAAATAGAATCACGTGGGAAAGCAGGTGAACTGCAACAACGTATTAACGAACTACAAAAACAACTTGATTCTTTTAAACAGTTAGATGAAATGGATCCACCAGATCCAGAAGAGATTAAAAAGCAAAACATTATTAATACCAATATGAATTCACTAAAATCATCAGGACTTGATATTGATGTTAGTAAACCAGCAGATGACCCTAAAAATGCTGAAGAGATCGGTGCAAAAGTACAAGTAGCTATGGGCGACCCAGCTCTAGCAAATCAAGTCAAGGGTGTTCTAAGTAAAATTAAAGACTAGGAAAAAGAAAAATGCTATTATCAGAATTTAAACCAACAAAAAAAGCAACAAAGGTTGTTGAAAGTCGTATCACTGAAGAACCAATGGAATTTGGCCCTGAGACCGGAAACGAACTATACCCAGCTGGTTATGAAAATGACGGAAGATTAATTTTACATGTTGTTACTGAATTATTACCTCGCATCAAAGATGATCAAATGTCATTGGATGTTATGAAAGCAGTTGATGCAATCGAAGCAGGAAAAGGAAACAAAGCAGACATTAAAACAGTAATGGGCGTTTACAAAGAAGCTGATAAACAAGGCATTACTAAAAAGTACAAAGATGCTATTGGTAAATTTGATCAAGACTACAAAGATGATGATGGCGAAGACGACCTTGAAGAGTCAGACATTGATCAAATTGCAGACGTTGGAAAAGTCTATTCTAAGATCAATAAAATGAAAATGGATTTAGTTGACAAAGGCATGGAGCCAGAAGATGCACAGGACGAAGCATGTGAAAAATATGATTGTGATCCATCAATGTACGACAAATATGTTGAAATGAAGAGAGATGAAAGAGAAGGTACAAAGAAAGAAAGCAAATACGGTAAGAAAAAATACGAAGCGGTTGGACAGTACGCAGATCCAATCCACGATTTAATTGAAGAATTAGGCAGTCATCAGGTAGTAATGGATGAACTTATTCGTTATTTAGACGGAGATACTATAAAAGACTTTGTAGCAGACTTCCGTAGACATCACGAAATGGACGATCCAAGGTACATGGATGATGAAAATCTTCTAAAATCTGAAGGAAACGAATTTTCAGGCAAACGCCAGGCCGCTATTGATGCAGGCAAAGATGAGTTTGAAGTTGGCGGAAAGAAATACAAAGTTGAGGCAGAACATAAATTTACAAAAAACTCAGTTACCGAAGAAGCAGATGATGATGCCGCTCGTGAGTTGGAACTGTATGCAGAAAATGACGAATCTCTTTACAGACAGAGTTATGTTCCTATTGCAAAGAACCTAAGCAAGAAGTTTAAGAAGGGTGTTTACGACAGTGAACTAGCCAAGAAACTTTGGAAGTATCATGCAGACAGAGCCGCACAAAAGTATGGCATGGACCACGCTGGTGGATCAAAAGAAGGACTACGTATGTTTAGTCCTGATACACGTAGAGCATTTGCACGTAGCCTTGAAGATTATTGGCACGATGAAATGAAAAGTGGTAACTTTATGGAATCAGCAGTAACAGAATACGAAGGTGCATCGCAAGAAGACGTTGCAGGAGCGATAACACACCGTTTTAAAATGAACACAGATTTATTATCTAAAGCACTAAAAAAAGAAGGTGGCATTGACGCACTGATAATGGCTATTGATGATGTAGCAGAATGGCATGCTGGTGCAGAAGAATTAGGTTCAAGTGATGTTAGCATTATGGTACGTGAAGTTATGGCTCAATTGGGAATAACAGAACGCAGTCTTTCAGGCTTAAGAAACTCTAGTGCATTTGATGGCAAAGACCGAATGATGGCACTACTAGATAAAAATAAAAAATTAAACGACAAAGAAAAAGAAGAAGAAAGAATTAAAAAAGCAACTTTTGGTGAAGGGGCAATGATGGTATGTAAGCATTGTGGAGATGAAATGCACAAGCCTACAACAAATTGCGAATGTGATTGCAATGATGAAAACGGAGATCATTGGATCACAAAAGAATCTTACACCGAAAACCAAGATAAAATAGTTAAAGAATACAAAGACGCAGGCTACGTCACAAAATAAAAATATGGCATTAGCATTATAGCAGTGTAAATACTGCTATGAGCAACTATAATGCACAACAAGAAAAACTCGGTTTCGCATTAGTTAGTTCTAATCGGAACCGTATTTTTTTCTACCACAAAAACTACGAAGTTACTAAACGTTTACAATTACATTTTTTACGAAATGATCTATTGTATCTAGTCCCTGTGACTTTAAAAATGTTGCACCGACAACGATTGCTTAACAGGAAGAAACAACAAAACAACAATCGTGTTGATAAAGAATTTGATTTTTATAGTTGTGTAAACTATACATTTAATAATGCTAAAGTATTACAGGTTGAACTTGATGTTGCTCCGTTTAGGCAAAGAAAAATGCACATCATCCAAACTGCTACAGATGCCACCAACGAAGACAACAACATACATCAAAATTTGATATCAGCATCTAAGTATATTGAATCATTTAAAACAGCTATTGATCAACGAGAAGCAATACTAGACGAACAGTTTTCATATACTATTAAAGGATACGAAATGTTCCAGACGTTTTGCCAAGAGCAATTTACAAATTCACAACTTGATAATATGTTTGAAATTGACATTGCAGACGAAAAACGATATAAATCACAAATGCGTGAATTGCGTATAAAGGTAACAGATGCTATTATGGAAATGAACTTTACTGTTGATCCTGATACCTATAATGTACTGTTTAAAAATACAATAAAAGAAATTACCAACAAAGCAAACAAATACGAACAATCTGTGCTTGGAGCGGTAAATCAATGATGACCGCTGAAGATTATTTTAAAGGAAATCGTTTAGTTGACAACAGTTACATTGGTATTGCACTTGACAACGAAGATATGGGAAAGTATGGGAACTATTGGCTATCAAGTTTTAAAAACATTCCTATGCTCAATGATATACGTAGTCGCAGTCTTAAATTTACCACGCCATGGTTAAACGATGAACACCCTGATTATATAAAATTACCCAAGTTATCAACTACTGCTAAAAAATTAGACGATATCTTAGACGAACGTGCAATTGAGCTACACAAAATTGCAATACGAGATAATAAAAAGATATGGATTATGTGGAGTGGTGGCATTGATTCAACAACCATGCTTACAGCATTTATTAAGAATATCCCAAGTAACGAATTAAAAGATCGATATAGTGTTATTATGAGTGCTAATAGTATTGCTGAGAACTATTACTTTTTTAAGCACTATGTAGATGGAAAGTTTAATTTAATTAACTGGTTAAACTTAGACATCAGTTCTGAATTGTTTAAAGATACTATTGTACTACATGGAGATCCAGCGAATGCATTATTAAGTGTACCAACTGTGGCCGCATTTGCATCATTGGTTCCTAGCGGAGAACATTTACTTCCGTTTAGAGAGAACATCGGCACTTTAATTGATGGACTTGAAGCAATGGTAGTTGGCAATGGCAAAGAATCCTTACCTGGTTGGGCGGAATGGTATATTGAAAAGTTAGTTAATGCAATACCAATTACTGACAATGCTACAAGTATTGCTTCGTTTTGGTGGTGGCATTATGTAAACTTTAAATGGCACGGAAGTATGTTACGCCCATTTTTCTTTACAAGAGAAAGCACTGATCAACCCATACACGAAGACGAGTTCAAGTACTATTATGATACAGTATTCTATGTTAATGAAGATTTCCAAAATTGGAGTTATAGTAATATTGACGAAATAGTTAAAACACCAAGCGACTATAAACCATTAATGAGACAGTACATACATACTTTAACCAAGGACGATCTTTATTCAACCTATAAAAAGTTTATGGCCAGTAGACGCACAAACTTAAACCAAGCTATACTTGAACAAACACTTCCATTTGTATACGATTCTAATTGGATTGGACACAAGTTTGATAAGAACTCCAAAAATATAGTACGAGAATTATTACATGCCTTTGAAGGATAGAATTATAAGATCAGCAATTTTATTGTTGACAATCATAGCACTCACTGCTATAATGATAAATGTAATACCACCAGGTGATCCTGATTATCCACCGGGGCATACACTAGGAAGGCATATGTTACATTAATGTTTGGTTTATTAAGTGTACATCAAAACTATTTTTTAACTGTTGGTGAATACAATTCACTTAAACGGACACAGCATATAATTGGCTCACAGTTGCCTTGTTTGTTTGTTGACTTTGATTTAATTCAAACACGTGATGCTGACAAAATATCTAAACTTAATTTTAAAGATTATGCTGGAAGTTTTAGACTTAAAAAGTTCCTTGAGTTAGATACAGTTGGTACTAAGATAGTTCCAAAGTTTGATGATGCTTTTATTAGTACACGTGAACACTTTGGTCTTAAACCTATTACTGACACACAAGAGATGATGGTTACTCACATATCTCTGTTGCATGAATTTATTAATATACATTGGAAAGAGCTTGATGTATATAAGAAGCATCGAGACAAAGGCAACGATCAAAAAATTAACGGTATAAATGCTTTTTCAGATTTTGTTATTGAACAGACCGGAGCCGACGGTTTTATTAACGAATTAGTTGAATACGAAACACAACAGATTCAAGCAAACACAGGTGTATTGGGAAATCATACAAAACACTTGCAACAGAGTTTAATGAATATAAACTATAGCAATGTTAACTTACACGATTTGATAGCAAGATTAAACCAAGAGATTCAAGCTATTCCTCCAATCTTTGCATTTGGGCAAAAAAGGATAAGCGAAATGCTACAACGCCAAGCACAAAAAGCTCTGCTTATGGCAAGGAAATCAATGAATGCCTAGTGCTGAAGAATACTTTTACAAGAAAATTACTGACAGTATGGCCGACAGTCGGATGGTACAATCTATTGCTATGTATCCAACTGAGTTTAAAAACAAAAATGCTACATATTGGCAGAGTTTAAATCGTTGTATTATTGGAGTAGCTGACTGGAGATCACGTGTAGGTAAATTTGAAAACCCATGGAATGCAAGTACTAGCCCAGAGTTTGCTCCGCCGGCACTTGCATATACTCCAGATACGTTTGAAGACATTGCAAACCACAGAGCATTAGAATTAATTGATGAAGCTAAAAATTCTAATCGTAGACTTCTTTTATTATGGAGTGGTGGCATTGATAGTACATTTGTACTTACAAGTTTTATTAAAAACATAGAACCTGCTGATAGAGAACTGATTATTATATGTTGCAACTTTACTAGCATATTTGAAAACACACAGTTTTATGTTAACTACATTAGTAATCAATTTAGATGTATGCCGTACCAATACTTTGATTTAACTCCTGAATTGCTAGACAACTATATTGTAATACACGGAGACCCAGGTGACTGTTTACAAGGTCCTAGTATTCCTGCGTATGCAACATTTATTGAGCAAGGTGTACATAAAGAACCATGGAAAAACTATGTTGATCAAATAGCGGAAAGCATACAACCAGACCCAAGCCATCCATATTATGCAGAAGGATTTGGCAATTGGTTTACTCAAAGAGTTTGCGAAAACTTGGAAGAGATTCAACCCGAGAATGTTACAAGTATTGCAGACTGGTGGTGGTGGACCTACTATAACTTTAAGTGGGAATTTTCATGCCAACGTGCTTTCTTCTTTAGTCGTAGAGATCCAACAACAGAGTTTACTCCTGCACATATTGCAGACTTTGCTCGTAACACTTACTTTAACACGGCCGATTGGCAACATTGGAGTTATAGTAATCTTGACAATTTAATTGGCCTGGATAGAAGTAACCATAAACATTTTGCTCGTAATTATATACTCGAACTTGATGGCAATGATGTTTATTACTCAACTAAAATTAAAACAGCAGGAGCTCCAGCAGACATAATTACTAGGAGAGACAATGACATTCCTTTCTATTTTGACAAGAACTGGAAAGGGCATTATTGGTCAGAAACGGCTGTTGAAGAAGTGAGTATGTCATTATTAGGTAGATTTCAATGAGCGAACTTTATGCATTGTATAATGTTAAGGCAAATAAGTTTTTGGTAACTGATCGCAGTTATGAAATGCTAAAAACAATTCAGTTTATCTTTTCACATCGAATACTATTCTATTGTGTCAGATTGAATGATGTACACGGATATCGTGATGGTTTACTTGCTAAAGGAAGACATACCAAAATTGGATTTGCAGATCCACAATTGATTAATATTAGCACCGACATTCATGCAAAAAGTGATGGTAAAATTAAATTTGTATCCAGTCCAAATCACAGTGATGTAAACGAAAAATTTAGCAAACAAGCAGAATTCTATAGAGACTTCTTACGTGTGTTTAACAAAGAATATGGATATTTTCAAGATATAGTACGTACACGTAGTCGTACACAAAAGAACGGCCTAACTCAATTGACAGAGTATACTAAATTTTTAATGCCAGACGACGAAGCACTTCGTAACTTAATAGCTCAAGAGACTGACTATAACTTTAGTGTTATGAAATACTTGAGACAATTCAAAGGAGAGGTCATTGATAAACTACAGAGTCTTGATTTAGAACTAGAAGTAGGTGACATGGTTAAACAGTTAACACAAGAATTAAATAGTATTCCTGTTAAATGTCACACTCAACGTTATGTAACACCTAAAGTATTGGAGTGGCTTGATGAAAACTATAATATGTGAATGGAACAATATGATTGGAAGGAAGTAGGATTATGAGTGACAACGAAGACATGAAAATTGACGATGTTCAAAAACAAATATGGAATCTAATAGATAGACAATTTGCCGAAGAAACATCACAAGAGCAACTGTATGTAACAGGTGCGGTGTTACTACAAACTGCTATTGAATTATACAGTGTAATATTAGAAGATGACGATATTCAAAGATTGTTTGATAGTGCTACTGACAGCATTCCAGACCTCCGCCAACGAATGCAAGATCGTCTTGGAACACGAGTTATTCATTAAATGAAAGCCGTTGATCAACATATTGATGAAATTACTAACAATGCATGTATGGTAGACAATATGCTTATTGAACACCTTGATGTTAAAAACCCATACGGAAATCATTGGCAACGATATAGCAGACTCAATATCGGAGTTAAAGATGTTAGGCCTCGTGTTGGTACGTTTACAACTCCATGGAACACACCTAATAGAGATCTTTGGAGAATGCCAGAATTATATTATATTGATGATAAACTATCAGATGTACTTGATGAACGTGCAATCGAACTATTCAATTTGGCTAAAAACACCAATAGAGACATACACATTATGTGGTCAGGAGGAATTGACAGCTCAGGTGTACTTGTGTCATTTCTTAAAACATTAGATCCAGCAGATAGAGATATTCTCACAGTAGTAATGAACACTGATAGTTACTTGGAGAATCCTGACTTTTACAGGAACCATATCAGTAATAAACTAAAAATTAAATACCTCAATACTATTGATGTTAACAACGAATTCCTTAGTAAGAGCATGTTGTTACATGGTGATCCGGGTGATTGTTTATACGGGCCAAGCATTGGCGCCTTTGCACACTTAATACCTGATGGGAAACACCTATTACCAGCAAACGAGAATAGACATTTAATTAAAACCTTTTATGACCGTCAGGTAAGCAGATGGGCACACCCAGACTTTGGTGAATGGTATGTTAACAAAGTTGCAGACAACTTTGCTGAAGCTGGTTTAGAAAATGCAAGTACTATTGCTGATTATTGGTGGTGGCATTATTTTAATCTCAAGTATCAATTCTCAATGCAGAGACCGTTACAGCATCTTAAAGGAAATTATAAAGATGCACTTGAACCATCATTGTACGATCGTTTTATACGTGAAGTATTTTTTCACACAGATCGTATGCAACGTTGGAGTTATAGCAACTTACATACCTTCTATGAAAAGATACATCTTGGCGACCCTGGTACTAAATGGCAAGCAAGAGACTATCTATACGATTTTGATAAAAACGATCGATATTACTACCATAAGGTTAAGATATCGAGTCAAGCGAGCGATAAAGAACGCAGAATGTTAGATATCAGTCCGTTTTATTACGATCGTTATAACATGGGACACTATCCATGGGAAGAAGGTGTTACAGAAGCAATCACACACTTTTTGGAAGAATATCAGGGTTGACAAACAACAATTACTGTTATATAATATGTACAAATTAAGGAGAACTATCTATGACTATGTTTAGCTCAGAACAAAAAGCAAAACTTACACAAGTAATCAATGAAGGGATTCAGGTCAAGCAAGAAGTAGAAGATCTGAATGCTGGACTTAGTGATACAGTTAAAGCTATTGCTGAGGAAATGGAAATTAAACCTTCTACTTTAAAAAAAGCAATTAATATTGCACACAAAAGTGGACTAGGTGATGCAAACGCAGAACACGAGGTACTAAACGACATTCTTGAGACTGTCGGAAAGACCTTGTAAATGGAAGTCAAGCCATACCAAAAATTGGCTTGGAGTGCTACAGCGGGATTGATTCTTGCAAGTTTATTTGCAAGTTTCGTCCCGCATCTCTTGATCCATCATGTGCTCTTTATTGTTAGCAATGCACTGTGGACAGCCGTAGGAATATTATGGAAAGAAAAGAGCTTGATTGTTCTGAACTTTTCGCTTACTATAGTGTACATATTAGGATTGGTGTATAATGAGTTATATTGACGCAAGGCTGGATAGAGAACGTGATATGATTCACGTGGTAGAACGTATTGACGGAAAAAGAAACTTTACGGAATACCCTGCTGAATATGTGTTTTATTATGATGATGCAAGAGGCAAGCATAAAACTATATACGGTAATCCTGTAAGTCGTTTCAGTACACGCAATAGCAAAGAGTTTCAAAAAGAATTACGTATTAATTCTAATAAAAGTGTACACGAAAGCGACATCAATCCAGTATTGCGTTGTTTAGAGAACAATTATCTCAACAAAGACGCACCTAAACTACAAACATGTTTCTTTGATATTGAAGTAGATTTTGATCCAGAACGTGGATACAGTAGTCCAAGTGATCCATTCAATATGATTACATCAATTACATTGTATTTGGATTGGGCAGATAAACTTATTACACTAGCAGTACCACCTAAGAGTATGAGTTGGGAAACGGCCACTGAAATTTGTGCTAAATTTGATGACACTTATATATTCAAACGTGAAGAAGAATTATGCGAAACCTTTCTTGATCTGATTGATGATGCAGATGTCCTTAGTGGATGGAATAGCGAAGGCTATGATATTCCATATACTGTTTTACGTATCAATCGTATACTGAGCAAAGATGATACAAGACGTTTTTGCTTGTGGGGACAATATCCTAAAAAACGTATGTTTGAACGTTTTGGCGCAGAGAACATTACGTTTGATTTGATTGGTCGTGTACATTTAGATTATATGCAACTATACCGCAAATACACATACGAAGAGCGTCATAGTTATGCACTTGATGCAATTGGTGAGTATGAACTTGATGAAAAGAAAGTTGCATACGACGGCACACTTGATCAACTGTACAACGGCGACTTTGAAAAGTTTTTAGACTATAATAGACAAGACGTTATGTTGCTTGTTAAACTAGATAGGAAGTTACAGTTTCTTGATTTAGCAAATGTTATTGCACATGATAATACTGTTCTACTTCCAACTACAATGGGTGCGGTTGCAGTTACCGAACAAGCAATTATCAACGAAGCACATTCATTAGGACTTGTAGTTCCTAGTAGAACTAAAAAAGAAGAACATACAGAAACACAAGCGGCAGGTGCTTATGTTGCATATCCTAAAAGAGGTATGCACGAATACATTGGTGCCATCGACTTGAACAGTCTATACCCTAGTGTTATTAGAGCTTTGAATATGGGTCCTGAAACAGTTGTAGGACAACTACGACCCACAATGACAGAATTTTATATTAAAGAAAAGCAGGCAGAAGGAAAGAGTTTTGCTGATGCTTGGGAAAATATGTTTGGTAGTAAAGAATACCAAGCAGTTATGGAAATGGATCCCACTGTAGAAATTACCATTGATTGGCAAGACGGAACCGAAGATTCGTGTAGTGCCGCAGATGTATGGAGATTGGTATTTGATAGTAAGCAACCGTGGATGCTCAGTGCTAACGGAACTATCTTTACATACGAAAAGAAAGGTATTGTACCTGGATTGCTAGAACGTTGGTATGCTGAACGTAAAGAGCTACAGGCTAAGATGCGAGATAGCGAAGGCGAAGAACGTGCCTTTTGGGACAAGCGACAACTTGTTAAAAAGATTAACTTGAATAGTTTGTATGGTGCTATTCTAAATCCATACTGTAGATTCTTTGATCATCGTATAGGACAATCAACTACACTCACTGGCAGAATTATTGCAAAACACATGGATGCATTCACAAATGAATGTATAACAGGCGAGTACGATCATGTTGGCGAGGCAGTAATTTATGGTGATACTGACTCTGTATATTTCAGTGCTTGGCCAATGCTTAAAAGTGAAGTCGAAGCAGGTAATATGGAATGGAACAAAGAAATTTGTGTACAACTGTATGACCAAATTGCAGAAAACTTAAACGATAGTTTTCCGGCATTTATGGAAAAGTCTTGTCATTGTCCACGCGAAATGGGTGAAATTATTAAAGCAGGGCGTGAGTTGGTTGCTAGTAAAGGTCTTTACATTAAGAAAAAACGTTATGCAGTTTTGATCTACGAACTTGAAGGTACAAGGTTGGATGTTGGCGGCAAGCCAGGTAAAGTTAAAGCAATGGGTCTTGATCTAAAAAGATCTGATACTCCCAAAGTAGTACAAGACTTCCTTAGCGAAATTTTACTTACTACTTTAACTACCAACGCACCACGAGACGACGTTATTAAAGCAGTACGTGATTTTAAAATAATGTTTGCTGATAGACCAGCATGGGAAAAAGGTACACCTAAACGTGTTAACAACTTAACCAAGTATACTGCTGAAGAAAAACGATTGGGCAAAGCCAACATGCCCGGACATGTTAGAGCCGCAATGAACTGGAATAAACTAAAGCAGATGCATGGCGACAAGTATAGTTCAGAAATCATGGACGGTATGAAAACTATTGTATGTAAACTTAAAGACAATCCAATGGGTTATACTAGTGTGGGTTACCCAACTGATGAATTACATATCCCAAATTGGTTTAAGGACCTACCATTTGACAATGGTGCAATGGAAGCAGGAATTGTAGATCAAAAAGTTGAGAATCTATTAGGCGTATTGAAGTGGGACATTGCTGGTGAAACCAACATCAAAACAACTTTCACGAGCTTGTTCGAATGGGACGACTAAGTAGTTATGTAGGTACTTTATCAGCGAGGTGTGTGTTATGAATACCGACGAAAAACTCAGTTTAAGCGAACTGGTTGGCTTTCGGAATAGACTAAACAACATCGTAACAGTTGACGGTGTTAAGAATTCTATAGATGACATTTGTACATTAATTGAAAATACAAATGTGAATAGTAACACCCATAAAGAACAACTCTCTCTGTATAACGAAAAGTTCCAAAGCATCAAACAACAACTTGATTCTGTTTCTGAAGACGTAGCAAACCATAATAAACTAATCAGTGAAGAGCTTGAAAGAGTAAGTAAGAAATTCTATGCTTCAAATTATGATTTAGAACTTGCATATGATTCAGCACAAAGTATTAGAGATGGTCGTCAACTTACCATGAGCGACAAAGCAGACGAAATATTTCGTCAACGTATTAAGATGTATGTTGACTGGCGATTTCCTATTCTTGAACTTGGTTGCCGAGATGGAGATATGACCAATGAGTTAGTTGCTGGTGATCCGTTATACATTGTTGATAACTACCAAGAATTTATTGATAACACACTTAGCAAATTCAATGATCAATATAAAAATAGAGTGCGACCATATTTGATACAAGAAGAATCTGGACAACCAAATATATTAGACATACAAAAGTTACCAATTGGTCAATTTGGTTTTATATTCAGTTTTAACTATTTTAATTATAGAAGTATACAAGGTCTCAAAGACTATCTTGGTCAAGCAAAAGAACTATTGCGTCCAGGTGGAACAATGATGTTCACTTACAATAACTCAGATATAGAACAACAGGCGGCGTTTGCTGAAAGTTATTTTATGAGCTACATGCCTAAATCTCTTTTAATACCGTTGTGTCAAAGTGTTGGATTTGATTATGTTACAAGTTTTGATATCGGAAACCTAAGTTGGATTGAGATTCGTATACCTGGAGAACTTGAAAGTATTAAAGCTCATCAAGCAATGGCTAAGATTGTGCATATAGAAAAGTATCCAAAAGAATTGACTTTTGAATAAGTGTATGCTACATTATAATATAATCTAATGAAAGAGGATTGAAAATGAAAGACTATCTACTAGATATTGTTCAACACACTTACGGCCTTGGCGGAATTGAGTTGGCCAAGATTACAGGTGATGAAAACGGAACTAAACTAAATTCAATCAGTGAAGATCGTACAAGTGTGGTTATCGAAGCTGACTTTAAAAATGCTATTCCAGACTTTATTGGAACATTTGGGCTTCCTAACTTGGGTAGATTGCATACTTTACTTGGACTTCCTGTTTACAAAGAAGAAGCAAAACTTAGTGTAAATCGTAACAATGATGAACCAAGCAACTTGCACTTTGAAAACAAAGAAGGTGATTTCCAGAACGACTATCGCTTTATGGGCGAAAGTGTAGTTAACAGTATCTTGAAGAACTTCAAGTTTAAAGATGTAACATGGAATATTGATATTGTTCCAACTGTTACTAGTATTCAACGATTGAAGTTTATGTCACAAGCACACCCAGACGAAACAACCTTTAGTGCTAAAACTGAAGATAGTAAACTAAAGTTTTACTTTGGTGATCCAAGCAGTCATTCAGGTGAGTTTGTGTTCGAACAAGGTGTAAGTGGTACACTAAAAACTAACTGGAGTTGGCCAGTAGCTTATGTTAATGCTATCCTAAGTTTGCCTGGTGATAAGACTTTTAAGATCAGCGACGAAGGTGCATCAATGATTACAGTTGACAGCGGACTAATTGCTTATAACTATATTCTACCTGCACAAACCAAATAGGAGGTTACATGAAGCTAAGTGAATTTAAAAAGAAGTTTGGCGAAGGTACAGATTTTGATCTTGATTACGGGAAGGTAGTTATACTTGTTCTTTGCATTTATATTGCCATACAAGTATCGTAAATGGATAACTTAACTGCAAAGCAGAATGACTATGCTGTCTTTCTTCCAGCTATTAGCGGATTTTATGCTACATTTATAGGTAAACAACGTAACGAACATTACGTTGAACCAGATCGTTTGTCCAAAGCAGGACTTGGTGATATGGAAGAACTTAATTGGCTAAACAGTCAAAAAGGTTTGTTTCCCTATCGTTGGAGTTTGTACTCCGGCGGACATGCTAACTTGGATTTGAACAAGCAAGACTGGTCCGAAGACATGGTTCGCAACAGAGAAGAAGGTACGTTGATACTTGGTGATAGTGGAGGTTTCCAAATTGCTAAAGGTCTCTGGGAAGGCGACTGGAAAGCAAACAGCGGTTGTGCTAAAGCTCAAAAGAAACGTGCGGCTATACTGACATGGCTAGATAATATCAGTGACTACGCAATGGCATTAGATATTCCGACTTGGGTTATTCATGACGAGAAAGCATCTAAAGCATGTCAGATTAGTACATTGCAAGAAGCAGTTGATGCCACAAAGTATAACAATGAATACTTTATGAAACACCGTAAAGGTGTTAACAACGGTGGTGCAAAGTTTCTAAACGTATTGCAAGGTGCAAATCATGCTGATGCAGAACGTTGGTATGAAACAATGAAAGACTATTGTGATCCGGTTAAGTATCCTGATACACACTTTAATGGTTGGTCCATGGGTGGACAAAACATGTGTGATATACACTTGGTTCTTAAAAGGTTGGTTACATTGCGTTATGATAACTTGTTGCAAGAAGGCATACATGATTGGATGCATTTTTTAGGTACAAGTAAACTGGAATGGGCAGTACTATTAACAGTACTACAACGAGCAGTTAGAAAACATGTAAATCCTTCCTTTACAATCAGTTTTGATTGTGCAAGTCCTTTCTTAGCAACGGCAAATGGTCAGGTATATAGAGAAAATAAATTTACTCATAATGGCAAATGGAGTTATCTAATGAGTCCAACTGCTGATGATAAAAAATATGCAACAGACTCACGTAAATTAAGCGATGCGTTACTTGCAGATGGGTTTCATACAGTATTTGAAGATTCGCCAATATCAGACCAATTAAAGATTTCTGATATATGCTATTACAAACCAGGTGATTTAAACAAAAACGGCAAAGAAGGTAAAACTAGTTGGGATAGTTTCAGTTATTGTTTATTAATGGGTCATAATGTTTACATGCACTTGACCGCAGTACAAGAAGCCAATAGAAGATTTGATGCAGGAGACCATCCAGCGATGATGTGGAATCAAAAAGGTGATTATACATATTTTAAAGATATTGTTGATGCAGTATTTGAAGCACCCGACAAAGAAACTGCTATGGCAGTAATTGATATGTATGATAATTACTGGATGGATATTATTGGTACCCGTGGCTTTAAAGGTAAAAAGACAAAGAATGCAAACACAATGTTTGGAGAATTGTTTTCAGTTTCATAAAAGGAGAATAACATGAAAAAGAGTAAACTCGAACGACATTTAAAAAGTTTAAAAGAAACTCATAATTTGTTAAATACACAAGTAGATGAGATTATGTCAAAACCGTGTTATACTGACAATGGACGAGTTGGTGCATTGAAACTAAAGAAGTTACATGTTAAAGATCAAATCTCAACAATCGAACGTGAGCTCGAAAACCTCATATGATACTTTAGGTAGATGAAGGAAATAAGGTGAAAAGACAGTTGCTATACTGGTGGTTGCTAAACGTTATAACCATTGCAGTTATATATATTATACACGATTTTGGAGTATTAACTCAGTTATACACCAACGATAAAACGTTTATTACATATTTAATAACAACATTATTAATTATGTCTACTATATCTGTTGGAGCCAAGTACTGGCGAAGCAGTATAACTGGATTTGAAGCAGACTATAGAAAGGAAGAGTATGTAAGTAGCATTGCTATTACTCTTGGTATGATTGGAACTATTATTGGTTTTATGATTATGTTATCGGGGTCTCTAGGAAACATTGAGATCAACGATGTACAATCAGTTAAAAGATTGTTAAGCGGACTTACCCAAGGTCTCTTTACAGCTCTTAATACCACATTGCTTGGTTTAATCACTAGTCTGCATTTAAGAACTCAGTTTGTTATCTTGGGTGCAGATGATCATGAAGACTAAATCAAATCCATTAGAATTTGTTGACTTTCTATTCATTCTACTGCTAACCTTTATTAGTCTGTATATACTAACACTTATACTAATCAATCCAGTAGCAAAACAAAGCGAAGTTAAACAGAAAGCTGAATTTTTAATTATACTTGATTGGGCGGCAAATGCCAATACGGATATTGATCTCTGGGTACAGGATCCAGCTGGTAATATAGTGAGCTTTCGTGCAAAGCAAGCCGGAACCATGCACTTGGATAAAGATGACATGGGAAAAGTAACTGATGTATATACCAAAGCTGATGGTCAAGTGCAAGTGGTTAACATCAACCAAGAAATAGTAACAATACGCGGAGTGCCGGCCGGAGAGTTTCTTGTTAATTTACACTTGTATAGACTTGAAGGTGAACCTGAAAAGATGTATCCAATCAATGTACAAGTTATTAAATTAAATCCTTTTAAAAAAGCATTTGAAGGTAGGCTGATGCTAACTAAGCAAGGCGAAGAAGTAACTGTAACACGTTTTACAGTTAGTGTTGAAGGCGACATTGTTGAATTAGATGACACTCCGGCTAGATTTATTAATACATCAATTTATGATGTTCCACAACCTGGAGATTATAAATGATAGATGTACTGTTTGAAAATATTAATATATGGATGTTATACGGACTTGTAATTGTATTCTTTATTATTTCGTTGGTGATGTTAATAAAGTTAAAGGTGCGTGGATTGTTTTTTGTGATTCCTGTTGTTGTTTTCTTTGTAACAAGTGGAGTATACACATACCAAAGCATACTTGGTCAACCAACAACAAGAGTGTTACCAGAAGAGTTTAATGTAATTTCGTATATTGCTGACGAAGGCAATAAGAAAATTTATCTATGGATTCGTGAAAACGATAAACCATTTCCAATGAACTATGTTATACCTTATGAACGCCCATTGCATAAAAAATTACACAAGAAGTCTGAAGAGGTTGGAAAATCTAAAGGGGCCAAGGGTTTAAAAGGAAAAAGAAAGATTATGCCAGATAACAAATTTGGCATAGATATCCAAGTATACAAATTTGTTGATCAAAAAAGAATCACCAAAGAAGGTAATACTTTGGAACCAAACAGTGGTGGAGAAATCAAAGAATCCAAGAAAGCAGATCCACCAACAACATACAAGTAGGAGGCTACTATGAAGAAAACACTTGCCACAGTTGCATTAGTTGGCACCTTGATGATATCAAGTACTGCTCAAGCTGGAGATAGAAACAACTGGATTGCTCCATTTGTAATTGGAACTATTATTGGCAACATACTGCACAATAATCAAGGACATACTACAACTTATGTTCAACCACATGTTACATATGTACAGCCGCCAGTGATACACGAAGTTAGGCCAGTTAGAAGACATGTACGTTGTGAGCGACACTGGGAAACTAGATATGATAGTTACGGTCATCCTTACCAAAGTTGGTATAAGGTTTGCACTCGTAACCACCGCAGACACAGTCATAGATACGATTAAAAGGACTGCAATAAATGTATCGACCATTGCCAGACGGACTAACTATCCGTGATTCAAATGTACAAGGTCTTGGACTCTTTGCTACACAAGACTTTGTTGAAGATACGGTTTTTGGTATTGTACATATCAAAAACAAAAACTTTCCTCATGGTTATATAAGGACCGCATTAGGTGCTTTCTATAACCATTCCGAGGAACCTAATTGCAAAACTGTAAAAGGATTCTGGCATCAAGTTCCTGTTGTATACCTTATGAGTACTAGCCCTATTCATGCCAATGACGAACTTACTGCAAAATATACTTTATACAACGATTTTAACGACATACCGTAAAAAATATTATTTTGGTTATCTAAATTGTAGACCTAAATAGGTTTATATGCTATAGTATATAAACAATCAACTTAAAGGTTTAGATGCATGGACGACGAAGCACTTATTAAATCTGTCAGGGTTACTGATAGGTCTGACAGCGATTTTATGGTGGGTAGAGAGATTGAACATACTCCAGCCTACAATATGCAAACTTTGTTTTTGCCTAAAATATATCCAGTTAAATTTATTATGTCGGTTAAACCAAAACATTGTACACACCTTTACTTTGGTGCAAACAAAGGTTTTCCAGAAACTGTTGACTCTAAAGAGTTCAAGATATGGGAACTGACTGTACTTGCTTTTCTTAAGAAAGGCTTCTGGTGTACACTAGATTTTCAACCACACCATTGGAACTTGGTTATGAATTCCAAACTTATCAACGAACCGCGTTTTATTCCGTTGGTGTCTTTGGAAGTACCCGGAATTGAACGTGCAAATTATAATACTTGTATCAAACTTGACGACACAGGTATTGAAGCAACCAATGGTGGTGTATGGGTGCATGAACTTCACAACTTACGTACACGTGAAACATTTACACGTTGGGACGAATACCGAGGTGATAAGCATCATAAATTTTTAACTCAAGGTGTTAATGATCGTAAACGTGTTTATGGATTATGCATGGAAGACGATGTAATTAAAAACAAATCTACAAAGGAAGATGAACAATGAGCGCCAATGATAACATAGTCAGCTTAACTGGAAAAGGTATGGATAAGTCCAGCGAAGTTATTGGATTAGCAAAAAGAATGATTTGGGTTACTTTTACCAAAGAAGGTATGCATTGTTATCCTGCCGCGGCAACTGATCCTAACCTTGCCACTGGTGATGAATATGATGTAAGTTTTCTTGCTCACCCACACAGACATATCTTTCATTTTCGTGTAGCTATTGAAGTATTTCATGACGATAGAGATATTGAATTCATTCAGTTTAAACGTTGGTTAATGAAACTGTTTGAAGGCGAACTAAACGTAGACTATAAGTCATGTGAGATGATTGCAGATGACTTATACAGAGAAATTGCAACCATTTATCCAGGACGTGATGTTACTATTCATGTGTCTGAAGATGGTGAAAATGGTTGCGAAATTCAGTATTAGACACTTGACAAACTTGCTAGAACATATTACAATAATGAACTTCAACTTACTTACACTCCAAAAGAAGGAACAAAACAATGAAGTCCGAAGTCACAGCAATATTCGACGATCTCGATCAATACCGTCAGTTTTGTGTGCAGTTTGGGAGGCCCTATAATGAACGGGATCTCTACAATAAGTCCAACAATCACTATGTTGATTTTTTGGCATTCAAGGAAGGCAAACGAATTCGTAACCACTGGAATAGCCAGTCCAAGAAGAAGCGACCGTTTGTGAAAAAGAGCAATTATAAAATGGCCAAGAGGAAACATGCGTAAATTATTCTATATGGGTTTAGAACCCTACGAAGGTCGATACACTTTACAACTTCAAGATTGGAGCACTGAAGTGTTCGACCGCCGGGGGATTGACTATGTTGTCGTTCCCGGAACTACAATAGATGACACTAAAGCAATTAGTGTTGGGCAAGTACTAGATGCACATGGTCGTTCATACTTTGGTATGAGTCAGTTGATGAACCTGGTACAGATGATGCGAAATGGAGAATGTACTGGTGAAGATGTTGTATTCTTTGAAGACATGTTTCAGCCTGGTATGGAATCATTACCTTATATCATGTGTCAGATACCAGAAGAGCAACGACCTAAGATTTTTCTACGTTGTTTAGCCCAGGCAATTGACCCAGATGACTTTGTTCATGTATGGGGTATGAGCAAGTGGATGTCATTGTACGAACAGATGTGCAACGAAATTCCTAATGTTCATATTCTAGCAACCAATGAAGAGATGGTTGCACACATGAAGATTGCAAACTGGACTGCTCCAATTTATAACATCTCAGGTTTGAGTTTTGGTAAAGCAGAAGTTCAAAGACGTATTGATAACAAAATTAAACCGTGGACAGAACGTAGCGACAGAGTAGTATTTGCGGCTCGCTTTGACCAAGAGAAGCAACCAGACTTCTTTATGGATGTTATTGAAATGGTCAAAGAGAAAAGGCCTGATGTTGAGTTTGCAGTACTAAGTGGTGGTCCATTGCGTAGTAATAATGAAAAGTATTTGGATCGAGCACTTGCAATGCAGGCTGAAGGTAAACTTACAATACTGAAATACTTGCAAAAGAATGATTACTACTATACAGTAAATGATAGCAAAGTATTGTTTAATTGTGCATTGCAAGACTGGGTAAGCAATACTGTAAGTGAAGCAGATGCATTGGGTTGTAACGTGGTGTATCCTGCTTACAGAAGTTTTCCTGAAACGTTTGCAAATGATTATACACGTCTGTATACTCCGTGGAGCAAAGAAGATGCAGTAAGTAAAATCATGCAAGGTCTTTTGGAACCAAGTCCTAATATGGGTAAAATCAGTAACTGGACTGATGGTACTATTGATCGTATGATTGATATTATGGAAGGCAGTTACAAACACAATACTTGGTTACGAAGTGGTAACAGGTATCGTGATCATGTAGCGGAAGGGAAATACTAAGATGCCTGAAAACACCGTATTAATTACCGGCAGTGATGGCTACGTTGGTAGCCATGTTGCTAAAGCATTTAAAGATATCAGTTGGTATGTGTGCGGTTTAGATCGCACTGGTGCAAATGAAAATGCACGTTCATACTGTAACGAGTTTTTACGTGCTGATTACGGTGAGAGTAAGGTCGTTGGAAAGTATATTGAAACTATCAAACCAGATGTTATTGTACATTGTGCTGGTACTAGTCTAGTAGGTCCAAGTGTTACAGATCCGCATGCCTACTATCAGAACAATGTACTTGGTACAATCAATTTATTAGACAATATAATTAACGTACAAAAAGATAATTTACCTGTTGTGCTTTTTAGTAGTTCAGCAAGTGTTTATGGCAATCCCGAACAACTTCCAATCACAGAAGATAGCAAGATCAATCCTGTAAACCCATATGGTAATACAAAGTCAATAATTGAAACCATGCTCAAAGACTATGCTAGTGCATACGGATTGAACAGTGTATCATTTCGTTTCTTTAATGCCGCTGGTGCCAGTGAAGATCTTGGTCAAGTGTTTGGTGCTACTCATATTATTGCTCGCATACTTGAAGCCAAGTTACGCCAACGACAGTTTACTTTGTATGGTACAGATTATAAAACTGAAGATGGTACTTGTGTTAGAGATTATGTACACGTAAAAGATATTGCTCAGGCACACCTAAACGCCGTTACAAAATACACAGCCGTTGGTGCCAATGCATTTAATCTTGGCACTAGCAAAGGATTCAGTAACCAAGAGATTATTGATGCGGTGGTAGAACAAATTGGCGAATTCGAAGTAGAAAAAGGACCACGCAGAGAAGGTGATCCAGATATGCTAATAGCCAGCAGTGATAAAGCAAAAACACAACTAGGTTGGGATCCAGTAAATAGTAACTTAGACACAATTATCAATGACGTATGGGCTTGGTATAACGTACTACTAGAGAAACAAAAAGAGCAAGAACAGGCATGAGTTTTAGTCATATACAGGAGTTTGAGGAGCAATTAGCACTATATACTGGTGCCAAGTGGGCCGTAATGACAGACACCTGTACCAATGCATTAGAACTATGTTTTAGGTACGATGAAGTTAAAGAATGCCAGTTTAGTGCATATACCTACCTAAGCATTTATCAGTTATTACATAGATTGGATATCTCTTATACACTTACAGAAGAAGTATGGAGAGGCCAATATCATTTTGAAAATACCCGTATTTGGGATAGTGCAAGATTACTTAAAAAGAATATGTATCAACCAGGACAATTACAATGTTTAAGTTTTGGTTATGACAAACCCTTATATCTCGGTTGGGGTGGTGCGATCCTAACCGACGACCCGGCGTTCTACAAACATACGATTCAGCAACGTTATGACGGGCGGAACCTCTCAGTTACTCCATGGGAAACAGAAATACTTCCACGTATTGCATTCCATATGAGACCTACCCCTGAGATTGCACTAGATGGACTAGAACGATTAAGGACCGGAGATATAAGTAAACTTCCACCAAAGGCCGCTGACGAATTATATCCAAATGGAAAAGATATAAAATGGAAATAAAACCTAATATTACTACTTGACAATAACTCTAAATAAAGGTATAATAAGAAGATGATAGACATTTATGCATTAATTATAGTATGTTCAATTGGACAACCATGTTACGAAGTAAGAGATAGAGTAGAAGAGTATACTACCATATCCGAATGTAAAAGTTCTATCGGACGATTAAAAAGGTTATATAATAGTACGATGGTTACCTGTCATAGAGGTAACATCTTAAGAGACAATCACGGACAACTACCAAAGTCCGCATAATAAATGGCAATCCTCTGCCTTAACATCGGAGATTTTAAATGAGTGAACTAATATCTAAAATTATCACAGATCGTGTAAAAGAATCAGGCGACCGCTACTGGGCTGGTGATAATATTTCTAAACATATCCATAACGAATACGAAAAACAAGATTTAATTAATGAAATTGCAGTAGCATTTGAAGATGTTCTTGATGCATTGGTTATTGATAGATTCAATGACCCTAACAGTATGGATACTGCAAGACGTCTTGCTAAAATGTATATTAATGAAGTTATGAGTGGCAGGTACGACCCAATGCCTAAGGCAACAGCCTTTCCTAATCATGTAGATGATGGATACAAAGGTATGTTGGTTGTACGTTCAGAACTTAAAAGTATGTGTTCGCATCATCATCAACCAGTAAGCGGTGTTGCATACATTGGTATTATTGCCGCAGAAACACTAATTGGTCTTAGCAAGTATACACGTATTGCTCAATGGTGTGCAAGGCGAGGTACACTACAAGAAGAACTTAATAATGTTATTGCTAACGAGATTCAAAAAGCAACAGGTAGTCCTAACATAGGTGTTTACGTTCAGGCCACTCATGGTTGTTGCGAAAACAGAGGCATTATGGCACATAGTAGTTTAACACAAACAACTGTACTTAGAGGTGCATTTAGTGATGATCCAGGCACTAAGAAAGAGTTTATGGATAACATTAAACTGCAACAAGAGTTTGCTTGTGGAAAATAAAGAGCACAGTTTTTGGTGCTAGAAAGGAAGTTATGTTTTTAAAGTTACTTGATCGATTAGGTCGAAAAAGAATTGTTTACGATAGGTTGGATGACGAGCCTTATCTTGAACGTTACTATGTGTTTATTAAAGAAAGAAAACACTTTCCTTTCAATATTTTCCTACACAAATTTCTTAAAAGCGATCCAGATGATTTACACGATCATCCTTGGGGATATGCTACACTTATTCTTAAAGGTGGATATTGGGAGCATACCCCCGACGGAAAGTTTTGGAGAGGTCCCGGACATTTTAGAATGTGCAAGTCCAACAATACACACAGAATTGAACTAGACCCTGATGTTCAAGCCTGGACATTGTTTATGCCCGGACCACAAAGGAAAGACTGGGGATTTATCAAAGACGGTAAATGGATTCAACACGAAAAATATCTTTCATCTAGAAAAATGTTAAAGGAATGACAATGAATAAACTCTATATTGACGATACTCAGATTAAAAATGCATGTCATTCCATTGTAACAAAAATGTATAGAGATAACTTTAAACCTAAATACATTGTAGGAATTACACGCGGCGGGCTAGTTCCAGCTTTATACCTAAGTCATATGACTGGTATTACAATGCATACACTAGATGTTCGTTTACGTGATGGTGATGAACAAGAATCAAATCTATGGATGGCCGAAGATGCATTTGGTTATCCTAATCAAGACAGTGGCGGACAAGGAAAAAATATTTTAATTGTAGATGATATAAATGACACTGGTGCAACGTTCAACTGGATTAAACAAGATTGGCCCTCAGGGTGCTTACCTAACGATCTTCGTTGGAATGAAGTATGGCATAACAATGTACGTTTTGCAAGTATTATTGACAATATGGGTAGCAACTTCAAGGTTGACTATTCAGAAATTGAGATTAATAAATCCGAGGAGGATGTGTGGGTAGTATTTCCGTGGGAAGAACCTTTAAGGGTCTAGAAGGAAAATACAATGTGCATTATAACTTTGATGTGCGAGCAACTACCGATGGTGGAATTCCAGGTACGACAATTAACTGGTGTAAAGAAAATATAACTAACGAATGGGGTTGGTACTTTGATCAAGACAATAAAGATATCGGGTACTGTACTTTTATTGATGAAAAAGACGCAATTTATTTTGCATTAAGGTACTCAAAATAATGCTTGGATTTTATCCAAATTTTAAAATCACATGCAATGTAGATTGGACTGAACTGTCATTACGTGTCACTGACACGGCTATAAATTATGTTCACACAAACAAATACAAAGAAAATATATTATACGAAAGTGTAAACAGTATCGTAGCAAGTCTACCTACAGGTGGTTGGATAAGCAAGAGTGGTCCAAGTTTTGATTTCTTTGTAATGGGCGGAATACCCGAAACCGAAATATTAGATAATTGGTTTAAAAAACAATTTCCAAATTTAACATTTACCCCAGCAACAATTTGTTGGAGTAGTAAAAATGTTCCGTTGCACAGAGACAACATAAAGAACGGACAATCAAGTTTAGTATATCCTATATCAAATAATAGTGGATACGGAACTGTATATAGCAACGATGCCAAGTTCACTTATGGTACCGAAAAACATAAACCTGTTGTAATCAATATAACTGTTGATCACGAGGTAGTAATTACTGAACCAAGAGTCTGGTTCAGTATTCATATGCAAGAACCAATTAAAATGGTTAAAGAAGTACTTGACAATTATGCAAATAACGTATAGTATTAAATATTATAAAGGTGATTTCTAAATGACATACTACAGTACAAAAACATACGGACACAACATAGGACTAAGTGCAGTGTTCCGTCAACCAAATGCAGATCACTCACATTGCCATTTGTTACATGGTTATAGTTTGCAGTTTAAATTTACATTTGGTTGTTCTGAATTAGATAAAAAAAACTGGGCCGTTGACTTTGGTGGATTAAAACCACTCAAAGCATGGCTTGAAGATAGCTTTGATCATAAGACAGCAATTGATATTGCTGATCCTCATAAACAAGAATTTTATGATTTGCAGGACAAAGACTTATGTGAAGTAAGAGAATTTGACGGGGTTGGTGCAGAGAAGTTTGCAGAACATGCATGGCGCTTTGCAGACAAACTCGTCAAAGAAATGACAAATGGACGTTGTTGGTGTGAGAGTTGTGAGTGTGCAGAACACGGGGCAAATTCTGCTATTTATTCTCCGTATGTCGTACAAAAAACCTCGTTCAAGGAGAACCATAATGAACAATAAACTACTATTGGCATTGCAGGCAAGGTATCAAGCACAAAAGGCAGAAGGCCTTGCTAATATCGATGTCTACATGCAAAATCCAGCAGGTATTGGCGAGCATCCAGACATCACTGGTGCTATTGCTGAACAAATTGCTAAGATTGCAGAAGCAGACGATGGTTTGCTTGTGTTAGAAGAAAACTTCAGTGACAAGTAATACTGACAAACAGTGGATATGCCCGGTTTGTGGGCATATCCATTATGGCGAAACTCACCCTGAGGTTGATTGCCCTATCTGTGCATTGCCTGGTGAAGAATACATTGAACAAGAATAGAAAGGCACACTATGAACTGGCGTTATAGCGAAGAATTTTATAGTATACAAGGTGAAGGCAAATTTGTAGGAGTACCTAGTGTATTTTTACGTATGTTTGGTTGCAACTTTCGTTGTAAGAACTTTGGTAGATCCAAAGACGAAACCTTTGCTAAAAACGAACCAAATCCTGAAGTGCAAGAAGTTATTGATAATATTGATCAATACGAGAATTTTGGAGATTTACCAATTGTGCATACTGGTTGCGATACGTATGCAAGTATCTATCCGCAGTTTAAACGTTTTATGAAAAATCTTAACACTGACGAGGTAGCTGAACGTTTACTAGCATTAACACCAAATGGTTCATGGACCATGCCCAATGGGCAAGATATTCATCTAATTATAACTGGCGGAGAGCCATTGCTTGGTTGGCAAAAAAATTATGTTGAATTATTTAATCATCCGAAAATGAAAGATTTAAAAAATGTTACAATCGAAACAAATGGTACTCAAGCTCTTAGACCGGAGTTTGTTGACTTTATCACACATCAAGAAAGAATATGTATTACTTTCTCGTGTAGCCCAAAGTTATCCGTTTCGGGAGAGTCTTGGAGTGATGCTATTAACCCTGACATTGTTAGCACTTACTATAATCTTCCTAATAGTGATTTGTATCTTAAGTTTGTGGTTAACGATGATGTGGATGTGGACGAAGTTAGCAGAGCTACTGAAGAGTATCGTGCGGCCGGGGTTGAGTGTCCAGTATATACTATGCCGCTTGGCGGACGGTATGACGAGTATAAAGCAACGACTAAAAGGGTCGCAGAACTCGCAATGCAAAAAGGGTGGAGATATACACCCAGACTACACGTTGATATCTTCGGAAATGCATGGGGCACGTAAGAAAGAAACGCCATTAGAAAAGGCTATGAAAGCACCCATTGACATTGACAAACTGAGGAACCGAGGATTTTGACCAAAGTAGTACACACCCAAATAGTATGTGGAATGCCACACCTACTATCAAATTTTGATTTGAACCTAAATCATCTTAGCAAAGAACTTGGAGACATACACTGGCATTTTATGTATGATCGTCCCGGTGATGCAACAGTAAAAGGTGAGCGTGTTTATCAAAGTTTTCTACGTCTTGATTTTGACATTGTAGATACATTTAAAGAAGATGATGTACTTCATATTGTTACAACAGGAGAACAAGTTGACGATGCTATCTTTAAGACTGTACATACATTTGGTAAAAATAAAATTACCTTGTACAGTATTGGGATAATTATTGATAAGGGTTCACTTGTTAAAGCTATAACTGCAAAAAATAGAGACTTAGAGTTTTGGGCCAATCACAGAAATTTTAAACGTGTTACACGTTCAAAAGAAATATTAGCCTCATTTAATACGTATCCTAGTATTGATTTTAATTGTGCTGGAATACTATATTGTGCAAACTATGTTAGGTACATATACCAGTTTGCAGATATACTAAAGAAACAAGTTACTGTTAAAAATATGTACTTCTTTGGTAACATTAAACCATATCAAGTACTTGATATTGTTCAGGACGAACACGGCATACATATTATTAGTGAAGACCGATTAATAGCAACTTGTATATGCGAACTAGAATAGGAGTAGAAATATGAATTCATTTTTTGATAAGTTTAAGAAGAAACCTGCTACAGCCACTCCTCCAAAGCAGAAGCCTAAGAAGACTCCAAAGGAAATTGCTACCGAAGCAGGTGAACCATGGGTTGAAGTTATCTCAATGGATATTGATCCGGATGATGTTGGCAACGGGGCATTTGAATTAGACTGGAATGATAAATTTATTGTTAATTTAGTCAGAGCAGGATACCAGGTCAAACCAGGCGAAGCCGAAGAATTAATTGTAGATCGTTGGTTTCAATCTGTTTGTCGCAATGTTGTTATGGAAAACTATGAACAAGAACAAGCAGATCCTGATATTCGAAATCAGAAGTAATGTCAAAGATACTATACATTAACGGCGACAGTCATGCGGCCGGCGCTGAAGCAGTGGTTTCATTTGCATTTGCAGAAGATGATCCACATAACTATCCTCCGCCTAATCGTAAACCACACCCAGAAAACGAAATAGCAAGTTTTGGCAACGTATTAGCAGATCAATTGGGCATGACTCCTTACAATGATAGCGAGAGTGCTAGTAGCAATGATCGTATTGTACGTACTACCCGGAAATGGCTTGAAGAAACATCAGAAAAACCTGGACTAGTATTAATTGGATGGAGTACTTGGGAAAGAGAAGAATGGTTCCATGATAATGAATATTTTCAGGTAAATTGTAGTGGAGTTGACCTGGTCCCACGAGATTTGCGAGATAAATACAAGCAGTGGATTATAACACAATCAAAAAAAGAACGTGAACTAGAATATAAATGGCATGATGAAATACATCAGTTCCATTTAGAATTATCAAGAAAGAACATAAATCACCTATTCTTTAATACATATCAGTATTTCTTTAACACTGTGTCGTTTAGTCGTGAAAAACTAAATTGGGACAACTGTTATATCAACCCATACGAACAAGACGGAACATATTACTATTACCTAAAGAAACAGGGTTATAGTACAGTAAACAAAAATAGTTATCATTACCCAAAATTAGCACATCGTGCTTGGGCAGACTATTTAAGACAATATCTCCAAAGAGGCGGAAATCACATTTAAATTGGTTGACTTAATCAAAAATATGTATTATACTATATAAAATTTGAATATTATAATAGGATATACACATGAAGTATCTGTTAGTTGACACCGCAAATACGTTCTTTCGTGCCCGGCATGCGGCATTTAGAGGATCTGATACTTGGACTCGATTAGGTTTTGCAATGCATGTTACCTTAGCCGGACTCAACAAAGTTTGGCGTGATCAACAAGGTGAACATATTGTATTCTGTCTTGAAGGACGCAGTTGGCGTAAAGACTTTTATGATCCGTATAAGAAAAATAGGGCAGTGGCTCGTGCCGCCCTTACAGAAGCAGAGCTAGAAGAAGATAAAGTATTCTGGGAGGCATTTGACGACTTTAAAGACTTTGTGTCAGAAAAAACCAATTGTACTGTTATGCAACACCCCCAACTAGAGGCAGACGATCTTATTGCAGGTTGGATACAAAGTCACCCAGACGATGAACATATTATTGTTAGTAGCGACAGTGATTTTTACCAGCTACTATCAAGTAACGTAAAACAGTACAATGGCATAACCGACGAGTTGCATACACTTGAAGGTATCTTTGATAAGAAAGGTAACAGAGTATTGGATAAAAAGACTAAAGAACCTAAAGTAATTCCAGACCCTGAATGGTTATTGTTTGAAAAATGTATGCGAGGTGACTCTAGTGATAATGTATTCAGTGCATATCCTGGGGTACGTAAGAAAGGTACTAAGAACAAAGTTGGTCTACTAGAAGCATATGCTGATAGAAAGACTAAAGGATATAATTGGAATAACCTAATGTTACAACGTTGGGTTGACCATAACGAAATTGAGCACCGTGTGCTTGATGACTACGAACGTAATGTAACATTGGTTGATCTTTCTGCTCAACCAGATGACGTTAAACAAATTATTGCTACTACTATTGCAGAAAATAGTGTAACAAAAAACATCTCACAAATAGGAACTAAGTTTCTTAAATTTTGCGGCAAGTATGAACTTAACCGCATGAGTGAAAATGCTCAGCAGTTTGCTGAGATACTATCATCGGAGTATAAAGAATGACACAAAAAACAGCCACTCCAGTTCTAAAAAATAAATTTTGGATTGTAGAAGATAACGGTAAAAAGATTGCCACTATTCAAGCCGTTGAAGGCGGCGGGTTTACGTATGTTAAAGGAGCAACATACAGAGAACGATTCCCGGCACTCAAAGATATTGAAGTGAAATATAACGTTAGTATCAGCGACGAAAACAATGAATCAGCTAAAACTAAAGACAATTCATTGTACGGATATCCAGTTGGAGATACAAAAACTTTTAACGAAAGTTACAATGCTCAAACTAAAATGCCGGTATTTACTAAAACTCCAGCAAGTAAAAGTCAATATTGTGCAGGGTTTTATTGTATTGAACTTGACAACGATCAATGGATCAGTCACTTCTGTCCCAAGCTAATTACGGTCAGAAGGTATGCATATATGGGTCCATTTAAAAACGAAAATGAAATGTTGGAAGCATGGAAAACAGCCTACCCACACCTAAGTTAACTCGTAACTTACAAACTTTAAGTGACCGTGTGCAAGTTGCACAACAGACAGGTAAACGAGAAGTTGTATTGGATATAAAACTTGCTAGTGGTGTGGTAAGTGAAATTGTTAAACTATTATCGCTTAATATTGAATTACACCAGCAGTATTTAGAAAACCAACTTATTCAAGTTGAGCTTGATGCCGGAAATTACATTTTAGATCCTAACGAAAAAATAGATAAATAAAAGTAGCATATAATAGAGGTATGCGGTTAACTCAATAAAAGCGATTTAAACTATGTCAAGACCTAAGCCAAATATCATCATAGAGCATGTAAATAAACAATCATTTAAAAGTGATCAGGTACTCGCCAGTGAAGGAATTTGGGCAGTGTATTATGAAGGCAAACCGATCAATCTTAAAACTCATAATATTCTTATTAGTTATCCTGGACCAAAATACAAAAAGGTTTCATTTAGCAATCCAGGACATGCAATTAATTTAGCAAAGAAACTAAACGAGTTATTTAACAATGACGGTTTTACAGTAGTACTGTTGAAAAAAGGTGAAACAATTTACCCCTAAACGTTACAGTCAATCACAAGTGGCTAAGATTATATTAACTTTGCCAGATTTGCCTCCTGAATTAAATTCCCTACCAAAACTAAATTTAACAATTTGGAAGAATCCTCTCAATAAAGAGAGTTTACACCTTAGTCATCAAGGTTGGTTGCTTGCCAACAAACTAAAAATGACCATGTACAAATTTGAGCTTCCCAGTGCCTTTACTCCCAAACAACTACTAGAGCTAGAGAGATATCTCGCTGGACCTTACCATGTATATCATAAAGGATTGCGTCTAGCAGTTCTCGATGAGTCAGATTCTGTGATGTTAAATCTTCAAAAAGACAATATTCCAGGATATTTAGACAATTTATCTAAATATTCGTAATTTTTTGGTTGACTTTTTGGGTATCTTATAGTACTATAAACTTATAACAGTAGAGAACTAGGACGACTACTGGTATTAAATAATAGTTAGAGACACACACTACGAAAGTTTACAATAAAAATACAGGAGGTTGTAACTTGAAAAAACTAACATTTATTGCCTTGGTAGGTATTCTTGGATTTGTTTCTATTAACATCTCTGGGATTAATGTGAAATCTGATCAAGCTGGACTTAATCTCAATGAAGCAAAAGCACAACAACATAATATTGGCACAGACGAACTTGTTTCTGATCAAGAAATTGCATCAGAACATAATTGCACAGACGATGGATGTGCAGAGTTTGATGCCCAATCCAAAATTGTTGACGCAACCATATCAACAAAGAATCAGATCGAAAATGAACTACCGGCAATCATTTATTTAACTGGTACTTCCGAACATCAATCAATGGAAGATTTAAGTGATGCAATTAATGATGAAATTAAATGCATGGCAGAAAATATTTATTGGGAAGCCCGGAATCAATCCAAACTAGGAATGATTGCAGTTGGTCGTGTTGTAGTAAATCGTGTACGTAGCAAAAACTACCCTGACACAGTATGCGGAGTAATACTGCAAGGACCAACAAGAGAGAGCTGGAAAACTCGTCAACACAAACATCTTAAAGACAGTGAAAGACGTTATTACCCAGTACGTAATAGGTGCCAATTTAGTTGGTATTGTGATGGAAAAAATGACGAAGTTCGTCGCAATGAAGGGGACATATTTACTCAAGCATGGCATATTGCCAGTGCTATTGTCCTAGACAACAGATGGGATGGTTTTATTGGTGGTGCAACTCACTATCATGCAGACTATGTAACACCATCTTGGAGACATGAACTTGTAGTTGTTAGCAAGATTGACAACCACATTTTTTATAGACCGTAGTTGACAAAAGAATAAAAGTTTGCTATAGTGTAAAAATTATAGCAAACTTTATCCTTGCTAAAGGCATTGTGCTGATAGCAGTTTTATTGTAAAATGGAGAAACACTATGAGACTTACTCGTAAACTTACCGATGTCATTGAAGAAGTTCGTATTATATTACAAACAGACTTTGACATAACCACAGAAAAACTTAAAGCCTTAAGAGAACGTGTAGAAAAGAATGGTCACGATTATCCTATAGGAACAAACTTTATTCCGTTTAGTGAACAATGGCTTGACTATGAAGTTCAACGTGCCGCTATTCCTCAACATATTCTTAACATCATGCGAAACTACGATCCACGACTTTGTGGGCCGGCTAGTGCATGTCAAATTGAAGGTCAAGATATAACAACCATATATGATGGACAACAAAGAAGTATTGCAACTGCCTTACTAGGATATCAAGCAGGACCTTGTAATGTTGTACGTACCGATGATGTTGCATTTCCAAGTTATGCATTTGAGATGTTAAACGAAACTGGAGTTAAACGATTAACACCAGGAGATCTTCATCGTAATGCTTTGACTCGTTACCGGTTAGGATCACGAGAAGAAAAGAATGTTCGTGCAAGGAGTTTACAAGATCAATTTGATGATTGTGAAATTGACTTAGAAGATAAGAATACCCGAAAAGGAAATAATCGAGGTGAACACGATTACTTCTTTAGTCATTTCAATTATGCATACAAGGCAATTGATCTTGACTCAACAGGCAATGTACTCTTTAATATATTAAACAGTATTAAAGATGTATTTCCGTTACAAGAAGAAATTGATCAAGGTGTTTTTATTGGACTATATGAGATTGCACGTCTTGATAAAAGACAAGAGCTACCTGAAGATTGGATGAATACAGTTCTTAGGTCTGCTAAAAAACTATTTCCTTCAAGTGCAATAGTTCACAGTAAAGGTAGAATGCAATGGGGACATATTAACCCTGGTGCTTCATGGAGTGCTCCAAGTGCAATGGCTAACTTTCTAAGAGAGATTTATTTGCTCAATGAAAGCGATTTAAACTTGCCTTATCACGGAGAAGGTGCTATAATGCAGGTTGCTACTAACCCTGAGCCTTCTTTAATTAGGAATTGAAATGGAACCTAACCTTTACAAATTTACTAAGGTATTACCAAAAGCATACGATAAAGTATTGCGAGAGGCTGTATGGAGCGAAGACGAATCTGAGTTATACGATTTGTGTTATCATTATCATAACAAAGATTCAGAACGCGATGTACAAATGGCGGCTGAACGTTTATATGATCTAATGATGGATGTTGCTAGTGTACGTCAACTTGATATGAGTCTTAATGTAGTAGAAATACTTGAAGAAGTTCGTGAAGATCTAAGGAAGGAATATCCTCAAGATGGATCTTAAAGAAAGAATAAGCAAGTTTAGGCAACCCAAGTTTGCTAATCGTAAACGTAATAAAGAGTCCTACGTAAACATTGCCAAGTATGCATATGCCAATTTAGATAGGTTGTGCAAGGAATATAATAGTACTGTAAACAATGAAGATACTGTTAAACTAATACGAACAGATGTCGATCAAGTACTACGAAGGTTTCACAAGTACTGTATTAAAGAACGTATTGGATCTCATTATATTGAAATAGGAGTAGACATCGATGATGCCGAATTTGAACATATGGTTCCTAATACCGTTACTTTGGATTTGCTTTTACACAATGTTATAACTGTGACAGATGCATGTAACATGCCAACTTGTACATTAAGCAAAGAACGACATAATTCTCTTAGAGAAAAAGGTTGGGGTAGCAAGACACCAGACATATACGAGTTTTGGAAACGTTACGAATATTGTTTTGAAGTTGATGGACAGTTTACAACGTGGGACGGAATTCCAGTTGATGTTAATCAGACTTTGCTAAAGCATCTTCAAACAGAGTCTTCATGGATTTAGTATCCTGCCAGTCAGTGTTCATCATAACGTCATAATTGTGATCTAATATCTGTTGAGGCACTTCCGGGTCATGTGTCAGATTGTCTATTAGAGATGCTATACGATCTACCCGAGAATACAAATTGGTAATTTTATCATATCCTTCGTCAATGATTCCATCGAATGTTTTAAATCCAAGATAATGTAATACTTGTAAACTAAAAGGATTGCCAACAATAATAAATGGCATCTTGGCCATTATAGGTTTAGCAATTTTTTCAGTGAAAAATACAAACTCGCTTTGATAATTTGTTTCTGCAACAATACACCAATTGGTTTTCTTATAAACATCAATTGGAACCACCTGACTTAAACTAACCTGTTCGCCATCATATTCGATATTGTCAATTGTATAACTAACTGGCTGTGGTTTTCCTTCCCATATAAATTGCGAGTTATCAAGAACTGCTTCATCAATTGTATGTTCTGATTGTATATATGTACTGAGTACCTGTTTATTCTTGTATATACATTTGTATATCAAGTCACGGTGCTGTTTTTTACGACCCAACAGGGCATTAAAGTGTACAAGATTATCACCTATAGGAGTTTTATTGTGCAGTTCTTCTAGTATATGGAGGCGTTTCTTGTAGAAGTGTGTCGTTGTAGCAAACCAATCCATATACGGGTATTGATTTGCTTTTATATTGTGTATGCGACCACTAAGATACACATGAGCCTTCTTGGGTAACGTGGATAACCAATCAACTGTAGGAGGATGTAGTTCAGTGCTGAACACTATAACATCTTTTGCTTTTTTAATTAACTTGTTGGCAGTTTCTACCCATGTAACGTCCCAAGGATAAGGTGTATGTAATAATAACACCGCACCCTTAGGATCGTTAGTTTGTGTAAATGGAATGTTTGCTTTAGACAGAATATGATTAAAAAAGTAAAAATCTCGATCTAAGCAATATATCATTTTTTAGTAAGTTTAAGAACTTGATCTACTAGGTCAGATTTCTTAAGTCTTCTGTCTAGTTCATGATCCCATTCTTTACGAGCTAGGTCTTCAAGTTGAACTTTTGTAAGTTTGGTCAACGAAGCCTTTGTATGTTTAACTGCCTTCGAAGCTTTCTTTTCCATTAACGAAAATGAGCCTTCTGCACCAACTACTGTGGCAACTTCTTCGGCCTGCTTCTTTATCTTTGAAGGGCTAAACCAACTCATAATTGATTTAAACATGTTTAGTCTCCTTTAAGGTTACGATTGTATTTATAAGGTAGTTAGAGCTAATCGTAGAAAAAGGTGCCCTGGAGCACCTTTTTCAATTTTAAGATATTGAAACTTAAATTAAGCTTCTTTAATCTTGTTAACTAGTCCGTCTGCGAACATATGATCTAGTGTGTCGTATACACTTTCAGTTTTTGCACGGAAGTCTTCCATGTCAGCTTGTGAAAGATAAACAACGTCAACATTGTCTGACTCAAGGCGTGCCTTGTTCTTTTCAATGTCTAGTAGAGCTTCGCGACGCTCTTCTAAAGCGGCTTCTTGTGCGGCTTCTAGGAAAGCTTCTTTTAGCTCTGCATCAAATGATGCCCAAAGATCCTTATTAATTAACACTGTGGTTAAGAATAAGCTATGCTCTGTATTAATAACAGCCTTTGCAGTTTTGCTTGGCTGAATTGTTTGCTCAGAACCATATAAACGTGGGTATGTGCTTTCGCCAGCTACGATACGACCATCTCCGATAGCCGCTCCGATTTCTTCAATTAGAAGATCGCCAACAACGTCACAACCTAAGACTTTGAAAGTTTCTTTGGAAACTTCAGAGCCGGTACGTACTTTTTCTCCAGCTAGTTCAGAAAGGTTTTCAATTTTCTTACTAGAAGGTAGTACGCGGAAACCACCGGAGTAGGTAAAGCATAATGGCTGAGCATTGGTTTTGGATGCAAAGCCGTCACGTAGATTGTCACCAATCTCGCCATCTAGTACGCGAGCAACATGATCGTGATCATTAAACAAGAAAGGCATGTCTAATGCTAGTAGATCTTTGTGGTACTGGCTACCTAGTGTAGTGGTATAAAGCTGAGTCATTTCTAGCTGACCTTCTTCAAGGTGCTTCATTAACTCATAGCGATATTGTGTGTTAACTTGGTCAATATTATGATATTTCTTGGCATACTCGTCGCATGATAGAATTTCAATATTAATTGCGCCATCTGTCTTTTCACTGATTACTCTAGCGAAACGATTAGCGGCACGAATGAATATCTCAATTGGTTCATGTGCTAGTACCCAACGAAGTGTTCTTTTTTCCATTTTAAATATTCTCCCGGGAATGTTAAAGATAAGCAATGTAATAACTCGATTTGGTACCATTGCTATTACTGTGCTTAGTAATATTATTTATGCTAGAAGCAGATTTAGATACTTTTTAACTAGTATATTAAAAGGCCTTGTAATGATGGGGATCTGCTCTTTCAACTACATTTATTTATGGATAAAATATCAAAAAAATGTAATTTTTTTAGGTTTTCAATGATTTCAATAGGTTAGCACCCCATAAAAAGGTTGACCTTTTGGGAAAGATGCCGTATACTGTATACATAATAAGGAATTAGGAGCAAGACATGAAATACCAAATTCACCAAGTGCAACTTACAGACGCTGAAGTAGATAAGATCAACGCCGAAGGGCACGATGCGGTAGAGCGTCATGCAATGAAGTTGAAGATGTCCTTTAGCGAAGATGCTGGTGGAATTGCTAGCCGCATGTATGGTCAGGGCTTTTATGATCACGTTGCTAACATTACTGCTGATAGCCTCGAGGGTGTGTTCCATACAGGTAACATGGGTCCTGAGGAGAACATCGAGCGTTTGGCGCAGATGAGCAGTGTTAGCGTTGGTGACTTAGTTATTGCTGAGAACGGTGATAAGCATGTAGTTGCTAGTTTTGGTTTTAAGGAGGTATTCTAAAATGACTGTATACGAGCTGATTGATTTTCTTCAGGGTGCCAATCCCTTGGCCGAAGTATTCATTGAGACGTACTCATGCGGTGAAACGTTTCGTGAACCTCTAACTGGCGAATGGTTGGAATTTCACGATATTGATGACAAACGAGCTGTTGTAATTGACGCGGCCATCAACTAACATCAACGAACACAAATAGAGGATTTGACATGTATTATTATAATGTTTATGCTGGCACCAAACATATTAATTTAGTTCGTGCAATTAGCGAACAAGATGCTATTAATCAGGTGTACATGAAGTTTGGTGGTGCTAGTAGATACACAGGATATAGTGCCGATAATTTTGTTGCAATCCGAGCATAAAAAGGTTGACCCTAAGGACCTTTTAGTGTTATAATAAGTTATAGTTAAACAACTTGAGGTAATTATTAAAATGTCTACATACACCACACAACAACAACTTTTTCTGTTCCTAGGCGAGATTACCATTAACCCTAACGTTCCTGCAAGTGTGCAAGAGGACGCCCTAGCGTTACAAGCAAAAATGGGAGATTATGCTAGTATGCAACTGCCTTACCACCCCAGCGAGGAGGAATTTGTAGCAGTTTATACTAACACAGCAAAAAAGCACCCCTGTGCTACTCTTAATCCCAAGCAATACATGTACACACACAAGGATTAAAATCCACTTGTTGACTAAATTAATTTGATATTTTGGCAAGAAAATGGTTGACATATTACATTTTATCGTGTACTATGTATATATAAGCTAAAAAATTAGCTATTAACAGATAGAAAGGCCCGTGACGCTATGACTACTATTACTACTGAAAGAACTGTTACTGTACGAGACGCAAAGACTCGTTTACTTCGTTGCTTTAAAAAACAACGTCCTGTATTTTTATGGGGACCTCCGGGTGTTGGCAAATCTGAGGTTGTTAATGACCTTACTACCGAACTTGGTGGGTTTATGATTGATCTTCGTTTAGGTCAAATGGATCCTACAGATATTCGAGGTATTCCATACTTCAACAAAGAACTTGGTGTAATGGATTGGGCACCGCCAATTGATCTTCCTACTGAAGAGATGGCCGCTGAGTACCCAATGGTTACTTTGTTCTTAGACGAAATGAACAGTGCCGCACCGGCTGTACAAGCCGCTGGTTATCAGCTAATTCTTAACAGACGAATTGGCAAGTACAAATTGCCCGACAACGTTGTGATTGTTGCCGCAGGTAACCGTGAAAGTGATAAAGGTGTTACTTACAGAATGCCTAGCCCACTTGCTAATCGTTTTGTACACCTTGAAGTCCGTCCAGAATTTGAAAGCTGGTTGGAGTGGGCAGTAAACAAGAAGATCCACAAAGATGTGGTTGGTTACTTGTCTTTTGCTAAATCAGACTTGTTTGATTTTGATCCTAAGAGCCCAAGCAGAGCTTTTGCTACACCACGTACCTGGACTTTTATGTCAGATCTTCTTGAAGACGAAGATATTGGTGTTGACGAACTTGCTGACTTAGCATCTGGTACTATTGGTGAAGGGCTCGCTATTAGGTTCATGGCTCACCGTAAGGTTGCTAAAGATATGCCTAACCCAGAAGATATTCTTTCTGGCAAGGTTAAAACAATGAAGGTTACTGAAGTTTCAGCAATGTATGCTTTGGTTACTGGAATGTGCTACGAACTGCAAGAGCAGTTTAAGAAGCCTGAGACCAAAACAGATATGACTGAGTGGCACAAAATGGCTGATAACTTCCTTCGCTTTATGATGGACAACTTCACTACTGAGTTGGTTGTTATGGGTGCAAAGGTTTCGTTGGCTACTTACAACCTTCCGTTAATTCCTGGAAAGCTCAAGAACTTTAACGAGTTCCACGAAAGTTATGGCAAGTACATAACGAATGCGAGTGCCAAAAACTAACTGAATCGCTGTCACGGGCGGTATGGGGGCAGGTTTTATCCGTAAGACCCCCACTTTATTACCGTTGATATCGACACTTTTTGGTTGACATTTGGTAAAAGATGTTATATAATGTATATAACAATTAGGAATTAGGAGTTTTTTATGTCTCAGGCAAGTTCAACATTAGCAGAAAAATCTAAAGAAAAAACTGTTACAGATCCTGTTGCAGATAATAAAGCCAGAGAGATGCTGATTACTGCTCGTGTTGGTTTGTTGCTTAAGGCACCATTCTTTGGTAACATTGCTACTAGAATGGATTTGATTAATGCAGACGATTGGTGCCCGACAGCGGCAACAGATGGCCGTCGTTTTTATTATAATTCCGCTTTTGTTAATTCACTTCCGTTGCGTCAGCTAGAGTTCTTAGTAGGACACGAAGTATTACATGCGGTATATGATCACTGTGGTAGACGTATTGACCGTGATCCTAAGATATGGAATATTGCCGCTGACTATTGTGTGAACTCAGATCTATTAGAACAAAAAGTTGGTGAACGTATTACTGTGGTGCCAATTTTGTTTGCTCACAAATACGTTGGTTGGGCATGTGAAGGTGTATATGATGACCTTATTGAAAACTCATCTGAAGAGCAACTAAGCGAATTACTTCAGCAGGTACTTGACGAACACCTTGATGGTGATGATGGTATGGGTTCTGAAACTGATTCAAAGGATGGCAAAGGTCGTCCTACAATGTCAGATGCTGAACGTAGACAGATACGTGATGACATTAAAGAGGCTGTTCTTAATGCGGCTGAAACTGTAGATGCTGGTGATTTGCCTAGTGGTGTTAAACGACTTATTCAAAATATGACTAAGCCAGTTATCCGTTGGCAGGATCTCATTGAGCAACAGATACAGAGTGTTATCCGCAATGATTTTTCATTCTCGAGAATCAGCCGTAAGGGTTGGCACAACGATGCAATTATGCCAGGTATGATTCCTGGAGAGCAGATTGATGTTTGTATTGCTTTTGATATGAGTGGGTCAATTGGAGTAGAAGATGCGAGTGCCTTCCTAAGTGAGGTACAAGGTATTATGGAACAGTACACAGAATACAATATTCGTATTTGGAGTTTTGATACTGCCGTATACAATGAGCAGATGTTTACAAGCGACAATATGAGAGATATTACTGAATATGAGCCACAAGGTGGTGGTGGTACCGACTTTATGTGTAACTGGGAATATATGAAAGAACAAGGGATTGAACCCAAAAAATTCATTATGTTTACAGATGGTATGCCATGGGATAGTTGGGGTGATGAACACTATTGTGATACAGTATTCATTATCAAAGGCAACGAAGATGTACAACCACCATTTGGTATTTGGGCTAGTTACGAAAAAGAAGTTAGTAAACAAGCGGCATAAAACGGTTGACTTTTCTTAAGAACTATCGTATACTACAAGTATAATAAGGAATTGGAGAAGCTCGTGATTACGAAAACCTTAAAATTAATTGCAGTAGCTGGTTTACTAGCTGGAACTTCAGCATGTAATTCAGCTACACTTAGTACCGTTTATGAAGGTACTCACAAGGACCTTAGTTATAAGAGTTCACAGGCATATGGAATTGGAAACAGGATTTTCAAGCCTGCTAATTTTAACGGTGGAGCAGTATTGTTTCTTCCTAGTTGTACTGGTGTACAACATTTTAATTCAACAGACATTAAACGTAACTGGATTGATCCGTTATTGGAGCAAGGTTACGTAGTTGCCGTTACTGATTACAACGAAGGTCGTAGTGCAAGCCGTCCTTGGAACTGTGGTAAGAATAAACATCTATCACATGATCGTTTAGTACGTGATGTATACAACGGTGTGCAGGCTCTTGCTGAAGTGCCAGGTGTAAACAAAAATCAAATCTTTACCATTGGAACCAGCCTAGGTGGACAGATTGGTGCCGCGGCAATTGATGGTCATGTTATTGACAAAGCCGAAAAGCAGGGTCTTGCTACTCCAAGAGCTCATGTAAGTTTGTATGCAGGTTGTGCTTACCCAAGCCAAACTTATCTTGATAGCAGTATTAAACGTCCGGTACTTTGGATGTCTGGAAGTGATGACGTTGAAGTTGGCGAAGGATGTAGCAGTTGGTTATATAGTAGTATCACAAAGAAGTTGCCTGAGAGCAAGTTTATTGAGTATGATGCAACTCACTGTTGGGATTGCCAACAACTAAATGGTTTTAGCAAAAACACTTACTACGGACATCAAGTTTATACATACAACGAAGATGTAACTGCAAAAAGCCAAGACGAAACTTTTAAATTTATTGATAGGTTTATGAAATGACAGCAATGGATCCAGAAACAACAAAAGAAGAAATTGATATTGGCCCCAAGTGGGCCAATATTCCTGAAGATTTAGAGAGTGCCATCGAACGAATTAAAAGACTTGAATGGGTACTTTCTGATCTAAGTCGTAGTGTTGAAATTGCAATAGCAATGGACAGGCCCGAGTTAATGAATGAGTTCATAGTTACTGCAAACAAAGAACTTGAAACTAAAATTGATCAGATTCACAATGACGATCAACAGCCTATTAAAATTGTTCGTGTAGTAGACGACGTCAGTGATAAGGAAGAAAAAGATGCTAAAGTTTAATGAGCCAAATGCTATTGAAGTACAAGGTCTCAGACGTTTATATCATCTTCCACCGCATTTTGACAGTGTAACATTCAATCTTTATGTACATGAAAAAGATGTTACAGATTGGATTTATGAAAACTTAAATAGTCGTTTCTATGTTGGACCTTTTGCACAAAAAGATATGCAAAATATTGGATCAAGAGAGATGACACATATAGCAGGATTTGAAGAAAATAGCGAAGCCAGTTACTTTGCTTTATTGATGGATACGTTCAATAGTTCAAAAATTACGTACTAACCGAAATAATATTTGGATACAGTACAAATACACGTTAAATAACAGAGTAGTTTATTCAATTAAAGGAGACTAAAAACTATGAGTGATGAAGTAGAAAACGAAGTAGTTGAAGCACCAGAGCCAGTAAGTACTGAGCCAACTCCCCCAGGCGACACACCAAGTGCCGCAGGATTAGGCGTTAGTGACTTATTGTTAATGTTGCAAACTATCCAAGTTATTGCCAGACGCGGTGGTTTTCGTGCCGATGAAATGGCAAATGTAGGCGGACTTCATGACCGTTTACTTAACTTTCTGGAAACTAGCGGAGCAATCACCAGAGAAGCTCCTAAGACAGAAGGTACACAATCAGAAGGTTCTATCTCAGACGCACCAGCAGAAGGCGATAATATCGCTAGTGAATTAAGTGGTGACGATGAGGAGCCAGCAGGAGAATAAAAATGGCAGGTTTTACAAAACACGTAGCTCAGCATAATCAACGTAAATGTGTAGTCGCATTTAGACAAGTACCAGATGAAGCACATATGGCTCTCGTTGTATATACTGATGATTTACCAGCACAAGTACACGATGAATTAATTAAAGCAGTTGATAGCGAGCCGGCTCAAGCCACTCCAGATCTAGCTGATGTACTTCATCGTACAACTATGTCGGACAATAGAAATTTACTAGATGTTCTACACAACGAACATCGTATTAAAAAGGTACCAACTAATCAGGTATTGTTGACTCCTAATGTTTCAACCAAGCAAAGATTAGATGAGGTTAATACATTACTAGCAGATATTAAAGCTGGTAATGAAGCCGCACAAAAGGCCAAAGCACTAGATGAAAATCAAGGTATGGCCGCTAATCATGCAAGGGCTTATAATAGAGGAAGAGATGTTGGTGAACCGCCAGCACCTATGGAGACAGTTGCACCGCCAGTAATTAATGCACCGGATGGTGGAGTATTATCCAATGAGGCAATCGCAACTAATTTACTGGAACAAGCCAAAGCTCATGAAACCAATGCAAAGGGATTAATGGCTGAAGCAAAGCGATTAAAAGAAGAAGCTAAAGGGCTCAATCCAAATGTCAAAAGTACCACAACCCGCAAAAAGACGACGAGGACCAAAAAGCAAACGGCTTAAGATTACCAAGAAAGACAAGTGGGAACGAATACTAAACGATGTTGATAAAGCTCAAGTTCCAATCACTTGTTTGGAGTCGTTAGACGTTAATCTTAAAGACGGGTCTGTAGTAAGAATTGATATTCAGGAATTGCTTGACGAAGGTCAGCTACACCCTGATGAAATTGAGCTACAAATTAATACTCGTTTATCCGATATGGAAGATATTATACGAGATGTAGATTTTTATATTAATCTCGACTCAGTTGCAAATAGTGTGCAACCATTAACAGATAAAATATTAAAGGATCTTACATGATATCAGCATTACTAGCAGTAGATTCAAGAGGAGGAATGGGATATAAAGGCACATTGCCTTGGTATGTTCCAGAAGACTTGCAAAAGTTTAAAGACCTCACTATGAATAATGTTGTAGTAATGGGAAGAAAGACTTGGGACGATAAGAAGATGCCCAAGCCATTGGTAAACCGAACTTGTTACGTAGTAACTTCTCGCCCTGATACACTAGGTGATCATGCTTTACCAATTAACGGAACTAACCTTGAGAAGTCCATATTAGATTTAGAATTCAAACATCAAGATAAAAAAATATATGTTATTGGTGGACCTAAAATAATCATGCAGGTTCATAATATATTAGATCAAATACACATCACTCAAATTCAAGGTCAATTTAAAACTGATGTTAGAATCAATGTTGACAATTTAGTAACTCGTGATTTTATTCCAAGAAGCAGTTCATCAGGGCCAGACCAAAAAGCGACATTTATACGTTATGAAAAATTATTTAAACGCCATTAAAGAAGTACTAATAAACGGACAAGAACGCAGAGATCGCACCGGCGTTGGTACCATTGGTTTATTTGGTATGCAACAACGTTATGATCTAAACAAAGGTTTCCCAGCAGTAACTACAAAGAAACTTGCATGGAAAAGTGTAGTTAGCGAGTTGCTCTGGTTCTTAGAAGGCAGTGGCGACGAACGTAGACTAGCCGAAATATTACACAAAACAAGAGATGAAAACAAGAAAACTATCTGGTCTCCTAATGCAGAAGCAGACTACTGGTTACCTAATGCGGAATACAAAGGCGACCTTGGTAGAGTGTATGGTGTACAATGGCGTGAATGGGGAACAGATCAAATTGAAAAACTAATTGAAGGTATTAAACAAGATCCATTTTCACGTAGACATATACTAAGTGCATGGAATGTAGGCGAGCTAGATCTAATGGCATTACCACCATGTCATATTATGGCTCAGTTTTATGTTAGCACAGACAACAAATTAAGTTGTCAAATGTACCAACGAAGTTGCGACATGTTTCTTGGAGTACCATTTAACATTGCAAGTTATAGTCTACTCACACATATGATTGCCCAAGTATGCAATCTAAAAGTAGGCGAGTTTGTGCATACATTAGGCGATGCACATATATATCTTAACCATGTCAATCAAGTTAAAGAACAACTTGCAAGAGAACCGTTGCCTTTACCTACACTTTGGCTAAATCCAGAAAAAAGACATATTGATCATTTTACAATGGATGATATACGTTTGCAGAATTATCAAAGTCACGAAACAATTAAAGCGGAGATGGCAGTATGACCAGAGCATTAGTAACAGGCGGATTAGGACTTATTGGTCATAATATAGTACAAGAACTTGTTAGTCAAAATATCCCTACAGCCATTGTTGACAACCTAACAAATTATAACAATGCAATTAGTATGAAAGAATTAGGATATCTATTTGGTGAAAGACTTAAACTAGTACACGACCTGCCACCTAATCTTGTTAGTTTAAATTACCTACACAAAGACATTGAAACAAACGATTTTGAATCTTGTTTTAACTTTGTAAAACCAACAGTTTTGTATCATTTGGCTTGTCCTCCTAGACAAAAGATTGTTGGACTAAGTCCACAGTTCTGCGGTAATACAATGATTGGCGGATTGCTTAATACTTTAAAACACTGTGTCAAATACAATGTAGAAAGAATTGTTTATATTAGTTCTAGTATGGTATATGGAGACTTTGAAGATAATGTTACTGAAGATGCAGTACTAAATCCACAAGGTGAATACGGTATTTTAAAACTTGCTGGTGAACAATTGGTCAAAGACTATCACAGAAAGTATGGACTAAATTATACTATCATTAGACCAAGTGCAGTTTATGGTCCGCTTGATTTAAGTGATAGAGTTATTAGTAAGTTTCTGTTAACTGCAATGGGAGGCGGAGAGCTTACTGTCAATGGTGAACACGAAACACTTGATTTTACATATGTTGGTGATGCCGCACAAGGTATTACGAGTGCCGGATTAAGCGAAGAAGCAGAAAATAAAACCTATAACATTACCAAGAGCCACAGTAAGACTTTATTAGCGGCCGCTGAACTAGCAGTTGAGATTGCTGGAAAAGGTACTATTAAGATCAATGAAAAAGATGATGATTTTCCAAGTCGTGGAGCATTAGACATTACCGCGGCAAAACAAGACTTTGGGTTTGATCCCCAAGTTGATATTGAAGAAGGATTTGGCTTATATCATGAGTGGCTTTCAAATTCCGTTTACTGGAACAAAGCGGCAATATCAAAGTTTGCGAAGTGAGCTTCTTGATACTGCTGATAAAGTTTGGTCTACAGGACAACACCTAAACGGATACTACACAGAGACTTTTGAAAGTGTAATTGCTGAACGATGCAATCGCAAATATGCTATTGCTGTTAACAGCGGAACACAGGCGTTGATATTCGCTATTAGATCTCTCAAGCTACCCTTTCGTAGCAAGATAGCAATACCAGGTTTAAGTTTTGTTGCAACTCTTAACAGTATAATTGAAACTGGTTATATCCCACATTTAATTGATGTTGACAAAGATGGTCTAATAGATCTGACAACCGATGAAGATATTGAAAAAACCTATGATGCTTTGGTATATGTTAACCTATATGGTAACATGGTTGATTATAGTAAAATTAAATTAATTACAGAATTTTTTGGACAAATTACAAAGTTACCTGTTATTGAAGATGCCGCTCAGAGTTTTGGATCCACGTTTCAAGGTAAACCAAGTGGTAGCTTTGGAGACATTAGTATATTAAGTTTTGATCCAATGAAAAACTTTAACAGTTATGGCAGTGGCGGAATGGTATTAACTGATGACATGGCTATTGCATCAAGTGTTAGAGACCTTGCTACCAATGGCAAAGAAAATAACTATTCTCACAGTGGAACCAACAGTCGTATGAGCGAACTGGATTGTGCTTGTATGTTAGTGAAGTTGGGCCACTTTGATAAATGGCAAGCACGCCGAAAGAAGATTGCAACTTACTGGAATGATGAATTTAACAATCATATTAGAACACTTGTTGTACATGATGATGTTGAATCAAGTTATCACAAATATCCAATATTTGTTAATCCAAATGTAACCAGTAGAAATAGATTAAAGTATAACCTACAAGAGTTAGGAATTGCAACAAAAGTACACTACGATAAAGCTCTTGGCAACTATCAATCCTTTATTGAATGTGCTTATAGTATTTACGATGCCGACCTTAGAGCCGGAATAGAACACCAAGCCACACAAACCAACATGGCTGTAACTATAGCAAATAACCAATTGAGTTTACCTATATATCCTGAACTAACTGATGCTGAAGTTGAATTTATTGCAGAACAAGTTAAAGATAATGCATCCAAGTACTAGAAAACTTGATAAGTTTCTTTACAGTAACAAAGTACATGCTTCAGCATTTGAAAAAGGCTTGAACGGAGATATCCGTGACTTTAGAGGCCAAACCCTTGACTGGCTTCCAACGGATACCGAAAAGCTATACCTAACAAATATTAAAAAGTTTCCTGAGTTTTTTGCAGACAAGGAATGGACACAACCAGGAAATATTACATATCATATCAATGCACACGGGTTTCGTGGAGAGTTCTATACTGAGCCAGATATAGTAGCACTAGGATGTAGTAACACTATGGGCATTGGGTTACCCGAGGATAAGATATGGTGCTACCAACTTGGTCAAAAATTAAATATGACTGTAACCAATTTAGGAGTTGGCGGAATTGGTACAGACAGTATATATAATATTGTTAAGTCAATGATATTATCAAAGATAGTAAAACCTAAATTTGTTGCAATGCTTGTGCCACCAATTGGAAGACTTGAAATACGTACAAATCATCATGATGTTCAACAAGTGAACACTGCGTCAGATAGTGCTACATTAATAGGTAAACATTGGTGGCTTAATGATGAGAATAGCACACTGTTTGATGAAAGAAATATTATGGCAATTTACTTTCTACTAGAAAGTTTAAATATTCCAATTATACACTTAAACAGTAATCAACTCCTGCACCGGCAACACCCCAAGGGAGATCTTGCAAGAGACATGATGCATCCTGGTCCTGTATCACACAACGGACTATCTCAACTTATGGCAAACCTAGTAGAAGCAAAACTAACTTGACTCAAACTTTTCTTTGAGCCACGCCCAATCAAAACTCTTTTGTAGCTCTATAGGATCACCATCTACTTCTTCATAATATCTAAGTGCATCACTTGCACCTTGTATACTATAAACACCATTCAAACTATCTCGACCTTTTGTTAGCCAAGAAGTAAGTCTAGCTTCATTTTCAATACTAGGGTTTATGTCATCAAACTGTTTCAGTTTCAATACTTCACGAAATGCTGTACGCCAAGTCATCCACGGGTCTGTATTGTAATGAGCAGTGCCGCTAAGAACTGGTACAACTTCATGTGGAGCACTCAGTGTAAAGTCCAGTCCTGGTTGGTTTGTGGCTAGTGTAAGACGCTTATTATAAGCTATAACCCCCATGTGTCCGTATTCTAATCCGTTTACTGGATTACGTGCATTAAAAATATAGTGCTTTGCTTGTTGGAAATAGTCTGGTTGCCAAGTAAAATCAAAGTCTCGTTCTACTTCAATTTTAGCAAACACTGCAAAGAACCATTCAGTGTTTGATGCATGGGCCGCGGCTTGGTATGCTTTTACACGACCATCAATACCTTCAATGTGATGTATTGTATTCTTATGTTCTAATGCTCCTGCTGGATCTTTTGTAATTGCTACATCTATTAGATGTGTGTACCAACGATTTGCTTCAGTCTCGCCGTTACTGATAAAACATATATCCAATGGTCGTGGTATAAAATCAGAACGTCCCGGAGACTTTTTATTAATATAAGGAAAGTCATATACCTGTTCAATTTGACGTTTACTAATATCACGAGGTATAACAGCCAAGCTATTGTCGCTGGTTAAACTTACAACCTCACGGTCTTTTTGCCTCCACAAACATATAGCACCATATACTTCGGAAGTGTAACGTATTGATGCCCCCATGTTAGGTAATAGATTATCTTGTTTCTGAAAAACGGCATATGGAAAATTGGGCCAAACATAATTGTTAATTGTATCAACCATGTTATCAGTGGTGTATTCAACAACAGGCATTGGCCATCTTTTTAGTTCTTGTTCTAATGTATAATTAATAACGTTGAACCAATCCAGTATTTCTAAATCATACATCTGAGTTTTAAAACTCTCAACGTGTATATAAAAAGTATCTCCTCGTTTTTGTCCGTTACTAGGAAATACGTGTATCATTTCGTTTTGCCAAGGCTCAGGTTGCCAACTAAAATCAAAACGAGCATAGTCACAAATACTGTTGATGATCCAAATGTATTCATGTCCTTCGTGGTTGTTAATAATTCTTTTGAATGTATCCAGATAGTTGTCAACAAAACGTGTAACAGTTATATTATTGTGTTGACTTTGCAGTTTGTCAAGTTGAACTTGACTTTGTTCATTACCCCAATCAACATATACAATAGCATGTAGATCATCAGGTACAGTAACAGATTGTTCTTTAACAAAATTTAAATTTGGAAACTCCGTTATGGAGTTGGCCCATTGACTTGATCGTTGAAATTCAAACTTGTTAATTAAAAAAGTATCACTCCATTTTTGCCATTGGCTACCAAACACATGAGTCATATAACTTTGCCAACTCTCAGGACGCCAATCAAAATCAAATTCATCATATACATTTTCGCTACTAATAATCCAAAATCTATTGGTACTACTACGACTAACACATCTGCGTACTGTTTCCAACATTGAGTTGGCGTAGCGAATCTTTTGCATTCCAGGGTACTTTTCTAGTAGTTTTTCGTACCTTGCCTTAGCTAAACTATTGTTTTTATCTACGTAAAATACATCTATTTCTTTGAAGGTGCCAATGTCGTGTCCTGGAAAATAATCCATCAATTTAACTTCTGTAGCACCTTCAACAGTGTACATCAATCCGCTTGATTGTATATCACCAATTGGAAAATGGTATATGTACGGAGGATCAAGTACATTGGGTTTCCATGTAAAGTCAACTGTTGATTCATCAACATCGTCGGGTATTGTCCAACATTCTTTGCTTTCGTCTTGCGTACTTATAAAGTCTGCAATTTTAATTTGTTCACCCATTCCGTATGTAATGCCACCTGCACTTTGCCACTTAGTAGGAAAATGGTATGTGTATTCTGGATCTAATATGTTAGGATGCCAACTGGTATCAATTGACATGTCATTGGGAATATGCCAATTATCTAATACTGGAAATGCTGTTGCTATTTGTGCATCAACTAACTTAACTCCAGCAGTGCCAGAATACACAGGACCTCCTGCACTTTGGTGTTGTGTAGGAAAGTAATAACTGTAGTCAGGTTCATGTGGATCAGGATGCCAACTATAATCAAAATTTTCTGTATATTCAGTATTAATAAATTTTGATTTGTCTGACAAACGTGTTACAGTTTGATCTGTGCAGAAATGGTATTGCATTTCTTGTATACGTTTACTCACAAGATATACTTCGCCATCACGTTGCCATTGGCTGGCCCAACAATGTACATACTTTTCCATCCAAGGCTCTGGAACCACATGAAAGTTAAAGTTTGAGTAGTCATTACCGCCATATAAATAGAAACAATACCTAGTACGACTTAGTTTGATAGCTTCAGTTAAACTTGAAGCAGGCTTCTCAAACTCAAATAAACCAGGCTTAGGGCCAAAGTAAAAAACATCAAACATGTATAATATTCACTCTCATTATGAAAACATCTTCGCGTTAGCAAACCAACATTGGCCCGAAGGTGTTGTGTTAGTATATCCGTTTCCTTTTGGTTCTAGCACTGTTGAAAGCCTCGAATGGTTAAACAGTGGCGACGATGGCCCTGTATTGTTTTGCTATGATCAAGAACCTCTTATTCCAGGTTACAATGATCCGTTATTTGATTACGTTAGAGACTCATGGCCTAATAGACGTATAATATTACTTAACACTGAATACCACAGTGAGTCAAAAAACTATTTCAACGACAAGTACGGCTTTGAAGATTGCTATTACTTTTATCATGTATTTGCCGCACATGATTGGTTCCGCGGTTATCAATACTGTCCAGATATTATAGCACCAGTTGATCGAAAAGTCAAGAAGAAATTTATTACATTTAACCGAATTACAGGTAATGCTAGAAGTTATCGTAGTTTGCACGTTGCTGATTTAAAACGCAACAATCTATTACAACACGGAAATATCAGTTATAGTGTTGATTGTCCAGAACACGGAAACAACATTAAACAACTTGATTGGGCAGAAGATACTTACAAGTATGATTTTACCTGGGCTAAAAACGAACTAAAAGATTTAGAAGAGTTACGTATTGATACAGAATCATTGAGTCATATACCAAACGGAAGTATGGTACTTAGTGCAGTTAACCAATGCATGGAAAGTTTCTTGTTTGTTGTTACAGAGACTGAATTTTGGACTAACAAATGTCACTTAACAGAAAAGATATTCAAACCTATAATCAGCGAAATGCCATTTGTATTACTTGGTCCTCCGGGTAACTTGTTATACTTTAGAAGTCACGGATTTAAAACGTTCAATGACTGGTGGGACGAAAGTTACGATAATATAGTTGACCCTGTTGATCGTTTGTTGGCTGTTAATAAAGTTATTAAAGATATCTGTGCAATGCCACATAGTGAATTAGAATCTATGCTTAAAGATATGGCTCCTGCACTAAAGTCTAATAGACAAAAGTTTGAAAGTCAATGTTTTCTTAATTCTATGTGGGACGAATTAAAACACAATCTATTTAAGTAACTTCTTTGCTTTCTTTGTAGCCATATCCCATTTTAGTTTACTACATCGATCTTTGAATGTAATACCCATTAAATGATCAAACTCATGCAAGTAGCACCTGGCAGTATAACCAGTTAATGTTTCTGTTTGCAACTCAAGTTTTTCATTATAAAACTCAGCAATAACAGTTTTAGGTCTGGCAATCTTAACAAACACCATTGGAAAACTTAAACAACCTTCATAGTCTACTACAACCTCATCATCAGTTGTTTCGTCAATACGTATTGTTGGATTGATACACAATGTACTATTTTCTTTGCTGTCGCCAATAACAAACAAACGGTGATCAATTCCAACTTGATTAGCACTTAAACCCATGCCTTCATGTTGTACCATCAAGTCTACCATTTCGTTTTTCATTTGCCCAGGATCAAATCCTGGGTTATCAATATCCACTGCGGTTACTGCTTTCGCTAACCAAGGATCTGGTGCTAGTATTAATTCCATTATTGCCTTCCTGCCCAAAAGTCTCTGTTAAAATGTTGCTTTTCAGCAATCGTTGTTTTAGTTTCAAGTGGTTCAAGATCTTTATCAATATGTATACGTTCAACATCATAACCAATTGTACGTCCGTAGAAAACATTAGTAATATTTGGAACTTGAATTATTTCAATCATTTTAGGATAATCAACTTTGAGATCATCTTCGATTGTTTTTTTAATTTGTTCAAATGTGTAAGGATCTTTCTTGTGTGGTGCTCGCACCATTATAACAACTTGTTGAGCTTTGCTTGTTCTATACATTTCTGGAGTTTCGATTCTACCTTTATAGATCATAGAATCAAGTATAGCACGATGTCCTGGATCCCAAGGTTGAAATCTTCCTAAGAATTGAGCAGTGGGTCTACTCCAATCTTCAATACTCATTTTATTGTCCTCTTAACTGCAAACATCTATGCCGTATTGATCTTCAAAACGATCAGCATCAGCTCTAGTGTTTACTATTGGTTCACCTCTGATATTTAAACTGGTGTTTAGTAACATTGGGCATCCAGTTAGTATAAACCATTTTTCTAACATCTCTCTAATATGTTTAAACTCTGGCTCTTTACCTACAGTTTGTACTCTGCTTGAATTGTCAACATGACATATAGCAGGAAACTTTTTTGGAGATTTACATATTCCAACACTTTGCATATACGGACTATGAACCCAAGCCTTGGGCAAATCAAAATATGCTTGTGCTTGTTCTTCTAATATCATTGGAGCAAACGGCCTAAACTTTTGTCTACGTTTAATTTCGTTTACTCTATCTTTAATATCATCTCCTCTTGGATCTGCTAGTAAACTTCTATTGCCTAATGCTCGTGGTCCAAACTCTGCACGACCACTTGCTACACCTACAATTTGTTTTTCTAATAATAGATCAAGTAATTGGTCCACTGGATATTCACCCGGGATATCACAGCCCAAAAACGGACCTTGCCAGTTAAGTTTCTTTTTATAACTCAATGCCGCCGCACCTAAACTGCTACCTGCATCACCTGGGTTAGGCATAATCCAAATATTATCAAAACTATCAATTTTACTATTAGCGACACAATTGAGAGCAACACCACCCATTAATACCAAGTTGTTGCTGTAAAAACTATGCCTTGCTCTATTGCATAAACGAGTTACCAAGTGTTCAGTTATAGCTTGTACACTAGCCGCAAGATCAATATCCAATGCTCCTGGCAAATAATCTTCGTCAATACCAGCATGACAATTTTGTCTAAATGTAAAGTCTCGTGAGTTTAGAATAAAGTCGTTGTATATTGTATCAAAATGTTTATTCTCACCCCAAGCGGCCATGCCCATAAAAATATACTCTTCGTCCATTGGCTTTAAACCAACATGTTTTGTCATTGCACTATAGAATAATCCCAAACTATGAGGATAACCTTGCTTCCATATTTGACGGTATCGTGCAATGCCTTGGTTATCATACATTGCTCGCCATATACTAGCGGTTGTAAATTCGCCAATGGCATCTATTACAACTACTGTAGCAACATCATATGGTGATGTTTGAAACCCTGCGGCCGCATGTGATAAGTGATGATCATACTTATGAATTTTAGTGTTACACTGAAAAGGAACGCCTTGATTCTTTAATACATGCCTTACTGTAATGTTTGACCAATCAATTTTTTGGCCTGCATAACACTGTCTTACTTGTTTCTTAATTGGATCTTCGTAGTATGCAATAGTATCAATATCGTCAAAATCAACTTCGCTCAACAGCTCACGACATAAGTCTTTATCATTTTTATTTCTACTATATCTTTCGCTATGACTTGCAAATGAAATATTTCCTTGTTCGTCTACAACGCTTACTGCCGCATCATGAAATCCAGCTGATATTCCTAATATACTCATCAATAACCTTTGCTATTCTTTTGTGTCCAAGTTCTAAAGGATGACCTCCAGGACCTTTAACACAATTTCCTTGCCATTCTAGTATGCCGTCTTTAGGCCAACCAACAAAGAATCTTTTATCAATTTCTCTAAACTGAGCTTCAAGAAGTTGATAGTATTCGTCATAGTAACCTTGTAAACCAGCTACATTATACATTAGATAACGTTGATTACGATTTAGTAAAAATCCTTGCAATGCAATTATCTGATTAAACTGTTTTCGAAATCCCCAAGCGATATCATAACTATACTTATAATAGTCTGTTATCCAGTCTGGTTCTTTTTGTGTTCGAGCACGAATTGACATGAACTGCGAAGGTTCTGTATTTGGTAAATCAAGTGCTTCAAAACGACTTTGTTCCGGCCAACTTATTAATACTAAATCAAATGTTTCGTTGATTAAAGTTTCAATTGTTGTTCTAAAAACATAATCAGAACTAGCACCGCAAAGTCCTAGATTAACTACTTCGTCAAAGCCCAATAAGTTTTTCATTAGATATGGGTAGGCATCAACTTCTCTATTAGGAAGTTCATCTCCATATGTAAAACTATCACCAACGGTTAATAATCTACGTTTACTCATTTATAGATAAACGGATCCCGTTTGCGTAATTCTTTAAGTTTTTTGCGATATGCAATCTCTAATTTCACACGGTTAATTAAACTCTTAAACCATTTGATCATTGAAAAACTCCTGCATTAGGTTTGCGGCTGATTTATGTGCATCTTCTAAGGGGTGTGTAGTGCCTACCTTGTATTTATTCTCTAGTGCCCACTGGTAAAAACCTCTAGGGTTCTGAGTTTCACCATTCTTTGTTCCTTCTGGAAACCAAAACCATTTGTTCATATCTATTAGATTGTACAAAGTTTTGATTGACACATCGGCATTTTCTATTGTATAATTGTATAATATACAGTTGTCAGCACAGGTAAACATGTAGGGAATACTATTAGATTTTAAGTAGTTTTGTAAGTACACTATTTCTTTTAGTGTGCTATATATTTCCCAGTATTCACTGCTACCAACATGTTTATAGAATGTTTGAGCAAAGCCAGCAACACCTGTCTCGTTTGCTCTTTTAATAGTATCTTGTTGAGCCGTTAGAATACCATCATCTTGGGTATGGAACTCTTTTTCAATTGAAGATAAGTCACTTTCAATTGTCCACGAGTTAATTGAATACCAATGCCCTGTACGTTGTTTGGTATCGTAATTGAAACGAAACTCATAGCGTCCTGGAAATGTCCAACTAACTATAGCAAACTTATCTTTTGTTAATGACTCTAATGCATTAATTGTTTGTCTAGCGATTGCTTCGTTGCTATTGCCAGGTGTTGCTACATTTATATAATTGGTATATTGTTGACTAACCAACTTTGTAAAATTATTATCAGAGTGTTCTAGTTCACTTCCTGCAACAAAACTATCACCCCCGGCTACTATAATCATAACCTGGTTTTAACCTTTCAATTTGTACGTCATAATAATCCTTGTCTGTCCAGCAATAATCAAAATCACATGAAGCCTCAAGTGTTTCAATTTTTACAATGTCTAAGTGTTCGCCAATGATCTCCCACACTGTTTCAGGATTGTCTGTACCAAAACTACCTACTAGATCAACTTGTCCAACTGAATGATATCCATAGTTGTATTGTGTGTCATTGTGATTAAAACCATTACGCTCTAACCAATCTGCATATTCATCCATTCGTTGCTTGTGCCACGGATATTCACCAGCATAGGTAATATCACGTGACCATTCAATGTCAAACTCGCCACTGTAGTAACGCAAATGAGTAATCTCTTCACACATTGCGTCTGTTAAATCAGGTGCGCCTTCATCAACGAACACTTCATATAATGTTTTTCCTACTTGAGTCCAGTGTTGGTAAACAGTACCAAAGGTACGATCATATCTTTCCTTGTTGAATGTCCGCTTATGCTCGTCGGGATAATCAAATCTAGGAGCATTTAAAAATGTTGTGATCTGAGACGGACGCATCCACTGCGGTGCCTCAATTTGTTTCTTCTGGCTCAGCATTAATGATTCTGCTTCGTGACACAAATTGTTTAACTGTCTAATAGCAAACTTAGTTTCGTGATTTGCTTTTTTATACCAGTCACTCAATCCCCATGCACTACCTTGTAGTACTTCAAAATGATTATGCAATCTGTTCATAATATCCTGATTTGGGTTCATGCCATCTCTCAATGTTTTTGGTGTAAATATTTCTCTTATTATATACTCCTTGTTAAAAAAATCATTGATAGTATTTTTGACCCACTGTAACTCTTTACATATGAAGTTAATATCTCTAGCAGTATTAGGAAAACCCAAGAATAAAAAGTTCTTTTCTAAGTAGGAATCATTTATTAATAATCCATTTAATGCACCTAGCCAGTTACGTCCCATTATAGTTTGCTCAACGTCAATATGAAAATCAACTGTTTTACTTTTGTTAACTGGATTTCTTAATACTACTTTAACTTCTCGTGTCATATTTCTAACCACCAATCTAATATATCATGCCGTGAAGATAGAATATCTGTCATCGTCAGATCTTGTGTTCTAATTTGTTCTAATTTTAATATACGTGCTTTGCCTTTTTGTAGTCCTGCTTCATACTGATCTGGCCATTGTTCTGCAAATGTTGGTCTATTCTTTAGTTGTACTAGCACATCTTTTAACGCACCATCAACTGAAGGAATAAGTTCATCTAACCATTTATCCAACAGGTTACGAGGCAATGCCAATGGCGACATTACAATGTCAGGACTAAAACTAAAGATTACTTTAGCAAGTATTCCTACACCTAATCTTTTTGCGAGTTCTTGTATTTTTTGGACTTCAAAGAGTCCTGGTAAGGTAAGAGTGAAGTCAATACGAATTTGGCGCGAGTGGTTGCTGACCTCAACTCCTTTATTGAAGTTTTCAAGCCACTGGTCAAAATTGAGACCTGTTCGAATATACTCTCCAATTCGTCCCGTGCCATCGAGGCTTGCACATATTTGCCAATCACGTAGCCTAGCCAAAATATCAGTATAAAGATTAGTGCCAGAATAACTAATCCTAGATAAGTTAGTGTTATATCTTGCATAAACATTTGGTCCATCTCCTAGCTCTATAATTCTCTTCATATACCTCCAATGCTGTTCATACATTAAAGGTTCGCCACCTACCCAGTAGACTTCTTCTACGCGGTGACTTTCAACTGCTTCAGCAAACTCCTGTTCTATCTGAGTTGACTGAAATTTTTCTATTTGTTTTTTGAGATTAGGTCGCATCCAGTTGTTCTTAGGATCTTCCCAATTTATCATATTATGCTTACGTTGCTCGGCTTCCCAACTTGAACTGAGCATATCACCACACATACGACATTTGAAGTTGCATAGGTTTGAAAACCTATAATCCCAACTAACTGGCTTTAAACGGGTCGTACCATCAGGATCGGTGTGATCCCATATACTATCATATTTATGTCCAAATAGGTTATTAAAATAACTTCTGTAAACATCTGTGTTTAATAACTTGTTAGTACAAACTTCACATTCACTAAGTTCTTCACCAGACATCATTCTACGCCTAACACTTTTCATGTGTTCGCTGTTCCAGTGTTCGTCTAGTGTGGTAGGTTTATATTCACCTGTTCCTGAGTCTGTATCAATATACTGCTCAAAGTTCTGTGCTGGTTCTCTACTAGCACAACAAAGTCTGCGTTCTGTTTGCGGACTTAGGTAGGTATGTGTCCACGGAGCCATACACAAATTTTCAGGTTTTTTGTCTGGTTTTATCATATTAAAAATTTACATATAAAGATTTTCGAATAACATTGTTAGGAACTTTACCTTTCATGCCGTGTTGTATTGTGTGCGAATTTAATAACATTAGTCCAGTATTTACTTCATAGTCAACTTCGTACTTGATATCATTTTCATACCAGTAAGTACCCATTGATTCACTGTTACTTTCTTCTCCTAAGTACAACATAATAATATTACAAACACTATTAGGATCATCAGTATGCATTGCGTTTTCATAGCCAGCATGATCAAACCATATTTCAACACCACGCACCTTTTGCTTGTCAATATCAAGGCTAGAAAATCTACCTGCTATTTCATTGCGTACAATACTATCACGATCAATATCTAACCACCACAACTCTCTGTAGCCTCCAAGATGCCATGTTTCAGTAATAGGGTCAAATTGCGTTGTATGATTAAACAACTTATTTTTAACACCATTGGGGATATTGTGTTTTAACTTGTATCCGTTTGTGGATATTTGTTGTACCTCACGTATCACTGTAACCCATTGCCTTTGCTATTTGTGTATGTGTTTCTAAAAAGTTTTCTTTACGATATGTATCTGTTTGTTTCATTAATCTAACAAAGTCTTTACCATTACTGCTAGGTCCATTGTCAATAAACTTTATTAGTTTATCAATTTCATTTTTATCGTGTGGATGAAATTGATCTTGTTTTAAACGATTGGTTACTATTTGTTTTGCTTCTATTGTCATTTCACCAATGTTTTGGTGGCGCGGATCATGTAACATATTAAAGTGATGATAATCAAAGTCCTGTGTACGCATCCAGTCACATAAATCTTTCAAGTAGTAGACATTCTGAATATTTACAGTTAAACAAATCTGTAACTTAATATTGTTATTCTGATCACGCAAGTCTCTAAAACGTTTTATATTTTCGCATACTTCGTCCCAGCGAGCTCCAAAACGTTCGTACTCAAATCGTTTGCCTACGTTATCAATACTAAATGCAATCTCAACATACTTAAACTCTTTCCATAAATGTACAAACTCTTCTGGATATTGTGTGCCGTTGGTATTGTAATGTATTTCAATATCTTTTGCAAAGCCGCCGTCAACTGCTTGTTGTAGCAATTGAAAGTGTTCTTTGATCATAAAAGGTTCACCACCTGTAAACTCAAAGTATTTTATGTTAGGCAGTAAGTCAATCATGTTCTCCCAAAATACTTCAGACTCACGAGGCCACTTGCCATCTTTAAGCCACTTGTATGCAATATGATCCTTGGCATTTCTATTTTTGTATTTGCGTATATAATCAATTTCTTCTCTTGCCCATTTACTGCTTGACCAACTTCCACATATACGACATTTAAGATTACAAATGTTTCCAAGTTTTAGATCAATAAACCATAAACTGTCAGGATTGGTGTCAGAAAAATCTATCAACGGGCGTTCATGTTTGAAACGCACATCTGTGTTCATGCGTTTGCTTGTGCGTCCTGCATCTTCTTCATCCCAACAGCGACTACATGTTTTAGGTTTTTCTCCACGCAAAAACTGTTCACGTAAATCAACCATGTATTCGCTTTTATATATTTCTTCAAGTGTATTTTCTCGTAGTGCATACTTTGTACCATCTGGTTTTGTAATTTCGTCCATTGCTAAACAACAAGGTCGACTGGTACCCATTGGTGTTGTTTCCATACTAACCCAAGGTAACATACATATTGTCTTGGAATTATTATCCACGTGCCGACTCCAACTCCGGAAATGTTTTCCAAAAATCTTCGTTGCGTATGCGATCTAACTTTGTAATTTCTTCTTCAAACCTTGGCCATTCTTTTGATCCATCGTTGCTCATCATAAAGTTAATAGCACTTTCAAATCCTGTTGTTGCTCTACGTAACTTATCTTGTGGATCTAACCATTCAATGTGTTTGCGATATGCAGGTTCAATAACTTCTTTTTTAAACTTCTCTGGAAAAATATCAATACGATACCATTCAGGACTTTGACAAATATTAACATTAAAATCCTGTGGTTGAATAAACCCTTTTTCAACCCAGTCTTTGTGAAAGTCTAGTACATGTAAAACGTTTTGACTAGTGACTGTAGCACTAACATAAAAGTCAACATGTGGCACTTCAGCCATCATACGTACTCTGTTTTCTTCAGTCTGTTTCCAATCTGCACCTTTGCGTATTAGCTCTGCTTGTGGACCCATGCCATCAAGACTAGCACCAACATTTACTGTTTTAAACTGTTTCCAATAATCAAATACATGCTTTTTCTTGTAACGCATTTCACTAAAGTTTGTATTGTATACCAAACGCACATCAGTCTTGCCTAGTTCAATTAAACGCTCAAGCAAGTAATAATGCTCCTTCATAATCAAAGGTTCACCACCTGCAAAATATACTTGTTCTAAATACGGAATATGTTCTTCCATTTGATTCAGCATTCCGTCTTCATCGCCAGTTGTGTACTCTACTCTGGCCATGTCTCTTTTAAGCACATCAGGTACTCTTCCGTACAGTTTTACATGATCGTTGAACCAGTTACTGCTAAAAATAGGACCACAAGAACGGCATTTAAAGTTACATAGGTTACTGAAGCGTATATCCCAATAACGCAACTTAAACTCAGGATGTTCGCCATCTTCTGTTGTTTGATTTACTTCTTCGATCAAATGTCCGTAGTTTCTATTAGCATCATTTCGCATACTAAAGAAACCGTTTTGTTCTTGTTCATAGCATTTAGTACATTCTTTACATGGCTTGTCTTCAAGCATGTTTTTACGCATTGTTTTATACGCATCTTGATTCCATACTTCACGCATTGTGTCTTTGCGTAAGTCTCCAATTGGATGCCAGTAATCACCTAAACAACAAGGATACACTCTACCATCTGGAAAGGCATGCATGTGAACCCAAGGCAACATACAAAAGTTATCCTCTTTGACAAGTCTGCTAAGTTGCTTGTCTGTTAAATCTTCAGGCTTGACAAAGTGCGGAGTTCTTTCGTTATAATCATATTTTTCATAAAAGTCTTTTTTACTTGAGTCCATTGTACCACTCCGCTAAGGTTGGAAACGTAGCGGTAAAGTCTTTACCTCTGCGTTGGTCGTATTGTGAATAAAATTGTTTAAAATCGTTGTGAAGTTTAGGCATTTCAAATGTTTCTCTATGTGGAGTTTTAACAACATCTAAGTAATCAATTAAACGCTGTACATGATTAATTTCGTGTTCATGTAACATTGCATGGTTACGAAAATTAGATAACCAATCTTGTAATCTTTGCTTGTGATGTTCCCTAATCTCGTCAGGTAACACAAGAGGTGATTGGAAACTTGGAAAGCGTAAAATATTGAGTGTAAAGTTTGGAAAGTCTCTGCCAAACTTTGATTTCCATTCTAGCATCCACGTTAAGAACTCAGGTAAACTTTCTAAGCATAATGCATTAATGGTATTCATTACATGCAATCCTCGTAGTTTACCACTTCGTATCAGTAGCTCTACGTTTGCTGTCCATTGTTTCCATTCTAATCCATCACGTATATATTCGGCTTGTAGACCCATACTCTCGTTGCTGGTATATAAGTCTAATTCAAGATGTTCTGCCGCATCAAGCAATTTCTCAACTTTTTCGCTTTCAAATCCCAAGTTGCTGTTAATAGCAATTCGAGTTTTTGACTTACCTTTGTTTTCTTTAAACCAATCAAACAGGTCCCATGTGTGACCGCTCATCAACGGCTCTCCGCCAGTGATACGTAATTCTTGTAATGTTTCGTGCAAGTCACTTTCCCACCATTTGAAAAATGCTTCAACGTATGGGTTGGTTTCGGAATACTTGTACAAACTTGCTTCGTTGTGTTCATGTGTAAAGTGATTACGACCATCGCTTTCTAGACCGGCATATGCTCCATTCTTTTTAATATCTTTAACCCATGTAGTACTGAACGCTGGGTTACAATAACTACATGCAAACTGACAAGTTCTATCAAAAGCAATTTCAAGTGTACGCAAGTTAACATCATCTTCCGGAGGTGTATTGTATGCATCTTGTAATAATTTGTCACTGTAGATTACACTTTTGTAAACTCTATCACTGATATTATCTCGTTTAATATCTTCAATCTTCCAGCAGTATTCGCAACCTTTGGGCCTTACACCTGTGAGCATATCAGCACGATCTTGTTTCTTTTGTGAACTGTTGTGCAATGCTCTTGGATTAAATTTAACTTCATCAACATCAACTTTGTGTGCTGGTGGATGATGACAACTTGTAGTCATACCACTGCCTAACCATATAGTAGCATTATACCATTTGGCTCCACAAAAACTTGCACTCTTTGGATCAAGAATTCTTTTTCTAAATTCTAAATCTGTTTCATTAACTAACTTAGGCAAAGTGTTCCTCCATTTCGGATATATAGTTTACTATCTTTGTGCCACGATGTCTATCTCTAATAGTAATCATATCTAAAAATTCTTTCCAGTTTTCTTCATTGGAGTTATCCAATGTATTGATAATTCCTTCTAAACCATTTTGTGCTTCGTAGTCAACAGCACGAAGTCTATCTTGTGCAAGTTGAGCTAATTCTTTTGGCAAACATACAGGTGCCAGATAATGAGGCTTTGTTAATATATCAAACTGTACAAAAAGCTCTTCCTGTTCAGCCCACTCTAATAATCTATCAATATATAATACATTTAAATTTTGTACGACTGTGTTTACAAAAATATTAGCATCGGGTATTTGACGCATCAACTCTATATTATTAGTTATAACATTCCATTTACTTGGATATCTTATGTAATGATTAAGTTCTGCATATCCGTCAATACTTAAACACATCTTAATGTCGTGTGCTGACAATACATCAACCCAACTTTGATCAAATTTAGTTCCATTTGTTGCAATCATTATTTCTTTACGTTGTGTCAATGATGAAAGAATATCGCGAACCCAAGGCAACATAAACGGTTCGCCTCCTCTTAGAATAAAACTATCACAGTGTTCCATTATTTCAAGTATCTTGTAATTGTCTTTTTCATTCCAATCGTATTTCTTCTGATCCCATACCTTGTCAAACAGTTTGTTTTCTTCAACTAAAAATTGACTACTAGATTGCGGATTACACATCAAGCATTTCAAGTTACATAAATTTGATAACTGTATTTCCCAATCCAGTGGCTGTTCTGTTTGTTCTGTTATGTCACTCCAACGTTCATTGCTGTACTGTCGAAAACTTTTTGATCCTTGCTCCTCTTGTTTATAACAACGAACACATTCATCACTGTGTTCATTGTTCTTTATACGCTTTCTTAGATCATTGAGATAATCGCTATTCCACCACTCGTCAACAGAGTGTGTTTTCATATTAAAATCTGTTGTAACAAAACTACGACAACAAGGCATAAAACGTCCTTGGGTGTCTACTAGACTATGCATAAACGGACGCACACAAAATTTATCGTTATCTTTGAGCATAATATCTACACTGTTTCCAAAACTCTTCCATCTCAGGAAATGTTGCTAAAAAGTTTGTGTCTCTGCGTTTATCGTGTTCAGTAAAGAACCTATAAAAGTCTGCACGATTGTTTTGCAAATATTGTTCAGGTAATTCATCTCCTTTACGCATCCACGCTATATCTCTACGCATACGCTGTACTTCATAATCTTTAAATCCGTGGAATGGATCGTCTTTGGTTTCTAAGTTTCGTTCCATCCAATTTGCAACTTCTTCTAATTTTTCAGCATAAGGCCATGGCAATATCTGTAGACTTTGCCAAGTTGGTTGACGCAACAATGGTGTATCAAACCATATACGCTGATAAGTTGAACTAAACGCTTTACGTAAATCAAGTATCCATTCTAACTGCTTTTTAATTCCACTCACACTCAAGTTATTCATTGTAATAATAAATGTTAAACTATTACGCTCGGGCACCTCTCCTAAATACCTATATACATTATGATGCATACGAGTCCATTGAAGTCCGTGCCTAATATATTCTGCTTGTTCTGGCACACCAGTGTCAAGGCTAACATATTGCATAAAATGTTCTATTTGTGTTTTACATAACTTTTTTACGTAACCAATATACTTTTCAAACAGTTTATCTTCAACACTGAAGTTGCTTGTTACATTTAGATGTAACTCTGGATTTGGTAATGCTAGTACATAATCAAACACACGATATGTATTGTTATCCATCAACGGTTCACCACCAGTCATACGGAAATGTTTTAGGTGTGGGTATAACGAGGGCCACCATTCCCAAAACGCATCAACATATGGATTTTCTTCTCTGTGTGGAATTGGTCTATTACGCCCAACAAAATGTTCAGGTGCATTATGCGGAACACTAGTAGGATATGCTCCTACTTTTTTAGTTTCCTTCATCCATGTGCTACTAAATTGTGGACTGCAATACGAACAGGCCAAGTTACATGCATTATTAAAATTAACTTCAACGTAACTAGGTTTCCAGTCTTCGTCACCAGTACTGTTTTTAATTGCTTCGTAATCACTGGCCGCCCAAGGTTCTCCACTGCGATAATGTCTATCGCTTAGGTTACCTGAATCCTCAATGTTCCAGCAATACTGACACTCTGGAGGACGTTCACCTTTGAGCATCATTTTACGCTGTTCTTTTTTGTGTTCTGTATTGTGCAATGCATTAGGATCGAGTTTTACTTTCTCGCGATCCATTTGATGCAACGGAGGATGATAGCAACTATTATTCAGCCCTGTTGGTAAATGAAAACTTACTTGTTTCCATTTTGCTAAACACAAGCCGTGGCCAAGATTATCTTTCATAAACTCGGCACTAGCCATAAACTTACTTTTATTACCTACGGATTCGTCACCCTTGTTCATTTACCATCCCATCATAAATCGAGTTTCTTCAGGTACCATTTCTATTGTAAACGGTGGATCAAATGTTGTGTTAACAATAACACTCAACACTTCTGGTGCATACCCTGCTTGTTGTATATCACTAACAATTTGATCTGCAAACGGACAGAATGCACTTGTTAATGTGTGCGTGATTGTAACTTCGTATTCGCTTTGATCTATCGCAATATCGTATATCAATCCTAAATCATATACATTACAACTTATTTCTGGATCAAAAACTTTACGTAAGTTTTCAATAACAATATCTTTATCTATTGCCATTTTACCAACCCTCTATTCTGCGAATAACATCAATTTCTTTTGTCATTAGCTCTAAGTTTTTATGACCAGTTGCATAGTGATATTTAAAGAAAGCACTTTGTTCTGCATCAAGTTCAACAATATTTAATGCTAATCTATTATTAAGTAATTCTGTAATAGTTTCCATGTCATTATGATTTCCTATTGCAGTAACTTCGAGGTATTCTTCATGTAAGTATGCAAGTTTATCAAAGTCTTGTACTTGAGTAAAATCCCAATCCGACAACATTGTTTTGTATGTGCCGTACCGAGCTCCGTTGATTGCTTCTTCTCCGTGTTCAACATCACGACCAATTGTTTGCCAAATCTGCAAGTGATCTAGATTACGTTTCTTTGCGTTATCATCGAACTCTTGCAGACTTGGCTTGCGTCCACGATCTAAGCACATTTTAACACCTTCGCGAAAACCAGCCCTCCAGGCATGATATTGACTTCCGTTAGGATATGTAGTGCTATAGCAGTTGTGCATAGGGTAGTAAGTTTCCTCGAAACAAAACTCTACAGCCGTTTCGTGACTCCCGTCACTTGCTTCGTGGGTTCGCATATTGTTAACAAAGCCTTTGCTCCAGACACTCATGCCACCATTACCATACATTAATCCATTAATGTGGTTACGTGCTTTCCATCTAAAAGCAGAGTCTTCGCCAGGCGTTTCAATTTGTAAATTAAAAAACTCTGGATCTGGAATATTATCGCCATCAATTAAAACAAAAAAGTTAGTGTCACTTGCATCAGCACACGCCTTATGAGCCGCATCTGATCCTTTAACGTTATCTACTCGTTTTGCCCATGGAACAATATTCTGTATTTGTAGCCAGAATTCTTCTTTCTGAGGTTCGTCATAACTTAAATAGATGCAGTCTAAATCTGCAACATCAGTGATTTTCAAATCCATAGTATTGCCCTTCTCCGGAGTTAATTAATATACCAGCATGATTCTTAGCAGACTTATACGAACTGATTTTACATTTTTGTAATAACATTTGATCAGGATTATCTGTTGCACGAGTAAGTTTTCCATTGACTACTCTTAGGCGTGTATACTCAGGTCTATCGTACATTGCTTTATTGATACGAATAAATCTACCAGGAACCTCTTCATTGACTGTTATCCTAATAGGCATTCCTGCCTCATCATAGTATAACCTGTAGATAAAATCCATTATTTTAAAATCCATAGCAGAGTTAATCCCACTGTAAGGAATGCAAGTAAATGCCATATCTTAAGTTTAGGATACACAACGTGGCCTTTGTTTTCGTCTTGTAAATCATCCCATATGTTTTTCATAGTCTTGTATTAACTCCTTAACTTTAAATTTTTTATCATGATAATGTACTGGTTGAAGTTGTTGTACGTTATTAATACGCAATTCATTTAATTCATTTTCAACCAGCACACTATCAAATATTTGTGTACTCTCAGCCCAACCTTGTATACCCGGTTTCATATGTGCAAATGTAAAGAAATCTAAGCTAGGAACATAAGGCTCAATTTCTAACATTGCTGATACAATACTGTAAACAACATCAGTTGTAGGATTTTCATCACGTATATTAGTAAGTGCAAAATCACGCACTTCAGTCCAGTTACGATATACGTCACGAGCTAGGGTAAAAAACTCTGTTGCTTCGCGACTGTACCGGAAATACATCATACCATTATATACATCAGGTAAATTATTATCACTGAATAACTTACGATAGCGATTGCCTGTGTATAAACGTTGTTGCAGATCTACTACTCCATGACTTAAAACTACATTTCTTAATCTAAGTGCTGGCCACCAATGGGAGATATTCCTTGGAAACAGCAAATCAGATTCAAGTTTGATGGTCTCTTTAAACGGCGTTAACCAGAATGATTGCCATTCGTTGGCCAACTTCCATTCATCATTTTCAGCTTCATCAATTTCTAGGGTAATAACGTAGTCGAACGCACGGCGTTGAGTGTCTGTTATTTGAGACTTAGTAAACTCGTCAACTATGACAGCATATAGACTGTCGGGCTGAGTTACCTTTATATTTAGCGCCTGAAGGTAGGCCAGCTCTAAATAATCCACATCATTTGTGTTCTGTGCAATAGTTAGAAATCCTCTTTGAGCACAATGTGGTTGTTTACGCATTTAATACCTCTTCAAACTCTATACTTTGTAGATATTGTTTGTCGTGGAAATGCAAAGATATGTATGGTAAAACATATGCTCCGTCGTCTGTAATAACTTTGATCCAATCGTCTATAATAATTTGGTTAACTTTGCCTTGAATAGTTTGTATACTCCACGGTATTTTAGTAGAAGTATCTTCAACATAACCATTTACTAACCTATCTGCAATAGTAAAAGCGGCATCATTGCGAAAATTACTTGTCTGTAATTTATACAATGCACGATAATAAGGATAGTTGTTTTGTATCATTTTAGCAAACTCAAATAAATCCTTTGACTTCTGTGTCTTATTAAATACAATTACTGTAGCCCATAACATAGGACCAATCGATAACTGTCCAAGAGTATCAACCAAGTTTTCTTTGTTAACATAAGTGTTCTTGTCTACTATAGCATAATCTTGTACAGTGTCAAGTACTTTGAGTAAATTACTATCAAATATTAGATAATCGCCGTCAACTAATATAGTTTGATCATATGGAGATAAGTCGTATGCTTCACACCTTCCGGTATTTTGCCATTCGACTATTTCATTGTCCACTCTTCTTTTATTACTTGACTTTGTACCACTTACAATAGTTGTTGGCAATCCAAGATACTTTTTAATTAGTTTAGCATTAATTTTTGCAATCTTTATATAATCAATTTCTTTTGTATTAGTTGCAAATATTAATACACCTTTAGACTTTTCTGACACGTTTTAGTTCCTGGTGTTGAGTATGCCAATCATTCATTACTGCTTGGTAACGTTGATTGGCTAACTCTAATAATTCATAACGTTTAATAGCAATAGGATTATTATACGTATCTTCGAGGAACATGTCTTCGTCGTTCCAGGTTGACAAAAAAGAAATTAGTTCAGGTGTGATATAAAACAGTCCACCATTATAGGTTACATGTAACTCTGTAACCATTTTTTCTCTAAGTGCTTTTTTATTTGTTTGGAATTTAGTAGCTGACTTAACACGTTCTACTATATCAGTCATATTATTTTCCTTGAACTTTTCTTACATTCTCTATAAAGGTAATTGCATCCTCTACGGTATGAAAATTTTCAGCATCGCTATCATCTATTTCAATCTGAAATTCTTCTTCAAATGCCATAGCCAACTCAATGGTATCCAGGCTATCGGCCCCCAGATCATCAACAAAGTCTGAATTTAAATATATATTTTGTTCTTCAACACCTAGGTGTTCTTCTAAGATATTGATTATTCTAGGTAAAGTGTCTTCGTAAACCATGTAATACTCCTAAACGAAAGTTGCTAGTAGTATATAACAAAAAACCCACTCTGTCAAGTGGGTTTTTCTTTTTTTGGTTTAATTAGTGGAAATTTATTAACCTGGAGTAATGGATCCCCATGTATTTGCTAAATTAGTTGTTTCTGGTGGGCGAACAGTAAGAGAAGTAACAACATTTACACTAACCGCATCATCAAATCCATCAGCGGCTGTATCAGTTAATTCTACAGTCAATGTTACAATCTGACCAACGTCTGCGTTAGAACCTTGTACACCATTTGTATGGATTTTAACTTGTACATCGTTGTTGTTATAGTCTGCTGTACCTGTGGCACCGAATAGTCTTAGAATTGATGCGGCGCTTGTGCCTGCATTCCAATATCCTAATGCTGTATTAGATGAGTTTAATGTACCACCTGTTCCTGTACGACTGTTAGTTTGACCGCCAATGATAATAGTTCCAATGTGGCCTAGTAATGTAACCCAGTCACCACTTTTTGATGTACTGTTTTGATTAGTTGATGAAAAGTTCCAAATTAGTTTACCACCTGCGTTAAAGAAATAACGTGCTTGGTCCGCACTAGCGAATGTTGCTGTACGTGTAAAACTTTGTGTTCCAGTATTAGTTGTATAGTTGTATGTTGAACTGCCTGTTGCAGTTGCATCAGATCCGTTTGAATTTGCATCTAAACGATTGTTCATTCCGTCTGTAATCTTAGAACTTAGTGTGCTTAGGAAAGCAATGTTACTTCCTGCTGTCGGAGCACTAATTCCTGATCCAGATCCTGCTTGGTGTGTTAGGATAGAATCAAGTCTAGCAATCAATGTAGCCCATTGCGTTGCTGTTACGGTTTCAACTCCAACTGTTGATAGTGTTGATGTTTGGCCGTATCCTTTGTTTCCTGTTCCGACACCCCAAACTGTGTTAATGTTCGCAGTTGTATGCGTTACAGACGCACCACCTTGTGCGAATGTATTGTAATCAACCGCTTGGATTAATCCACCTTGGCTATATGTCATTTTGTTTTTACCCTATAATTATGATGTTAATTTAACAATGGCTTCGACTTGGCCTTCCTCGTCTGTCCATTTATCTTCTAAAGAACGTCCGATGACGTTCCAAGGGGTAATTTCATCTTTAGTAGCGGATCTAGCACGGCCATCACCTGCACTCACTAATCTGTCACCCTTATTGACTGTTCCAACTACTGTTACCGGAACTCTTCCACTAACTGCAATCGCTGGATGCGTTTCATCGTCTCCGGCACCACTATTCATTAAGTATGCCGCTCTACTACTTACCACGCCAAAGACATCGTCTGATAAATCATTGGCCACTTTGGTAATTTCTTCTGCTCCACCTAGTGCAACAACTGTTCCAGGAGCATAACTGCCATCACTGGCAAAACGCTCCGCCAAGTCAGCGTATTGTGCTTGGGTTGAAGTTCCATTAAATGTGGAAGCATAAATTGTGTTAAATTTGTGTGTAGCATTACCTAAACTAAATGAGTTTCCTGTTGAAACTCTAATACTACCTGTAATTTCATTTGTACCGTCATGTTTTAGTAATGACGCTAACTGTGTTTGAATATCTGAAATGCTACTACCTGAACCAGCAATAGCGTTTGTTAATGTAGTAATTTCACCATCAACATAACCTTTAGTCGCAATACCATTTGTAGTTGTTGGAACACCAACTGGAACTTCTGCACGGCCTGCGCCTGTTAATGAAAGTACTTTGGTGTTAACGTTGCTTGATTTAACATAAAAATCAAGATCATTTCCGTTTGTTACACTAGTAACGTTACTAGCACCCGATGTAACAGTTAAACTCATATCGTTACTTGAACCAATGTTTAGTCCGCTGTTATTCTGAATTGATTGTGCGGCTGTAAATGCTGTGGTTCCTGCTAGTGTAGCATATGCTGTTGCCGCAACACCGTTAAGTGAAGTAGCGTTATCTGCATCGCCCCAATATTTAAGTCCTGAAATTGCTGTACTTAAATTAAAGCCTGGTTTGATTGTAGTGAAACCTGGAGCAGAACCTGCTGTTAATGGAGTAAACTCTGCATCTCTACTTAGTATACTAGTTAATTGGTTATTAACGAAGAACTTAACAACAACGTGAGTAGCGTTACTAACTGTGTTATCAGCAATAATATCTGCTACTGCACCTGTTTGTCCTGATGTTGCTGTAAATGCTGGGCCAATTGTTACAAAGCTAGTTCCGGAGTAAACTTTAAGCTGAGTATTTGTGGTATCCCACCATAAATCGCCAACAACTGGATCAGCTGGGGCGGATGAACTACTAATTGAACTCGAAATAACTTTCCAAGCACTTCCTGTGAACACTTTAAGTAGTTTGTTAGCACTATCATACCAAAGTTGTCCAGTAAGTGGATCATCTGGGGCGGCAGAGTTTGAAAAGTTCTCTAATATTTTGACAAAGTTCTGGTTAAGGAAAGCACCGTAACCTGAATAGTTTTTTCCGATTAGTACAAGACTTGTGGTTGTTTCGTCAGTCAACCCGTCTGCTAAGTTAATTAGCGTAGTACCATCTGTTTTGGTAATTGTATATGGCATTTACATGTTCTCCGTACAAGTATATTTCACTTTATATGTTTTATTTATCAACATCGTAGTCTTACTGATCAACGACAAACCAAAAATCTCCATCAACTCCAGTAGCACTATCTGGCGTTTCTGTGGAAACAAATTTCTTAGATCCATGCCATTTTTCATCATTGATAATTGCCTGCGTAACAAACTCTGTATTTGCAATCTGCTGATCGCTTTGGTTTGCTGTTGCAGTAGGCGTTAATGGTTGACCTGCAAGTTGAGGTGATGCAAGAGGTGCTTTTGGTGTGATTTGAGCTATTACCTCAGATCTTACTTCGTTGTCTCTATTTTGTGCCCAGTTTTGTATTTCTGCTATAACTTGAGCTTTGATTGCTTGAACATAAGCCGTTGTTGCTAACTTTTGACTGTTATCAGTTAGGTTTGGTGTTGCGGCTTGTGGTGTCCCAATGAACACTGGGGCATTCAATGGTGCTTTAGTATTCAATACTGTATTGATTGTTGATATATCTGCTGTATGACCTGATATAGTAGTTTCAGCTGAAATCAATCGAGTATTAATTCTACTAATAGTATTGTTTAATTCATCTTTAGCAGTGTTAATTGCTGTTGTATAATCTGCTGTAATATCACTTCTAACACTTGTAACATATCCTCTATGAGCAACTCCTTGCTCAGTTGAAGGTTGTGTACCAGCAAAACTTGGACCCACTTGGATTTCTCCTGTGTTTCCTTGAATAGTCATTGCTCTAGTTCGTGTTCCATTAAAATTAATAAAGAATTCAAAATCAGCATTTAATTGTTCGTTATCAAAACTTATGCTTTTAATATTTTGATCAGTGTATATTCTACCGTGTGTAGTTCCACCAGATGCAATCTTTAATCCTTGAGATCCATTGATTGTTACATTGGCATTGATTGTGCTATCTTGATTCTTTCTAACATATTCAGTTGCTAGTTGATTTCCCAATTTGGTTGAATCTTCGCTTATGCCGTGGAAATGAAAGTTTGGTGTTGATTTGTTAATATTAATTCCGTTTTTAATAGTATCAAATCCAACTAGTGCTGGTTGAGGAACAAATTCAGCATCTTGGTTAATAATTGCGGCAATAGTGCCGCCTGTAACTATTTTAAGAACAACGTGTGGAATAGTATTGTTGTCAGGTACAATAAAAGGTATACATCCTGACTCGCCCCAGTTCTTTTCATAATCTGGACCAATAACTTTAAAGCCTGATCCGCTGTATACTTTTAATTGATCTTTACCTGTGTCCCACCAAAAATCACCAACTGCTGGGTTTGCTGGTGTTTCAAGCGATATACTTTCAGATGCCAATGGCTTCCAACCTGCAGATGATCCTTTAAATACATAAAGTATCTTGTGTGCGGTATTATACCAAACTTGCCCAGTAACTGGTCCAACTGGAGCACTAGGGGAAGCAAAGTTTTCAGCTAATTTGTATGTATTTTCGTTTAAGACTTTACCATAACCTGCAAAGTTACGCCCTGCAAGAATAACAGGTGCGTCATTAACTGTGGTAGTTGTACCATCAGCTAGTGTAGTAAATAAGTCTCCGTTACTCTTGTAAATATCCATTGATGCTCTCTATCTTTGTAGTATTTATGTTATCTTATGAGACTTTGCTTGTGCAAGCCTAGGCATGCCTTCAAATAATTCAGGACCAAGAATTTTAATTAATGTAGTTGCATGTTCTTCGCGTACTGCTTCTCTGATATGTTCTTTTTCTACTTCTGATAGTGCATCATACCTACTTTTAACAGCTATTTTATATTCGTCGAATGTCATTGATTGATCTCCTATGTGATTGTACACAGTTCTCTTAATATAAACTATTTATGGTCTTTTATTCATCAAAAATCCAGGCCGCCGAAGTCGGAATCACCAGTGTTTGGATTGTTTGGTTCACGTACTGGCGGCGGTGGGGGTGGTGGGGGTGGATCAACATATTGAGCACTTGCAGGAGCATGGCCAAAAATACCATCGTTGGGTACAAAAGTTAAATCTGGTTCTTCACCGTAGTTGTTAACTATATTCCAAGATCCAGTGGCAAAATGATCGCCTTGTGTTTTTAAATAAGCTGATTGTATCTTTTTCCAATCTCCATTAATTTTTTGATGTGCAGTAACAATTTCTTGCCACTCACCTGATCTTTTGACGTGTCCAATCTTTCCAATTGTAAATTCTATTTCAGCATAACCGTTGGCACCAAGTTCGTAATTAGTAAGTCCACCTTGACCGTATCTAAATGTTCCATCATCAAATTTGACTGGTGTACGACCAATTCCAAGTTCAGCGAACCCTCCACCGGTGGCACTTAATATGTATCCGCCGGAACTTCCACCGCCTCCACCAGAGACATTATCTGCACCAAAGTGTCCGCCGCGTCCAGAGTTTGGGCCGCCACCACCGCCTCCGCCTCCGGCGCCATTGCCAATCATTTCCTGTCCTTGTTGACCGGGGCCAAATGCGTAATCACCAGGTGTTGTGGTTCCATGGCCGCCTGCGTGTCCAACACTTGCACCTCCACCACCACCGCCGCCTCCTGCGGCGGCAAGAACTAGGTTATTAACTAATACTAAACTTGCACCTCCGCCGGCGCCACCTCTACCCATAGAATTATTAGAGTTTTTGTGCCCGTGCCAGCCGCCAGCACCTCCAGATGTTTTAAAACCGTTTTCTTCGTATAAGGACTTACCACCTAGTGCTAAGTTACTTCCAGGATGGGAGCCAGATTGTCCGCCGCCTGCACCTACAGCAACTGTCATAGTTATATGTTTTTTTAGATAAAATAAATTGGTTCTTATATGAACTCCAGCCGCACCACTTCCACCTGCTTGACCAGTACTATTGGCACCGGCCCCGCCGCCGCCTCCCCATAATCGTACTTTTGCATATGCTTCTATTCCTTCAGGAAGAGTAATAGTGTAAACACCTGGATGCGGAAAAGTAATTAATTTTCTAGACACTTAGTTGATCCTATTTACGAATTTAGTCGAACAATAGCTTCAATTGTTCCAAAGGCCTCATCATCTTTATTTTCTAAACTGCGACCAATAACATTCAAGTTTGTTATTTCTTCTTTAGTCGCTCCTTTTGCAATGCCATTGCCGGCACTTATAAGTCTTTGACCTTTTTTAACTTTGCCTACTACTTTAACAGGAACTCTTCCGCTAACAGCTACAGCCGGGTGTGTTCCGTTTGTACCTGCACCGGCATTCATTAAATGTGCTGGTTTAGTACTAATAACTCCAAATACTTCTTCACTGGCTTCTTCAACTGCCGCTGTAATTTCATTTACACCGCCTAACGCAACCACTGTGCCTGCATCATATAAACCATCTGCATGAAAACGTTCTGCAACGTCAGCGTATTGTGCAGTAGTGGAAGTTCCGTTGAATGTGCCAGCATAGACTGTACTAAAAGTCTTAGATGACGATCCAAGATCCAGTGTACCATCAGCAATAGGAACTATGTTACCAGTTAGTGCGGCCGTTCCAGCTAGTGGAATAGACGTGTTTCCAGTTAAGTCTGCGTAAGCACCAGTTGTGGCTACCGTAGCAAAGGCTGGCTGATTGATTAAATCTCCATAATCTCCTGTGGTAGCCACAGTAGCGAAAGATGGTTTTCCAGTAATTTCTGTCCATGCATTTGATCCTGCTGGTCCTTCAGGTCCAACTGGTCCTTCAACTCCTTGAACTCCTTGTGGTCCAGTTGCTCCCTGAGCTCCTGTGGCTCCTTGTGATCCAGTAAGTCCAGTTGGTCCTTGTGGTCCTGCCGGTCCTTGTGGTCCAGTTGCTCCTGTGGGTCCTGCAACTCCTTGACTACCTGTTGGTCCAGCATCTCCTTGAGAGCCAGTGGGTCCTGCTGGTCCTTGTGGTCCGGTTGGTCCTGCAATTCCTTGCGGTCCTGTGGGTCCAGTTGGTCCTTGAATACTACCAACATTCTCCCAAGCTGTTCCATTCCATACATATAAACTACCACTGATTAAATATCCATCTCCAAGTGTACCTAATGCGGGTAAATCAACCTCAGCCGCTACGCTTCCAAGAATAGTAATACTAGTACCATCAGTACCTTCAGCACCAGTTGCACCTTGTGGTCCAGTAGCACCTTGTATTCCTTGTTCGCCTTGTATTCCTTGAATACCTCTAAGTCCTTGTACACCAGCTGATCCTGCTGGGCCTGCAACTCCTTGTGGTCCTTGGTCTCCAGTAGAGCCTTGCGGTCCAGCTGGGCCTGTAGGTCCTTGTACTTCACCAACATTAGTCCAACGCTCAGTGTCCCAAATATGTAAGTCACCGTCAATTAAGTATGCATCGCCTGCAACTTGTCCTGATGTAGGTAGCTGGGCTACATTGGTTAGTGTTCCTTTAATAAAGACACTTGCTAATCTAGATAAATCAGTTGGACCAATTAATGTCCAACTTGTACCATTCCACATATAAAATTCGTTTTGATCAGTGTTGAACCATTGGTCGCCAATATTAGTATTTAAAGGCCTGCCTAATTCACCTGCCACTGTCAAGTTACTAATTGGTTTAAAAACACTACCGTTGTAATATTTCAAAGAACCAGTTGCTGTATCATACCAAAGTTGCCCTGTCATTGCTTGACTAGGTCTTGTTGAATTTGCAAAGTTCTCTAACAACTTAATAAAGTTTTCTTGTTGGATTTCGCCATAGCCGATATAATTTCGACCAACCAGCGACAATCCTGTACTATTATCCAATGCACCATCGGGTAAGTTAATTAATATATCACCATTGGTTCTGTTTATAACGTATGACATTTTATTCTATTCCTCAACTAATACTACTTAGATTTGTTAATGTTTGAATTCTAACAGTATAATCGATTTGGATAAGTCTATTCAATGACTTTTGCACGGGGTGAAACACAACGTGAGTAAGTAGTTTGCCTGTTGTTGTTAATCCGCTTGTACCATCTGTACTCCTGGCTCTTAGACCTAATTCATCAAACACATAATCTCCGTTTAAATCTTGTACGTTATCAAATGCACTTTGATCACTTGGTTCACCATAATCAAGTAAGCATGTTACTAATATATCTGTATATGGCTGACCTGGTGTGTGTCTAATTTCCATTTTATTCCTTGTTGCATCAAGGTTGTTACTGTCTGTATCGTCTACAATTTTACTGTATGTTGGATTGTATAAACTACTGTTCTGTGCATTGGTGTTTGCAGGGTTGTATGTAATAACACCAGTAGCATTAACAGTTGTGCCACCATTTCCAAAATGCATTTCGTAAACGTAATTACTATTTTTATTTGCTAAATTGAACGCTAGTGCTTCACTTATGTTTTCATAATGAATTGCATTACGTTTATTAACAAATACTTCACCAGAATCTGGATCGTGTATTTTGATATGCCCTTGAAGATGGAAACCACCTTGTTCGTCGGGCACTCTAGTTGTTTTTGTATCATTTTTCATATTATCAGTATCCTGCTCTACTGTTGTATTATCATTATTTATCATGGGTTATAAGCCGTTGCTTTGGATAAGAAAGTGGCTTGCTCAGATGCACCTCCACCCGACGAAATACTAATACTGTAATCGAATGGTGCATCACCTGGATCACTGTCTGCATCGTTTGGACTATCTGGGAAACTTTGGTTGAATGCATAACCAAATCCTGGACCAATGTAGTCAAAATCGCCAACTTCAATAAATCCAAATTCATTCAAACCATTCATCCAGTCTGTGTGATCTGAATTGTCTGGTAATGATTGTAAGTATCCTAGATCGTCTGCTCTAGTACCGACTGCGATAGTAGCCGGTACACTAGTTCCTAGTACACCTCTGCGTATTCTACCAACGGTATTATTAACAGTATCTTTTTCATAGTAGTATATGATTTCTCCCTGACAATACAGTACTCCTGGTTTTCCAAGTCCTGGGTCTGGGTCTGGAATTTTACTAACATCTTGTAGATGTAGTGTAGTATCCGACCAATCAAAGGGTTGTGTTAATACTGTTGAACGTGCTTCTGCAATTCTATAATACTTACGTGAAGTTTCTGGAGCAAATTTAACCGGACATGTTCCTGTATTACTTTCAACATTGACCTGTTGCCATATAATTGGCATACTTAATGGTGTACTACCTAACGTTTCTGAAATCTGTGTTAATCCTAACCAAAAAGCTGGTTGGTTGGCTGGAGTTGATCCAGCTACTGCCCAATTAAAGCCATTCCAGTAATAATAGTTTGATTGATCTGTAACAAAATGTACATCACTTTCAAGTTGGTCAGTTGATGGCAATGAAGCTATATCAGCAACTTCTGTTTTGTAATTAAATCCACGTCGTGATTTATAAAGTGTTCCATTGTATACAATGCTATCACCTTTTCTATAGACAGACTTGGGTACCCAAGTGTCAGCACTTGCAACTAGCCATGCATTGTCAGTATCTTTCCAGTAATAGTGTGTTGATTCTGCTGTTACGTAGTACAGATCAAAATCTATATTTGATGCTGACACCGGTAAGTCTGCTGTTTGTGCTACTGTGCCTTTATGATCTATTTTATGCCTGGTTACATATGTATGTCCATTATAGGTAGCGTATGCCGTTTTGTCATAATCAGCATCACTATTCCATGCAACCGGAGGCTTCCAAACAAATCTCCAACGTGCATTAGTATCTGGTGTTAATGTAAGTTTATTTTTAACATCTGCAATAGCAACATAATAAATTCCGTTGTATTTTACATAATCGCCTTTGTTGTATGTTATAGACGAAGTCCAATCGGTTGGACATAACTCTTGACTTCCAGTTAAATCATGCACAACTCTATATCCTAGTGGAGGTCCACTAACTATTGCACCTGTGTTATCTGTTACTCTTGTAAACACACTTAAAATTAATGTATCAAAATTAATTCCTGGAACTAATTCTTCTGGGGCATGCGAGCTATACTTGTCAACAAATGCTCCACCGTCAATGCTGATATCTTCAGCACGAGTACCCAAAGCAGTATCAAGATACGTACTTTGAATGTATGAGTCAATAAAGTCTCCTGCAACATTTTCATCACTAAATTTTAACCCTGTGACTATTACACCTGGGTAGTTGATACCAATGATCAAGTTTGTAAGTAAATCTTCACCAGCTACTCCATCTTCATTGACATAGTACGCAACAATTCTATCAAGTGCGTTTCCATATTCATGACTTAGTTGTGTAAAAAATCTAAAATCAAATATTGTACTTGCTGGTACATCTTGCGTGGCTTGGTAAATTTCGTTTTGGTAATAAACATAATCACCAGACACAACATCTAATGTAGATGTCCATTTAACCAAGTTACTTCTATATGTTGTTCTATCAAATTTAATTGTAGTGTTTAGTCCTCTAACTTTGTTATTAACCATAACAGGATATGCTTTGCCACCTGTTCCGTTACCGTTAATGTTAATGATTGGACTAGAATTAAATGTGTATGTTCCACTGAATGTAATACTTGTAACTTTTCCTGTTGATGGATTAATCTTAGCAATTGGTTTAACACTAGACAATGCTCCAGTTACACCATCGTTAACTGTAACAACCGGAGGAACTGTATAGCCTTCTCCACCTTGTGCAACTTGAATACTTTCAAGTGTCAATGCTTTATTTGATACCCAATCCTGGTATTGTGTTTGCTCAAGTAATGTATTATCATTGATACCTTCTCCTGACGGACTACGGAAAGCATCAATAGTTTCCTCGTAGTATGAAGGTAAATCAAAGTCTGACACGTTGCCAAAGAAAGTATCGTTACCAGCATAACTAATTAAATATTCACGTATCTTACTTCTATACGGTTTAACCTCATTGATATAATCAATGTAATAATTTTGATTGTCTTTAACATAACTTGGATACTGAGTTAATTCACGTAACTGATGGAAAACAGTTATGAAACTGGTTTTAAATATCCAGTCAGTATTTCTTTGTGTGTAAAGAATATAGTAAACCAATGTAAAGAATAACTTGTTAAACTCTTCACGTAGTTCACCAATGTAGATATCAAATCTAAGTGCATTAAAGATATTGCGTATTTCAACACTAGGATTAATATCAAATCTTTCACTGTCAAAGTTTTCAGTAGCAAATCCTAATGTATACTTTGAACTATCATAAAGTTTATCTGTTATTTGAACTGTTCCGTTACCAAGACCAATTAATGTTAGATTATTAACGTCGTTGTAATTTATAGTCCTGTATAGTGTAAATGTCCCAATTTGGTTGTATCTAACTTTAATAACACTTCCTGCTGGAACTAGACTTAGTTTTTTAACATCTGCTTCGTAATCAACAGTATAGTCTGGCCTATTTGTTACTGACCAACCTTCAGCGTACCAATCAACATAATCCCAAAAGAAATTTGTATCATATGATTGTACTCTAGTTAAAACAAAATCATTTGCACTGTTCAATGTATATATTGACCAACGGTTTTCAATCGTACTATCAACCTTAACATATACTCTATGTCCTGCAGATAATGCTGTTAAATCAAGATATGCTAATTCATCATAAATGTCAACCACTGAATCAAATTCAGTTACTCCTGGTACAGGCTCAGAACTAAGTAGTCTAGTTAAAATCTTTTGTTGTCTAATAGGATGTTTTATTAATACAGCATTGGCTGAACCAACAAAGTTTTTTAGTGCTTCTTGTCTATTAATAATCATTGTCTGTCGAGGTCTAACATTGATGCCGTAACGATCCTGCTCAAGTAATCCAGAGTCTGGAACAACAAAACCTGATGAATCTTCACCTGCTAAACTATCAATTAATTTACTAATAATACTTTCTGGAATATTACTATCAGGATTGCCTTCTTGTATCAATTCATATTCAGTGTGTACAGTATTAGAGTTGCGTATCTTATCGTAACGAATTTGTAAGACTGTGTCTGTACCACTTAGTTTATCATTTACATTGTATAAACTTATTGCGTTTTCTGCAACCAATGCGGCATACGGAATACCTTGTAATTCAGGTTGCTCAATCATTTCTGCAATACCAACAATACTTCTAGTTTTGTTAATAGCACTATTTTTATTTGTTACCCAATAATAGTATTTTTCTTTAACAATTCCTGTGCTTTCGTCAACGGCAGTAGTAGTAACAAATGTTCCTTCGCCAGTATATTTTGGCACTCCGTCTGCATCAGTTAATGAAGTATATTCACTTGGCTTAACAGTACTTTCAATCCATTCGCTAACACTTACTACACTTCCTGGGAATAATTTACCCCAGTTCTTAATACGATAAGTTAAGGAATCTTGTTCGTAGTCTACGTACCTAACCAAACTTAAATCCCACCAAGTTGTTCCAACTTGATCTTCACCCCAGTGCATGTTTTCGTCAACCTGTACGTCAACTCTGCTACTTGGGTTAGTTGTATAAAAAGCAGGATCAGTTGCTGTTTTGTAATCAAGGTTTATTTCAGCTTGTCCTAGTACCTTTCCTTTAGCAGGATCAATATAATCAAAGTTTGAAATAATTGAATTTGATTCTTTGCTATATATCAACATACGACTTAGTGTATCAATATCAACATGTGTACCTTCTTGCCTTGTACGTGACCAGATTCTGGTGTTATTAGTTTTGTATAACCAAGCAGTACCACCATTGGGCACAATATTGTCATCACCTGGATCGCCTACAATAATATATTGGTTTTTAAGATCAAGTCCCAGACCAAAGAAATCAAATCTACGATTCTTTATTAAGTCAAATTTCTGTGCAAATATTTGTAATCCTGTATTGGATACGTGAGTTTCTTTGTTTTCAAATAGTTCGTAAATGTATGCATTACTTCCAAAGATTTGATCAATAAATGCAGTACTGTTTCCATCAAATGTAGTAGTTGATTCTGTAGTATCTTCTGCTTTGTCAATTATTAATGCTTGTAATGTTTTACTATTTCCGCTTCCAATTAGTAGCGTTTCATCTGAGTCGCCAACGCTGATACTTAATCCAAAGCTCTCACTACGTGCTCCGCCTGGCACTGCAATAGTTTGTTCGTATTCAAATTTACCAATATCTAAATCATCACATATTGTATGATCCATACCAGTAACAAATAGTTTGTTTCTTTTTAGTTTACTAGTGCTTTCAATAGTTAACAAACCATTGGCAATTGAACTGCTAATTCCTGGAATGCCGCTGGCATTAATCTGTTCACTCAATGTTTCAATTGAAGTGTCGTTTAGTGTAATTCTAAATCCATTAACGTACAAGTTGTCACCAGCAGTGAGTGATGGGTTTGCAACCTTAGCTGTTGCTTTACCAAGATATCTATTTTTCTTTGTGTATCTGTAAACCTTACCACTATCATAAAAACTTGTTTTATATCCTGGTGCAGTAACATAAACACCTGCACCACTAGAGTCAACTGCAATCTGCGATCCAAACAATGTATTAGCAATATTATCTTCGCTTGGAGCAGTAAGTTCTTGTACTTTGTCCCAATGTGTAGAACTAAATTTAATCTTTTGTCCTGATTCAACTGTTTCGGTTAAAATAATTTCTGACGTACTTGATAATGCATCTGTATAGCTTGTGCCATCAAGTAGTTCTTGTTCACCAACATAAACATTTGCCATGCTAGTAATATCAGGTGTTGGAGTATATGAAGTTGTGAGTGAATTAGATTTTTGGAATTCAACTCTTCGTTGATAGCAATATACTTTACCTGCGTCTGCTAAACCACCAACTGTTTCGCTTGGTGCTCCAACAAATAACTCTGACCCATCTTTGTTGCAATAAAGAAACTTGCCAAACTCTGCATCTGCATTAATACCAGGTGTTCCTAACGATGGATCTGCTCCATTTATTGTATTTTGCTCTGCATAGTATGGTGCTTGTGTTATTTCAAGTGACGTTATATTAGTATCAATTGCAGGTATAATAGTAATTACACTACCAGTAATAGTATAATCAATACCTGGTGTTAGTATATTAGTAGCACTTGCTTTAACAACAACTGAATTAATATTAGTTGGTGTCCATCCTATGTCATATGTTTCGCCAGCACTAACACCGTCGTGTACCAACGCCGGAGTTGTACTTGAAGTCAATGTTATTTGATTGAATTCAACATTATTCTTTTTGTGATAAACATACACTTTGTTAGCATCTGGTGCACCAACAAAAATCCAATTACTGTCTTCACTGATTCTGACAGCCTTACCAAACCCTTCGGTACTCGATGAACCGGCTGGTGCAGGTAATATTTGTACTCCGTGTTCTTTTTCACTAACTCTAAAGTTGTGTACAAACGCTATTCCTGGATCAGTTCTTGGTGCTCCAACAACACAAACATATCCACTTAGGTCTACAGCATCTCCATAACCAGTAAATGTTCCGGTGTGCTGATAAGGAATAAGTTTAGCTGTTTGTGCAAACTTGCCTTCCGGTAACAATGAGAATATATTAACACGACCGTTTTGTCCGTTTCCGGCGCCAACTGCTATTAGGTCTCCGTGAATATTAATTTTAGTTGCACCACCGTATCCATCATTTCCTACGTAATCACTGCCTTCACTGTTTAGTTCTTGACTTTGTGTCCAATTGTTTTGTTTTTCGTAGACACCCCATTTTTCAGTATCATCAAAGTTTTCAACCCAAACTCTATCGCCATTTTTCCATCCACGTTTAGGAGCAACAGTATCAAGCAACATTGGATTTTCAATTCTCATACTATCCATTTCAAATAGTATTCCTGTGTCATTGGATATCGAACGAGCTTCTTTGAGGAAGTCCTCTCCTTGATACATTGCAACCAATACTGTTTGTTGTCCTTCTACAGATTTTACTCTATAAAAACCATCATAACTAGCATCAAAGCCTTTTATGCAAAATACTTCGTTAACTTTTAAGTTGTGTGGTTCAGTGAAGTCAATGCTCATTACTCCATCAATTTCAAAACTAATAGTCTCTGGTGCGGCATCGCTTGCGGTTAATCTATATACGTTCCAGTCTAGGTCAAAATCTTTAGCTACCCAAATTTTAAATCCATCACCAAGTTTCTTTAGATGAGTGTTAAGTGCATTAAAGTTTGTAATATCGTATAATGTTGCATCAATATCGGCACTGTTTACAAAACCTGCTTTAGCAATATCTTTTGAATAGTCACTATCATCACTGCGTGAATGGAAGATATTCTTTTCAAACTTTGCTCCAGTTTTCTTATACAGGCCAGCTGACTTAACACTAATAATATCCGGTATGTCTGGATCTAAATTATCTAACAACTGAAGCGAACTTGGATTGTCAGTTAGTTTACTATCATCTAGTTCTATTTCAATTTGTGCATCACTTTCTAGTGATCCGTATTCTCCAACACGTACCGCCCATTCTTCGTAAGTATCAATTTTACTTGATATATTATTAAAGCTGGCACTTGTTAATGCTGTAATACTATTGTTAGATCCTTTTTCTTTGATAAATCCTTGATAGAACTTTGTTTGACTTTGGAAGTCTAAGTTTAAATCTGCTAGGTATTTTCTATTGCGTAATCCAATCAGTCCAGTTGAAAATTGCTGTAATGATTCATCGACTGGCATGTCTTCAATATTGTATAGGTTAACAAACTTCTGTGCATTGAATGCAAAGTTTGGAAGTAATCCAGTTTTAATTGCAAAGCGATCAACTTGTTGCCAATTGTTTAAATCAAACTCATCGCTTCCAATAACATTGTTAAGAGCTACATAGTAGTTTCCTTTGAATGTAACCAATGATCCTTTTTTGTAATCAGTATTTGTTACCCAAACATCAATTTTAGGATCGTTATAAACAAATCCTGCAGGTGCTAATTCGCCTGTCCAGTCTGCTGTTTTATTACCAACAACTTTTAATCGGAACTGTCTATTTCCTAATTCTGGCAAATAGATAATGTCATTGAACACTGTAGTATTATCAAATACCAGTGCATGTTCAAATTGTACAATTCTACCTTCAAACAAGCAAATAGTATTGTTGTTTAGTGTCTCTAAACTAAATTCGCCCGGCTGTCTATTAATTGTAAATTCAGTGTTTTTAATAACTCCAAAGTTTTGATTTAATACTTTATTACCATTGCTTTCGTTTGTGATATGATCAATAGTTCCGCCAGTTGTGTTAACTTCAATACGATCAAACGTTGGACTTAATATTAATATACTACCTGGTGCCCATTCTTGCTGTTCCCAGGATAAAAATTCTTTACAACTTAATTCCCAGTTGCGTTGCTCGTTTAGTGCTGGATCATTTACGTTAAATGTAAATCCTTGACCTACTAGATAACGCCCATAACTGATTAGAAAGTCGCATACTTGCTGTACGTTAGCAAATTCATGTCCGTATGGTACAAGTATTTTCTTACGTTGATAATTGTGATACACTACTGCTCGTCTATCTAGTACAACCAATGTATGATTTTCGTTGTCAGCAATACTTGGAATAATTGGAAAGTACGGATTAGTTAAATCGTACCCAGAAATTGTAAACCCGTTTCCGCTACGCTCAACAACAACTCCACTGTATACTAGTTTCCTAACTGGTGTACTTTTGTTTAGAATAATTTTATAGTTCTCGTCAGGTACAATAATACTTTCGTTGTTACTGGTTGGACTACTTTGTTCAGCCAATACATTGATATAATTTTTACCTGTGAAACTTGCAGTTTTATAACCTAGTTGAACATCAATATTTTTAAATTGTTTAGTTAAAGTTGTTTGAGGATCAATCCCTCTGTACTTCATATAATCAACAATCCAGTTCAAATAACCAGCAACGAAATTGCGTGATTCTTCTGTGTTTGCAGTAGCCGGAATAACGCTGTCCGGAACGACCACTGTATCTGGACTGATACGTTTCAGAGTGCTAACATTTACAAGTTGCTTTAATTTACTATCTCTGTAATAGCGTTTGATGTTTAACAAACTACCAAAGTAGAACGCTGGTTTAAGTAAACTTAGTCCACGCTGTACTGCAAATGGATAATCACTTGATCTTCTCCAGGAGAACTCAGCAGGTCCAACAGAACCAACTGAAAAACTTTGATTTAACTTTGGCGGATTTAGTGCTCTAACTATAAACTGATCTGGGCTCTTTAATACACCATACTCATCAACAGGGATAATACTGGTTAATCCTGGACGTTTATAATTGTCATCGTATCCTGCTCTGTTACCAGCATAAATGTATCCTTTTTCAAGGTCTTCCCACAACAATAAGTTGCCGCCAGTATATGGTGCTTTGCCGTAACGGTCTTCCCACCAACTTGGAATAATACTGAACCCAAGCATTTCCCATGGATGCGTATGTGGGCGAACTGTATCAAATACACTTAGATAAACTGCTCTAGCACTGCCTGGTAATTTAGTATCGTCTAACTTGTTTAACTGATCTTTGTAGTTCCATGACCACGGATCGTTTGATTGGAAGAAACTGTTGGTTGAGTAATCAACTTGGTTGGCTCCTGCCCACTTCAAGAAACTACGACTAATAATACGTTCCCATTCAACTTCTGTGTAATCAGTATCTCTGAAATTTCCTGGAATATAAGTGTTAATATCAAAGATGTTAGTTGAATAATCTATTTTAATATTGTTATAAATTCTACGCTCAAATTCTAATAGCAAGTCATCTCTAAAATCATTGAACGCTGGAATAATACTTCCGTCATGTCCTTGTATAACAAAAATTGGAGTTTGATAGTTATCATCTTTAAACTTGAGAGGTCTAAACGCTGGAAACAATCCTAATTTACTTGGAGTTGCAGGTAAGTAACATCCATCTGTATTATGATAAACTGCAATCCTAATTTTATCATCAACAACCAATGTATAGTTTTCGTTAATAATAACTGCTGATCTATCCTGAGGGAAATAATAGTCTTTACCTTTTACTAATTGTACATCATTTACATAAACAAGTATTGCAGTATTTCCTAATTGATCATCATTGAATACTGATGGTAAATCAAATTGTTTAAGATTTGGATTGATAACAGTGTCGGCATATATTGTTCTATTGTTACCATACGGCAACATGTCTGTGTGGTAGAAAGGAAACGAACTGTCTTTTGTTAAGTTGATAGCATCAATTATAGCATCAACATGTTGTTCAGTTGTCTTAGAATCAATTGATGCAATCTGTCCAGAAAGTTCAAGAAACTTGTTTTTAAATTTTGTATATTCTCTACTGGAAAATTCAATACTTTCAATAAAGTTTGTATTATCTTGTGTTAGGAATAGGTTGCTGTACAACAATGGAAAACCATGCTGTAATATAGTTCCTGAACTATCCTTGTAATAAATGTCTCGTTGACTACTAAATGCTCCAGTTGCTTCATATATAACATTTGTGTTTTCTTCTAATTTAGAAATATGATCCTTGAGTTGACCAAGTGTTAAACTACTAAAGTCAGAATTTTTACTGTTAAAGTCCAAGTTACTTGGAACTTCGTAATATCCCTGTTGACTAATACTCTTTCTACTATACAACAGAATGTCAACTTTGTCAAACTCTTGTGTCAAGAAAGTTGGATTAATTACCACACATAACTTTTCACCAATTAACTCTAGTGTAAAATTACCTCTACTCAACAGTGTATTTTTAACCCAAACTTTGATGTTAGGCATTGTTACAACTTCGTCACTGATAATATCAATCTCAAAGTAATTGGTAAGCCCATCAAATTCAAATGTTAATATTTGAAACTGTTTACTTTCTTCTTTGTTCTTAACCCAAGTATTACGATACTCTTTGTTTGTCTTGGTATAATTTTTAATTAAAAATCCTGTATTGATACTTTTGGATACTGTGTCCAATGCAATACTACTAGTAAACGTATCGCTGTTATACGTTGCTTCAAATTCTAAATCACTGATGCTGTTAAAGTTTCTATAACTGACAGGAAATCCTAGTACGTTATCATTGACAGTGCCTGTTCCTTGCTTGTATTGGAATAGCGTTGTTCCTGTAAAAGTAGTGTTAGGATAGGTTGTTGTATTAGAAAAACTAATGTCGTTGCTGTCAAAAACATCAAACAAAGGACTTTCGTTTACTTTTGTTTTTAGTTGCCCTTCGTACCAAAGGTTGCCGTCATAATGATAGTTCTTTTTACTGTTCTTACCAGATAACACAATAACCACGTCGCCGTCTTCAAGTAATCTTGATCCTGCTTTTTCTTCTAAGTGAATTGTAGGGGAACCAGCAATAGTCACCAAACTAATTGTGTAAACACGCTTTCGAATTTCAGGATCTTCTTCGTTTGCAAAGATAATACTTTTGTTATCTTGTAAAGAGAACAGCAATTCCCAACTAGAACTTGTTGTGGGATCCTGTGCAATGTTCTCTTTTGCTTCATATGCAATACCATTGTAAATAACATACTCTTCAGCAAGTATTGTATTTGCTGTTGATGTATCATACACTGAGTATGCAAATAATTCAAACCAAGTAGTTCCAATATTCTCAACAGCAGGAACAACATTTATGCCAACGTTTTGAAGTGCTTCGTATGCTTTATTATTATAAGCCATACGCTCGCCTTTTTGATATGTACGTGAATCATCAAAAGGTATTAGTGGAAAATGTTCTTTCCAAACAACAGTATCAGTGGGCAATGTTTGTGTATTCTTAATAGCACCATAAACACTCGTTCCTGATATAACAACTGATCCTTTAAGATAATGAGAAATATTTGAATATATACTTCCTGAGCGTTCAATGTCACTAAAGGCATCTTTAACAGTAAAATCTAAATAGTCAACTGGTTCAATGGCTTGAATACCAAAATTAAGTAATCTTAATGAATGTTCAAACTCAATGACTGGGCGTTTAGCTCTAAACTCTTGATCTGGCAAACTAGTATTCTTAGCTCGGTAATTAGGAAGTTCAACTAGTGTTACTCCATCAGACTGAAGTTGAAAAAAGTTATCTTCGCCGTATGCATAAAATATCTGGTCTGGATTATATTCGTATGCTAAATTTTGTATTGCTACTTTACTTCGTAGTGTAGTTACTACCTGCACATCATCTGGTATAGGAACAAATTCATTGTTTAAGTTTGGATCAAATGTGAAAGTATATATTAGTACTTCTTTATTAAGTTCAGCAGTCTTAGTTAAGACATCAATATGGAACCAACGATTACTTCTTGACCAACCGTTTAAATCATAACTTCCTCTATTAATAGTAATATAGTCAGGTGTGTTTAACCCACCTATAGCATATGTTTCGTTTGGTGTTAAGTCAGCAACTGAAATCAATCTAATACTTCTACCAACACCTTCAACATAATATTCTTTATTTGCCCACCTTGCTGGAGTTACACTATCATTAAATAAAATCTTTAATCCATTTGTAAACTCAACGCCGTTTGGACTTGCATAACTAATTTGTCCAATAATGTCTTGGGCAACATCAATGGTAAAGTTATCAGCATCAACAACACGAATCTCTCCAAAGAATACATCTGATGTTGAGTCTTGGTAATACAATCTATCAAGTATACTGGTAATAACTGGTACTTCGTGGTATGTATTATCAAAGTCTAAATAGTACTCTTTAGTTCCACTAGCAATTCCGTTCTTTACATAAACTTTCTCATCAAATGCCACGGCAGTTGAAGGCACAAGCGTAATAATATAATCATCGGCTAATCCTGTGTCTAAATCTATATCACTGGTCGCAATAAGTGTTACTCTCCAAATATTTCTTCTAATGTTAAACGGAACAACTTGATCATCTGTAGCAATTCCATATCGTAACATATCAAAAAATTCATTGTTTGTCCATTCAATGTCTGTTACAACATCGTCATTGGTAACAAACACCATGCTTTTATTGTGCAAGTTAGCATATGTTTGAGCTCCGTCAATTCCGTTTTGGTGTGTCTTTAAGAACTGACTTAGTAAAACACCTTGTATCTCATCATAATGAATACCACTTGCAATATCAACCTGCTCAATAGTGTCCATAAGAGTAAATCTATTTTGTGCATCAGCTAGTGGAACTTTGAAAGTAACTGTACCATCATCTGTTCCGTTGTTTTCTACACCAAATACTTCACGTGTACTAATGTTGCTTTGGTTTGTACGAACCCCGCTTGTGCCGGGCTCAGTTTGAATCCAAAATTGATGTTCTGGATCATCAATTTTAAAAGTATAAGTTCCACCACGTGCTAGAACTAGCACAGGATTACTTTCAATTCCTTTTTCACTGAAGTTAAAACCACTAACACTAAGGTTACGTGTTACGCTGTAGTCTTCGCTGGTTTCAACGTTGCCTGCAAATACATCTACACTTGCTGGTCCGTCTGGAACCCAGTAGTAATTCTTAAAGTTTGTAAACTTGTCATAATCAAACAATCCATCAAAACTATAACTTTCATTGGAAAACAATCTATTATGATTGTCAATGATGCCGCCGTTGTATTGAATCTGTTGCAATAGGTCAACATACGAGCTAAAGAAATCAATGGTGTCAGTGTCTTTGTCTTTAACAACAACAGCTGGTTCTAATTGATAGTTCTGTCTTGTAATACTTGGTTCAGCGACATAGTTGTCGTTTGTTTTATATGTAGGACTAAACTTACGGCCAATGTAGCCATTTACTTTTGTAAAGTTTGGTTCAGATACTAATTGATCGAGTGTAGCATTTAAGAACTTCTTGTTAGTCTCTGTTCTAAATACTTCTGGAAGAAAGTTAACTGTTTTAACGATTGCCATGTTACTGTACTTTACCTTATGTTACCACTGACGTGGATTGGTTCAGTTGACTTGCTGTAATTGATGCGATAACTTCAACATCATCAACTGTAGCAGAGCTAATAAGAATTTCATCTGGTTCAGCATTAATTTGATACAAGTTACCAAATTGTGCCGCACTGTTATTTGGAACAATAATAATACTTGCTAACTCAGGTGTTAGTTCTGAATGCAAGTAAGCACTTAGTTCACTAAAATAAAATGTTTCGCCAAAGTCCCAGTTATTAATATCAAAGTATGCGTTAATAGCGTTAATAACACTAGTCTTAACATCACTGTCTGAAATAATCATATTAGAATTTTTAACAACTTTAAACTTGGCCTTTAATGCTGTGTCTGCTAGTTCACCAAATATTGGTTTAAATCTAGCACTGTTATAGATTATTGCATCACTCATTGCTTTAAAGTTTTCAAGACTTGCAAATTCTGATTTAAGTTCTTCTTGTGAAGGTGCTACTGGTAACGTTAAAGTATTACTAGTGTCTGTAATAAAAGCGGTATAATCTGTTGCATATTGCTTGGTTAGTATGAACATATCCATTAAGTTGTTAGGACTTGGATCAACTCGTCTGTTGTTAGGACTTGTATGGATATACTGGAAGTTCAATGAATCTCTACCAACACGAGCCAAATATTCAGAACTAACATCTGTTGCATTTCGTAATCCAACAGTATCAATATCTAATCTATAAAACTTATCTTCATCAGAAGCATAAAAAATTTGTTTGTCTGTATAATTGTCTAGCGATAATTTAATAGTTTCAAGTGTAGCATCAATTACAACATCATTGTATGGAACCGGAGTATACTGAATAAAACTGGTTGCTGATTGTTCTTTAGTGAAGAACACAAACTTTTCACTTACGTTAACGTTACTTGCAACAATTAAGTCAAACAAGTCTGGATTATCTGGAACGCCGTCGCTATCAAAGTCAGGAAAGGTAACTAATACTTTTCTATTGTCTCTATATCCATCACTGGCAACAATGCTTCCATATACATTCCAAGTTAAGTTCTGCGCCAATGGCAAAGCACTATCGGCTTGACTGTTAAACTTGAGAACTGTTACTTCGTCGTTTTGTGTTTTACCAGTTTTACTGTCAAACACTTTTGCATTATCGTCAAAGTAGAATTTAGTTTCTGCCGCACTTTCAAAGTAATAATCAAGACCTCTATAACTGATCACGTATTCTGATCCAGTATAAATTAGTTTAATAATCCAACTTGAATCTAATCCAGTACCTGCTGTTGAGCCAGCATTGTCATTGCTGTATACATTGCCCCCGATGTCAGCACTATCAATTAGTGCCCAACCGTTAATTGTTGTGTCATAACGTAGTGCAAAGTTTTTATAAATCTTAATAAATGTAACCATCTGGTTAATAAGACTGTCACTTAGTACACTCTTAAACACTGGAATAATCTCTAACGGAATAGCGTTTGTTGGAACTGTTTCGCTGATAGTAATAGCGTTTGTTGTTTGGTTAATACTGCTTACACTTGCATAGATATATGTACGATCTTTATCTTTGCTGATACTTCCTGTTTTAATTTTGTTACGTGCATCAAAGTAATTTCCGTCGCCGGCACCAAACTTAATAATAGCACCTGGAACAACATGTTTTAAGACACTAGAAATACCAGCACCAATTGGCATTGTTATAAAAGGCAATCCGTCAGCATCGTTGCTGTCAGGACCTTTAATATATCCAATACTTTTGTTTGTACTAGCACTTTCAAAACTCCAACTTAAATCCGTTACAAGTGTGCCGCTACTACCAATTGGCCATGTAAGTTGTGAAAGTGGAAAACGATCAGTTTTATTATAATGCAAGTGCGATACTGGCTTGTCTCTAAGTATAGGAGCAATAGTATTAAAGACTACATTAAAAATTTCATTTACTGTTTGGTAAGTGAAGTTTGTTGTTTTAACATATTCATCTTTGTACAGTAATCCGTCAGCACTAAAAATATTAGTACTGGAATACTTTCCTGTTACGTCAACAACATCAAGGAAACGACTTACACCACTTGAGCTACGATTGGTACTCTTAACTTTCTGAATGTTATTAAATGCTGTATACGGAAAGATATTATAATCTTCTCCTGTAATCATTCTATTTTGAGTGTAATATTGCTGGGGTGCTTTACGTCTAATTTCAGTAAGTGTTTCACGTGGACTGGAATTAGCTACTGTATATTTCAAACTTACTTTTGCTGTTAATACAGCATTTCTTCCATTACGATCAACATACGAAATAGGAATATCAACATTTTGAATTTCGTCAGGAGTAATTTTATAGCGTGTTCCAATACTTTGTCTATAAAATAATCTAAATCCTCCTTGCGGAATATTAGCAAACGATCCGTCACCAAAGCTCAGTGTTATTTGATCATCATTTCTAGTAACCACTTGATACAAGTTACGCTCAGATTCGTTATTGTAAGTGATATTGATTCCGTTGATTGCTGGAACTTGAGTCCACTTATCTCCAATAGAGCCATCTGTATTTAATTTGTATAACCAAACGTCATTGTTGTTAATGTTACTAAAATCAATGTTGACACCTCTATTAGGCAATGCATCAGTGATGTTAAAGTCAACACTGTTCATTGTACCTTGTTTAAAATAAACAAAGAATCCTGTGTTATTAGAACTGTTACCAAGATTGTCAGTTCTATACAAAATATTAAACTGTCCTAAAGGCTTTGGAGGTATTTCATAAACAAATGTTCTGTTAACTGATGTAGCACTAATTGTTTCAAAGTTCAATTGGTTACCTTCAACTTCTGTTGAAAAACGGAAAGTTGGTAAAATTTGATCAAGAATTCTAAGTGTGTATTCTTGTGTACTAACGCCATTGACTATTTGTGAATTACCACTTTTGCCAACAGTTTGAGAATCAATCAATGCGGCATTAAGAATAGTATTAAATTGTTCTTGCCAGTTATCATTACTAGGATCGTCCCAGTTGATGATTAGATTGGATAAGTCTGATCCGTTGCTATCAAAAACTTGTTCTGTGGTTGTTACACTTTCAACTTTTAGTAGCCCACTACTAGCAATATTACGTTTTGGATTGTAGTTAATTAAACGTGCAAGTTTAAGTACACTGTCTCGGCGTTCAGCAGTATCAATAAAGTTTTCACGTGCATTTAGATCAGTACGAAATGCAAGTGTTTGTCCTAAGAATGCAATTAAGTCTATTAGAGCAATATATTCACTTGATTCTGTAAAATCGTTAAAATCTTCTGGGTAATATGTACGCAAGTAATCAATCATAGTCTTGCGTAGAGTTTCAAAGTCATAACTCTGGAAGTCTGCTTCTTTGAAAGTCTCGTAAACTTTGGTCCAGTCTTGCTGTACTAGTAAACTGGTTTGTCTGTCGTTTAACGCCATGTTGAGTCACACCTTAAATAATATCTCTTTATGCTATTATTTATGTGATTTAAAAAGTGCGTATATTAAGTTTGGGTGGCTAGACCTCTATCGCGGTCAAAGTTAACAGTTAGAATTTCTTGCTGATTTGTTGTTATAAAGTCTATTTCAACTTCAATTTGAATTCCGGTATCGTATTGATCAACAATAATGTTCCTAACCGCTGTACGTGGGTCGTAACTAACAATTTTTGTTACGTCTTCGATGATTAGGCCTCTGATTTCATCGGTAATTGGCTCATAAAGGCAATTCCAAACTATTGAACCAAACTCAGGGTTCATTAGCTTTTCACCTTTACGTATATTAAAGTGATTGAGCAAGTCCTGTTTAACTAAATCAACATCAACTGCTCTAAACTTTTTGTAGCGTCCTACTGTACTAAAACCTTTATATCTTGCCATATCAATATTTACCTATTTTAAGCAGTGGCTACTTGTTCAACAGCATGTCTACCTTTGTTAAAGTATGCAATACCAGTTGTTCCGTTAGCGTCAGACCCTCCGCCACCGTTTCTCCATTTCTTTGCTCCACCTGCACCTAATAAATGAGCAGTTTGTAACATACCACCAGTTGTAGCGGGGCTATCTCCACTTTGACTTCCACCAATACGTTTTAATGTTTTAGCATTGCTTACTAGTAAATTATCCATAACTTGTTCTTGTACTGCACCATTGGCTAAGAAATCTCCTTGACTTCTGATACCTAAACTGTGTGCTTTAGCAGTCCACGCTTCAGGATGCAATGCGGCTTTGTTACCATATTTTTTAACGTATTCAGGACGTAATAATCCTTGGTCTTGTAACACTGCTCCACCAACCTGATATCTTCCAAGATAATTGAACCGATTAACAGCATCATATTTTCCACCGCTTTCGCTTTTGGATATCTGTGCTTTGAGTGCTTGTGTTTGTTCGGGACTAAGATTTGCAACACCAATAGTTGTTGGTGGAGCATCTTTACTGCTTAAATCTCTACCGGTTATTCCACCTTGTATACTTTGATTTTCAGCAGTTGCTGGTCCAGAATCTGTACTGTTTCCAGTTGCAGGAGGTTTACCAGTGGGAGGTTTACCACTTGAGTTAGAATCACCAACAGGACTAGCTGTTCCACTACTTGCGGCACTGGTTGTATTGGTTTGTGCTACACTTGTAGTTGGTCCATTGCCTCCAGCGATCGTTCCGCCAACCTCAGCAAATGTTGTGGCTGTATTTGTTTCTCTTGTTGCTGATGCGGCAGTTAATACTTGTCCTACCACAAAACCTGTGTCAGTCATTGCTTCGCCGGTCTGTCTTGCCCATGGCTCATGTGCAGGAACTATACTGGCTATACTGATATTGCCTTTGGGAACACTTGTCCACGGTGTAGCCAAACTATCTCTATTAACGTCTGCATGGTAAAACTTCTTTAAGTTTCCTGGATCTGGTACAATTGGTCCAGAGGCAGTATTTAGATGCAGTTCTTTAGGAGTGAATAGATTTATATTTCCACCAGCAGTTGTATCAACTTTTGCCGCGGCACTTGTAGTAATATTACCACCGCTACCAACAGATATTTGTCCACTGTACTGTGTCATTGATACATTGGATTTTAATGTTAGACTTGCTTGACTATCCAGTGCAATATCACCGTCGGCATGCACATTAAAGTTTTTCTTGGTGTGCATATTGATATTACTATCAGCGTGAAAATTCATTTCACCTTCTGTTCAATATGCATACCACCATATGAATACATCATCAAATGACCATCGCCAGTCATTTCTAACCATACACTACCATTACCATTTATGATGTTAATAAGTTTTGCATCATCACTCATTAGAATTTGATGGCCGGCACTAGAACGTAATCTTAATAGTTGATCGTTTCCACTGAGATCGCCATCGTCCATAATAAAACTATGACCGCCTCGGCGTTGTCGTACTGCGTAATCTTCTTCAGTTAACTTACCTTCATTCAGACGTTTAAGATAATCTGGTGCGAGTGTTGGATCTGCTGTTGGTCTTCCTGGTGTACTAATACCAAATACGTTACTAGGAGTTTCACGTTGGCTACTGCTTGAAATAGGACCTTTGCCTAAATCTCCGTCAAGACCTTGATTGATTAAAACTTCTGCTTGGTATTCGTGTACACTTTTTGGATTTGTTAAGTAACTAGGACCAATATTGCCTTCTTTGTTTTCGTTGAACTCACCGCTTGGTTGTTTTCTTCCTAGGCCTATACTTGCTTTTGTAAGAGCACTAACTACTGTACCTTGTTCTTGTGGTCCAAAATGACTGTTATTGGCTGGTAACCCATTGTGAGAAAGATGCTTATCAACACATGCAAACCAATATCCACGACCCGGATCGCCGTTTACAAAAATACACAATACTTCATTGCCAATGTCAGGCGGTACCATCCACATTCCGTAGTTGTGGTGTACTGTATCATGTGCCGTTACTTCTGTTGCTTCAGGTTGAAAAGTACTGCCAAAGAAAGGACTTGCATAAGAAACTGTTCTCCAGTTCTGCACTTCGTCTTCACTACCGCCAAGGTCTGTGATATAAACTTGCAATCTACCACTACGTGTTGGATCTAGGTTATTTTTAATAACTCCAATGTACGGTCCGTTTTCAATGACTTGTCCGCCGGTCTTGCTAACGTCAGCCCACGGTGCAACTCTATCATTACCTAATCTTCTTCCTACTGCCATACTATTATATACCTGACCTTACTATGCTATACCTAAATCATCATCATCTGTAAACGATGGAATTGATGCTTTAGCAAAGCCTGTTATAACCGGTGCATTATTTGTTTCAGGTGATCCTGCTTCGTTTGCAACTACAGTATTAAAATCAACACCGTCAACAAAACTTGCTAATTGCATTAGATCTGCTTTGGCGCCTGTTACTCCTACACCATTTGCAAACTTGTTTGCAAAGTTTACACCTTGTTGTAATATATCTCCACTGCCTGTTCCTGCTCCTAACGAAGCAATGCTACTAACAGCATTTTGTAATCCAACTGCACCACTTAATTCATCAATGGCACCAGTAACAGCATTGGTAAATCCACCAATTGGTAGTGCTGAGTTTACAAACTGACTTGCATCAGCAAGTGCTCCACTTAGTCCACCAATTCCTGCACCAATATCCCCGACGTTTGGTATTGTTGTATTTGATACTCCTGCCGCACTAGCAAAATCTCCAAAATCATCTACTGGAGATATAATGTTTCCAGCACCAACACTTCCTTGACTAACGTCTGAAACATTAACAATATCTGCACCAATTGTATCAACTTCAATTGATCCTTTAGTTGCTAATTTAGAAGTCTTGGGCTTGGCTCGTCCTCTTAAGAATTCTTCGTCACGTGTTCTGTTTTGAGTATCGGCTATTTCTAGTTTATAAGCTCTGATTAGATCAACAGTTTGCTTGAACTGTCCTTGCCTGAATGTGTTTTTAACTGCAAGTATTCTATACATACCACTGAAGGTACTTTCGCTATATGCACCACTTCTTATTAATCCTGTCTCGGGTTCAATATCAGTTGGTGTTCTCCATTTAACAAGTGCATACAGTTCACCTTTGTCCATTGTTAAACTTCCAGCTCGTGAAATATAAGGACCTGCTGTATTGCTTAGATAATCAGGTTGTCCTGGGTTAACAAATACATCGTCCTGTTTAATAAAATCAGGATCTCCAACTATATCAAGTGAAACATTAAGCATGTCTGCTTTAGCGTTTTGGTATAGATTACTTTGAATGTCGTTGATAGTTGCTGATCTTTCGTCAGCTTCGGCGTCAAGTCCAGAGGCAGTTTTACTTCCGGCAATAACTTCGTACTGTGCCGCAAAAGGTGAATTTGTTCCACCGTCTGGATTTACCACTGGAGTACTGTTGCTTTGACTTCCACCGGGAGTAACTGTACTTGTTTGGGCCGCCGCTCTGTTAATAGTAACAACGTTATAATAAAGAGCGTTAAACTCAATTTTAAAATCAAGTACATCTTTATTTTGTCCTGTGTACAAATAGTTGTAAGATTTATGATATACTGTAGGAGTCTTTTTAGGTCCGTGTGGGTGCTTGGTATCACTAACTTCATACTTTACAACATTATATGTAACAATCTTAGCAAAACGATTTGCTTTTTCGTCAAATTCTCCTAGTTTAACTGATGGTATAATCTTGTACCAATTAAAATTCTTTTCAAGTTTTTTAGCAATTTCTTCTGGGCCTAATTTTGCAATAGCAGGATCTTTAGCATCAAGTAACTGATCCGTTACATATGTACTGCTACGCATAACCATATCAATTACTTTTTCAACAGTTGTTCCTGCGTTAATACTAAATTCTTTTTTATTAAAGTCAGGGCCTTTGCCTCCAGCACGAGCTAACGCGGCCGCTTCTTGTGTACCAGGCTTTGGTAATTTTGTTTTCTTGTGATCAGTTTGTTGTTGTTTTACTATTCGTGAGTTTGCAATTTCAGCATCAAAATTGAATATAACTTTGTCAGGATGATCTCTTGCTTTTTCTCCAACTTGGTATTCAAACCATTGATTCAACCCATTGGCATATGTATCAACACTGATATTTAATCCAGCTATTTGGAAATCTGATTTGCCTTCGCCGAACACATCGTCTACTGCGGCCGATTCACGTTGTGCGTTAATTGATTGTGATAACTTTTTACTTTGTTTACTAGCAAAAAACTCTTGTACTGTACTTGCAGTAACCTGCAGATTGACTGGAGTTGTTGCTAGTTTATCATCAAATGCTCCATGACTGTACGGACTTGCTTTTACTTTATATGTTGAGCCTTTTGTTGAAACATCAATTTCCATTGCTAATATACGGATTGGAAATGCTTTCTTTGTTCTCGGAATAGGTTTAAAATCTGTTACACCTTCGTCGTTGTGACCAAAAAATTCAATCTGTAACAAATATGGCATGTCCAAGTAATTCTTAGATCCAACACGTGAACTACCAACTACCAGTCTATCAAGGAATGTTAAACCATATGGCTCAATGAGAGTGAAATCAATATCCAGTACGTTACTGGCTTTAGAACGTTTGTTCAATCCTACCATTGTTAGGATTTGTAATTCATCAAAATAAAAATCATCACCAAAGTCAGGATGTCTTTTATCTAGCACAGGGTCATGTTTTCCTGCACCTGCAACAATGCAATTCTTTGGTCTCCATGAGAATGGCTTTTCGCTTATGGTTGTATAGTCCTCGCGTGATAGCATATACAAACTCAAACGGTATGTATAACTGGCGTATTCATGTAATACGTTATCAAGCCCTACTAGTTTAGCAGAAGCGGCTTCTGCTACGTTAGCTGAATTTTCTGAAACATCTACCATTATTCTACAGAATCCGTAACCAGTGGAGGTGCAAAATCATTGTCAATACTGCCATCTGGGCCTTTATTTTCAATAAAATTAATTTCTTCTTCTGTTAACCACACAACATCACCCAATGCTGTATCAGCTGGAGTTGATAATCCTGGATCCAATGAGCCTGGTCTAACACTATCTCCGGCAACATCTCTATGAGCTTGTTCGTTGTTTTGGCGCCTAGTTTCAAATGTATCAGGCATGTTAAATTCCTAAGTCATCAATTAACGTTTGTTTGTATGGAACTTTGATCCAAACTCCGGCTTGAAAATCAAGCAAAGGATTAACAAGTGTATTGGGATTGCGAACAGAAAATACCCACCACAGTCTTGTATCTCCATACAAAGCATATGCTAACTTTTGTGGCGAAAATGCATACCCAGATTCAATTTGATAATCAACATCATCAGCACGAAACGTAAATGTCCTGGCTTCTAATACATCAAGATACTTGCCATATAGTTCTGTATTAAAATAAGGACTTGTTTCATGATATTCTTTTTTCTGTATGGCCATTAGACAAATCCTTTTCCAACCAATTTACCTGCGGCAAAATCGTCTAAATTAAAATCGTTATGCAAAGTACGTCTGGAGTAGACTGGTTGCAAGGAACATTGAATGTTACTGTTGGTTGGCATACGAGTACCTCCTGGGTCATTTGTTGTAGCTATATAATCAACATCATTGGGCATGGTATGTGTAAAGTTTGTAACCACACAAGGCACATTTGGAAAATAGTGTTTTCCATATCCATTTAAAAATACCATTGGCGGAGGAGTTCC